GAAAAAATTCCTGGCACTTTGCCCATGACTCAGGGTCACAACCCTTTTTAGAATTCCTTGGGCATCATTTTTTTTTTTTTATTTGGCCAAGTTGACATGGTGGAAAATTACCACCTCATCATAAAAGTAACAGATACTGAGATCTTGCTTCATGTACTAACAGGGCTATCCTATAGCCATGCAGAACTTCCAGCAGCAGTATGAGAATATGAAGAGCAAAGCTCTTCAAGCTATTAGTCAGATTTTTCCTATTGAAGGCAAGGTTCATACCTTAGTAGTATCTAATCTCCATGTAGAAGATCTCTCAAATGAGAACTACAAAGAGCAGATGGATCTCAAACTCAAGGGTGGAACTTTTGGTTCTCCTATCGTTGGTACAGCCACTTTAACTGATAATCTTACTAAAAAGGTTATTAGTAACGCAAAGATGAAGTTAGGAAATATACCACGAATCACTCCTCGCGGATCCTATATCATTGATGGCAACGAATATCAGGTAGCAAATCAGCTCCTGTTACGTCCTGGTATTTTTCATCGTGTCAAAGAGAACGGTGAATTAGAGTCCTTTATCAACGTAAAAGGTTTCCAGGCAAAGATCTTATTCGATCCTGAGACAGCTGTATTTAAGTTGGAAAAGGGAACTCTGAATATTAAGCTGCTGCCATTACTCATCGGATTAGGTGTTACACCTCAGGAGATCCAAACTGCCTGGGGTAAAGAGACCTATGAGATGTCGCTGAAGAACAGCAAATCATCTCCTGAAGCTGAGTTAGCAAAGCTTGATAAGACATCATTCGGTAAAGCTGGTAAAGACGCTATTACTGCTAGTCTTTGGCTTTCTAAACTGAAACTGGATCCTCGTGTTACCACTAAAACATTACAGGGTCAAGATGCGTTATCACCTCAAGTATTACTGATGTCGAGTAAGAGATTACTCGATATTAACAGAGGTACATCGCAGCAAGATGAACGTGACTCTTTAGAGTTTAAGATTATCAGATCAGTTGATGACTTCGTCTACGATAGTTTCATGAAGAAACTTCCTGAGATTAAGATGAAGATTCGTAATAACGTTGATAAACGTGAGAATGTACGTCTTATCATCAATGCATCACTCATCGGAAAGCCTATCAAAAGCTTCTTTACTCAGAGTAGCTTATCGTCTACCACAGAGCAGATTAATCCGCTCAATATGATCGGTGAGACAAATAAAGTCGTGATCTCTGGAGAAGGTGGCATTGAGAACCATCATTCGATTACTGATGAAGCTCGTATGGCTCATCCATCACAGCTGGGATTTATTGATCCTGTCCATACCCCTGAAAAGGATGTGGGCGTTACCCAGCACATGGCTATTGGTGCTTTAAAAGAGGGTAATGATCTCTTTACTCACTTAAAGAATTTGAAGACTGGCAAGTTTGAGAAGTTGCGCGTTGATCAATCAGCCAATGCTATTATTAGCTTTGCTGATGAGTTTCATGCAGATGGAACTCCAAAACATGCGATGGTATCAGCCTGTGATCGTGGTGTACTCCATAAAGTACCAGCGAAGTCAGTGGAATACATTCTGCCATCAGATAAGGCGATGTTTGACTTCGCTTCGAACTTAGCGCCATTCTTACAATCGAACTCCGGTAATCGTGCTGCCTTTGCTGGTAAACAGATGGAGCAGGCATTACCTCTGAAGTATCGTGAGGCTCCTCTCGTACAGAGCATGTTCGGTAATAACACAACCTTTGAAGACTATATTGGCAAAGGTCAGAACGTATCATCTAAATCCGCTGGCGTGGTAACTAAGGTAACACCTGATGAGATTTATATCGGGAATGATCCTCATTATCTGTATAACAACTTCCCTTTACGTTCTAAGCAGTATCTTAATCATAAAGCTCTTGTAAAGGTTGGCGATAAAGTCAAAGCTGGCCAAACTATCGCTGAACTGAACTTTAATAAAGGCGATACGTTAGCTTTAGGCACGAATCTCAATGTAGGCTATGTATCCTATAAGGGTCATGGGCTTGAAGATGGTGTGGTTATCACTGAATCAGCTTCTAAGAAGCTGACATCAGAGCATATGTATAAAGAGAATCTGGAATTAGATGTGAATAGCTTCTTAGATAAGAAGAAATTCATCGCTAATTATCCTACCGCTTATACGTCTGCTCAGCTCGCTAAATTAGACTCAGAAGGCATCATTAAACAAGGTGAGACCGTTGAACTCGGTGATCCTCTTATTGTTCATCTGCATAAAGAAGAGCTGACGAAGGACGATATCATCCTGAGTGCTTTTAAAAAATCAGCTGTAAGACCGATGAAGAATCGTTCCATTGAGTGGAATGAAGAAGACCGTGGTAAGGTAGTTCGTATTGTTCGTGGTCCTAAGTCAGTTGAGGTCCAGGTTCAGACTGAAGAAGTCATGAAGCTGGGCGATAAACTCAGTGGACGCCATGGAAACAAGGGGATTATCTCGAAGATTATTCCAGATAATGAAGCACTGGTTACTGATTCTGGTCGTAGAATTGATGTCTATCTGAATCCACATTCGGTTCCTGGACGTATTAATCCGTCTCAGAACTTGGAACTTGGTGCATCAAAGATTGCTGAGAAGACGGGCCATCCGTATATCGCTGATAATTTCAGTTCGACTAACTACTTAGATAAAATAATTGGAGAGTTAAAACAACATAAACTCCAAGATAAAGAGTTTGTGACTGATCCTACTACTGGCAAGAAGTTGGATAATCCTATCCAGACCGGTCAGCAGTATATCATGAAGCTGGATCATGCAGTTCGTAAAAAATTCTCATCTCGTGGTCAAGATGGTTATACACTGAATATGCAGCCATCATCTGGTGGTGGTGTAGGTGGTCAGAGTATGGATCAGCTTACGCTGTACTCGATGTTAGCCCATGGCGCAAACCATAATCTGAAGGAAATGGCTACCTTTAAATCTGAGAAGTCGGATGACTTCTGGAATGCCTATCAGTCTGGTCTGCCATTACCTTCTCCGAAGGTGCCATTCGTATTTGATAAGTTCCGTGCCATGTTAGCGGCATCAGGCGTCAATATGGAGCGTCGTAATGATGCGATCCATTTGATTCCAGTTACAGAAGCTGATGTCACGAAGATGTCACATGGTGAAGTCACTGAAGCTAAAGCTGTAAAATCGAAGGATTTAGAGCCAGAAGCTGGTGGTCTTTTTGATTTGAAGTTGACTGGCGGATTAGCTGGGGATAAATGGTCTCATATCCAGCTGGCCGAGCCGATGCCGATGCCCATGTATGAAGATGCTATTATTACCATCTTAGGTATCGATAAGAAAGAATTTAATGATATTCTTTCACATAAAGCCTTTGTTAATCGTTCTGGTGAACTATCGACGACAGAGACACCTGGATCTGTTTCAGGCGGGTTAGCTATCAAGCGTATGATGGATCGTATTAATCTGGATACTGAATACAGCCATCTGAATAGCGAGGCAAAGACAGCTAAGTTAGAGAGTTTAGATAAAATCAATCGTAAGATGAGATATATCAAAGCGTTACGCGATAATTCAATGAAGCTCTCAGATTATCTCACCAGTAAGATTCCAGTTATTCCTCCGAAGTTCCGTCCTATTATCCAGCAGAAGAGTGGCGATCTTATTATTTCTGATGCGAATACATTGTATAAAGACCTGATTACAGTAAATAATCAGCTGAAGTCGATTAGTTATTTACCTGATTCAGAAAAAGCGAATCTGCGTCTCGATACCTATAATGCTATGAAAGCACTTATTGGTACCGGTGTGTCTCTGACGAAAAAGGGAACGCGAGACACGAAGGGCTTTATTACACAGATTGCAGGATCTTCACCGAAAGAAGGATTCTTCCAGTCCAAGGTATTAAGTAAACGTCAGGATTTTTCTGGCCGTTCAACCATTATTCCAGAGCCAGAACTCAGTTTAGATGAGGTTGGTATTCCAGATGAGATGGCATGGACAGTCTATCGTCCTCATGTCATCCGTGCTTTAGTACGTCTGGGTTACAATCCTATTGATGCTCGTAATGCTGTAGAAGAGCATAAGGATATTGCGAAGCGTACTCTTGAGAACGAGATGAAAGAGCGTCCTGTTTTTATCAACAGAGCGCCTTCGCTTCATAAGTTCTCAGTGATGAGCTTTATTCCTAAAATGACTACAGGTAAGTCTATCCGACTGAATCCTCTGGTTATTGGTGGATTTAACGCTGACTTTGATGGCGATACGATGTCAGTACACGTACCAGTATCAGAAGATGCTCGTAAAGAGTCATTTGGTATGTTGCCAAGTCGCAATCTCTATAATCCTCAGACTCTGACCTTAGAACATCGTCCAGCGATGGAAATGTTGAATGGCCTCTATGTGATGACGCTGCCTCCTATTAAGGCAGCTCCTGTAGCCTTCTATAATTCAGTTAATGAGTTAGAGAATGCCTATAAAGGTCATAAAGTATCGGTACGTGATGTAGTCGCTATTGGTAAAAAGGTGAATACGGTTGGGCGTATTCTTGTAAATAATGCATTACCTACTGAATTACGGAATGATGATATCACTCTCGATAAGAAGAATATCAATATTCTTTTAGATAAAATTGCTAAGACTCACGAGAAGGATTATGGTCCTATCGTTAGTAAACTCAAAGACTTAGGTAATGCAGCATCGTATAGTTCAGGCGTTAGCTTTGGTCTGTCTGACCTGAAGCTGACCAATCCTACTCTGGTACGTAAAGAATTCCAGAAACTGGAGCAAGAGTTGGCCGTAGCGAAGAATCCAGTAGCATGGGTACAGTCATTCGCTAATAAGATGAAGGAAAGTGCCATTATCAAGGAAGTCCATAAGGATCTCACTGATAAAGACTCTGGATTGAATCAAATGATGAAATCGTCACTGTCTGGGAAAACAAACCAGATCGAACAGATGATGGTTGGACCTATGTTCGTGAACGATCATAATGAGCAGCCAGTTCCTATCTTGATTAAGCATGGATATGCTGAAGGCTTAACTGCTAGCGAATACTGGACCACTATGGCTGGTGTGCGTAAAGGTATGATGGATCGTGCTTTAGCTACTGAAGATTCTGGCGCATTCTCTAAGCAAATGATTAATAGCGGATTATATGGCAAGATTACGGAAATCGACTGCGGTACGACAGAAGGCATTAATGTCAATCTGGATGGCGAGATGGTTCATGCCATTGATCGCTATACCGCGAAGGGCAATCCAGGCGTTGCAGCGAATACCCTGGTGAAGTCAGATTTAGTTAAGAGAATGAAAGCAGAAGGCATTCATTTTCTTAAAGTGCGTTCACCACTCACCTGCAAAGCTCGTAATGCTCCATGTGCTATGTGTTTTGGTCTTCGTGAAGATGGTAAACTGCCTCGTATCGGTGATAATATTGGCGTGATTGCGGCTCAATCTCTTTCAGAGCCATCCGTACAGCTGACCATGAAGAAATTCCATACTGGTGGATCCGTTGGCGCTAAGAGTATTGGTGGATTTGATCAGGCGGTACAACTCTTAGAAATGCCGAAGATCGTTCAAGATAAAGCTATTTTATCTGAAGTAAATGGAACTGTTACTAAGGTGAATGCAGCCCCTCAGGGTGGACATTATGTATCAGTGGGTGGAGAACTGCATTACGGACTCATGCAACCCATTGTAAAAGAAGGCGATAAAGTCTTAAAGGGTGATCGTCTTACTGAAGGCAATATTAAACCTCAAGAATTAGCAGCGCTTAAGAATACATTAGAAGCTAAGAAGTATATCGTTGATTCTATAGTAGATAGCTATGCGGCTTCTGGCCGTATTGTACGTAGACCTCTGGTAGAGACTGCTGTTGGTCAGATTGTACGGTACGGTCAGATCACTGATACTGGATCTGATAAAAATGTTGTTATTGGCGATTATATGCCAATCAATGAGTTAGATTTCCGTAATAAAGAATTGGCGAAACCAATCCAATACGAAGAAATTGTAAAAGGATTAAAGCTGTCGCCAGAGATGAGTAACGATTTCTTAGCCCGTATGAATTTCCAACACTTACAGAAGTCCATTACTCAGGGTGCTGCTCAATCATGGAAGTCAGAACTCCATGGAACTCATCCTATCCCTGGGTATGCTTATGGAGCTGAGTTTGGTAATGCCACTACAACCATGCCTGATAAAACTATGAAGAGGGTTGATATGCCTTCTTATATGAAGAAAATATCACATGTGCAGGATATGATCGATGCCCTCCGTAAGTAAATTAGCTGCAGTCAACTACATGCAGGTTGTGCCGCAGGGCATGTCTGTTTCTCTGACAAAAGAGACTGAGTTTAAGCCACGGGCTAACCGTGACCGTCGTATTAATCTTTGGGATATGGACACGGTCTATGACAAAGGCTATAATCCTAAAGTCATGGACTTCGCAGCAGATAAAACCGCAGAGCTTAATACTCAATTTCATGGTAAAGGTGTACAGGCTCCCAAGCCTACTCCTGTAGATCATGAGAAAGCTCTCTTAGAGAACGATAATTTTGGTCTTATCTCGAATGTCGATAAACTGAAGAATACCATTAAAAAGCTCAAAGAGAAGCTGATGATTGCAGAGCAGACAGCTCAGGCGCATGGCGATAATGCTGAGAAACTGCAAGCAGCGGTTGAGCACTATCGGAATCATGCTGTCAAAGCTACCAAGCGAGCTTTAGATGCCGAATCCCCAGCCTGATATTAATCGTGGGCTGCTGAATCACTCCATAGATACACCTCAGGGTAATCTGAAGGTATCTAAAGGCTATGCCTTATCAGCACTTATTGGTGCTGCTGGTGGCTTAACAAGTTCATTCGCTGCGTATGCGCTTATGAGAAATCGTAATGTTGATGCTTTGAAAAGCATGATGATGAGTAATGCATTAAAGGGCGCAGCTATTAATACCGTTATTAATGAGATGCGTATTCGTAGAGATGAACGTCTACGTCATCAGGATCAACCTGCCTTTGATGCAGTCATTCAAGAAAATCATAAGCCAAAAGTTCCAGAGTATATAGATGCCACAAGAAAGTGGACTGGTCTTGTGAATGGAAGTTTAATCGGTAATTATGCTGCTAATGAAGCAGCTGCATTAGATAATCTCGATAAGAATGCTGAAGTAAACGAATATAATAAAGAAATGATTCGTAAAAAGAGAGATCAGGATGCTACCGATGAAGCCATTGGAGAAATAGCTACTGGTATTATTGCACCACTGACTGTTTTCTCTTATTTAGCAACTCCAACTCATGTAAGTAAAATACCTCCTATTCATGCCGCTGCGTCTCGTAAAGCAGGACTAGATGGTATGCCTATGATTCTGAGTGATAAATCACGATCAGGTACTTCGTATATTGGTCCAGAAGATTTTATTAAAAAAGTTTTACCAGGCCAAGTAACTCCAGAGCAGCATATAGTAGGATCGAGATTAGGTGCCATATCTATCGATCCAGGAGATACTTCTCCTACTTCTATAGCTCGTGAAGTATCACGCGGCGCATTGCGTCAAGGCAAGTCAGCTCCTGTATTCAGTAAATATTTGGATAGTACACCAGTGAAGATGTTAGGCGCACTCAATAGTAGTTATTCGTTTCTAGCTGATGGCAGCAATAGAATAGCAGATACTACCGCGTTGGCTCAAGCAGCTACGTATATACCACGTAGTATTGAGGATATGCAGTCTTTATCACGTGCTTATAATGCTCATAAAAATTCATTGAAAGGTAAAATGGGACTGCAGGTTCCATACGTGTTAGCACGTGCATTACCTGGATTTATACCTTTGATGGGTAGAGTCTATAAAAAGATTATAGATAAAAAATCAGATAGTTAAAAAAAGAGACCGGATGATTATCCGGTCTCATAATAATTATTAAACAGTTTTCTTACCTGTATTATTAATATTGCAGTATAGATCGTTAGCGGCAATAACGAGTCCAGTTACAGCATGAATAATTTGTACGGTAGTATATAAACGCATAGTGATAGTATCATGACTATCTGCTACAGCATTATCGAAATCATCACTGTTTGATTGAGGAAACTTGATATGTGTGTCTTGCGACATAATGGTTTTCACTTATGAAAGAATTAATATTAAATGTCGGTATTGGGCTTCTACCATATTTCCTAATAGCTAAAGAACACTTAACCTGGGTTAAGTGTTCTTGGTATACATAGAATTATGCGTGCTGAACCGCAGTATTGGTCTGCATGTTGTTGATTGCAGTATACATGGTGACCACTTCCTGAGCCCAAGGCGCATGCAGATTGGCATGAAAGTTGCCAACCTGACAGATCTTGTCCAACTTCTCCTTGAGGATCTCATACAGTTGCCTGGAGCAGTCTGGCTGATCGAAGATCATCTTCAAGTGCTCGACGCACTCTTCGTAGTTCTTCTTGTTGGGGCGAAGATTCTCGGCGATACGCTTGCCGACAGCGATATTAAAGACCCGACGCATGTGTTCGAGTGTCTTATCGCCATATGTCGGATCGTCGTTGAACAGCCCATCGTAAGCGAGTGGTGTCCACTTTGAGCGATCAGTTCGTAGGTCCTTGAGCTTCGTCCTCAGACCCTTTGCCCATCGTGCCATGTCGATTGTATACCAGTTCCCCTCGAACAGGTATCGTGTATCGCCATCCACCGTTTGCATGGACTCGGGATTGAAGTTGCTGAAAGGCCAACAAAGAGGTTTCGTCTCCTCTCGGTAATTGCCGCTTGAGTCTTGGAAGCAACGCACTTCCTCACCATTTGGCAGTTGGATCGTGTAGATATTGTGATCGAACCCCTTGAAGGTGACTTCGTCAGCCTTGAAGCGGCGCGATTTGGGGCGGATCTCCTTGAAGAACATGCCCTCCTGTTCCAGCCAGCGCAGATTGCAGCCAAGCTTGATCTTGGCAGGAACGACCAGATTGGTATTGCATTCGATGCAGATACCATTGGTGCCATGGAATACTGGAAGCCACTGCATGGTCTCGCAGACCCTACAGATCGCTTCGATCTTCGTATTGGCTTTTTCGATCTTCATCAGGCGCACTTCGGCTCCTGCACGAACTGAAACGGGAGCTTCCAGATGGATTACCCCGTCGCTGATTCGCTTGATTTTCACACGGCTATCGTTGAACCCGGACTGGTGAATTTCAGCATGGCTGGCAGGAACTGGCTTACCGGAGTAAGGAAGCTCGGTACCTTCCATGTTCTGTTTGAACCGCAGAATCGCACAAGTATGAGCATTCAGGCGATAATGCGCCTTGAGATCCTCATCAGTCGCTGCCGGATTGGCGAGGAGAACGTACAAGTTCTCATCGACATTCAAGAAGACGATGTTCTTGGCGAAAGAATCTTCACTGAGGCATATTTCTTTGCTACGGATGACCGTATTACGGTCAGTAGCAGTTTCGAAGCGAGAGGCCAAAGCCCTCACCTGGTCGATAGCGATAGACGTCATAGAATTACGTATTCCCTTGAGGTAAGGAACATGACAACACTACATACACCAGTCGGAGTGACTTGTGTATAGATATTATATCACAATCTGCGATAAGTTTTTTATGCAGACAGTTTCATTTTTTTAGATATGATTATCACTATGAAACGTATGCTTGGTACTCATGATGCGCGGACTTCACTTACTGGTGTAGAACCAGCGATGGATCGTGTTTTACGTCAAGGACGTGTAAAGACTGCCGATCCTAAAACACATCTCATTACCTTTGATGATACACAGAGTGGCGAATCAGATCTTGTAGGGATCATGTTAACACCACTCTATAATGTAGAGACAAAAGAAGGCACTGTTGGACTTCCTACTAATGGAAGTCGAATTGTATACTTTCGCACCGGTGGAAATATACAGATCATCTTAGGATGCTTAGGGGGTCCAATCCCTATTCCTGGAAGATCGATAACCGATGATCAGCAAACTCATAACGGCTATGAATCATATATTAACCTCACCGACGTTGGCTTACCACTTGCCGATAATATCCCATATTTATCTGACTTTGGTCATGATCAAGGCGATCATGGATTCATCGGACAACATGGAAAAATAAAGCTTAAAGCATCTGGAATAATCGTATTACGATCTGGTGACCTTTGTACTGATTATATGATACCAGAAGCGGCGCATCGGATGCGTCATGCTCTATGGGATGAAGAACGCATTCCTGGCTTACAACAGCTTCGTAAGACATTTATTTCATCGTTAGATAAAGATGCCTATAGCGCATTATATGATGTATTAAACGTCACTGATAATCCTATATCTCCTACGTATCTCTTACGTGAAGAAAAAGGATTTACTGATTTACAGACGTCTCTCCAAAGCACAGGATGGACATCATCTATCGATCTCTCGGGGCCAATTGGACGGGTAAGGGCTAAGCCACAGACTATTTTAAACTCTACTGCGGTTAAGCGTAGAAAAGTATATAGTGTACAAGGAAGTAATGGACAGATTACCTCAAAGTCGCCAGTATATAAAAAGGAATGGCGTAATGATGGTTCTGTCATCGAAGAAGTCGGATCGAGTGATGGCGGCGTTACCTACCTCATTAAAGTAACCAAAACATCAGCAGGACTGCTCCAAGTGGTACTTGGTACTGGTAATAATCCTGTTGTACAAATAGAAATGAACCAACGTGGTGAAGTCGATATTGTCTCTAGCTCAAAGATCGCACTCAAATCTAACGAAGTTGATATTAAAGCATCTGTACTCAATCTCAATGCTAACATTATTAATATTAGCGGTAATACTGCAATCAATGTTAGTGCTCCAACAGTAGCTATAGATGGTGCGACGAGCACTACGGTTCAGTCTGAAGGTACCTTGGCGTTGAACGCTCCATCAGTTACATCACTGCCAACGACTACGCCTGTGATTATTACTCCTCCAGCCGATCCTGTTCCTACGCCTGCCAATCTTATGCCTAATCCAGATAATCAGTTTGAATCATGAGCGGATTCATTGCTCAGTCTGGCTTAGCATTGTTTGCCCCTACGGCATATGCACAGATTGTAGCTCCTGTGGCTAGTGGGCAGAGCCACTTCACTATCTTAGGTATACTCGTATTAGTGCTTGGTGATATTGGAGAAGCCCAGGAGACAAGTGAGCCATTTGATACGTCTCCGACAACCATTGTTGCATCAGGGCACTTCACTATTAATGGAAAGCCAGTGGCAACCTTGGGTGTTGCAACAGCTCCACCTTTAGGACTCTGTACCGTCGCTGGAACAAATGGATTTTTCTCTGCCTAAATGTACACTGTACCAGTAGAGCCTAATAGGACACTGATAATATGAAGCCTCATGCTCATCAATCGTTATTCATCGATCCACCGTCGTTTGACAGTGAGAAGACGGCTGATTTTAAGCTGAGTGACAACTGCGCGAAGTGGGATGAAGAGATCATCTCTCACATTAACGAAGAAATACCATTTTTAGCTCAAGTACCGTTTGAAATCGTGTTCAAGAATCTCGATAAAGAATTAGGTTACGCTCAGGGCGGTGTTCGCCTCAATATCCCTGATGTCCAGGCAACAGTGCCTTTAATCATCAAAAAGCGTAGGTTAGCTGCTTTGGATACTCTCATGGTGGGGAAAGACCATGTGTTCCCACTGACAGAAGAGAATCTCATGTCTCTGCTTCAGAAGAAGCAGGCTATGGGAAAACTCAAGCGCAAGAGTTCTGAAGGTCGCGTAGACCATTACATGCAAGCATCGCATGAGGGTCTTGATCCTCAGAGTACTCCAGGTTATGGAAAATATGCTGAGCGTATCGTTAGCGCTTATAAAGACGATATGGCTGCGTTTCATGAGACATTACAAGAAAATATGTCATACCAAGCTGGCTTTAAAGCTAATGGCACTGTCACGTCATTAGAAAAAATTGCTAAGTTGGTGACGGTTGATCCAACGCCAAAAGCATTGAATCAGCAGTCAAAAGTTGCAGGTATGGTTCTCGATAAAATTGATATGGGTTTTGAGCCTCTGACCAAGACTGGTGGAGCTATCGTCGTAGATCGTAAGCAAGGTGCCGTTACCGGTGTGTTTATTCACGATGTAGAAACCCTTGCTGGTGAAAAGCTGGCTCATAGCTTATTCATCGGCAAGGATGTGTATGGCTATCAGGAAAAGATGGCTGGTAAGTCCTATTCAGCTCCTATTGAAGCCACGAGTTCATTCGACATGGGCGATGATATATGCTTCGTGAAGACCAGTGGTGTCGCTTTAGAGCCTATCCAGATCCTCAGTAAGATGACGACTCCAGATGGTATTAAGCTCGCAGCTCGTACTCATTTTGGTGAGACTATCCGTTTACAGTTCTCAGAAAAGATCGCTTCTATCCAGAAGATCGCTGGCGGTTATCTGATTCCTAAATCATTAGGTATTGTGAAACTGGGTAAGCGTATTCATCCTCTTCAGGAGGACGATGTTCTCCAGAAGATGGCTATGGCGAAGATCAGTCCTAACCTGACATTTCTGAAGTTTTCTGGTGATAATTACCAGTTTGAGAATGAGAAGGTTGGTTCGTTCCATGGCATGAATGCGGTAGAGTTGACTGCTAAACTAAAGCCATTCTATTCTAATGCTGAAGAGTTAGTAAAGACTGCTGAGAATCGTGGTCGTGTGATTATTTCTGGTGTGACTGACAGTCAGGCCATGAAAGTGGCATCAGTACCTACACCAGTGAAACTCGGTTGGAATGATCGTATTAAACTCGCTGCAGCGCTCTCAGATCCAGATTCCGTAGATGCCATTCTTGGTCTCGGGTTTGTGAATGAAGAAAATATCCAAGCCTTCATCCAAATGCTCCCTGATATGCAAGATTGCGTTAATGGATTAGCAAAAATCTTGGTCATGATCAGACTTGGTCTTAAAGGCGATGAAAACGCTACAAAAATGGCTATGAAATACTTACAACGAGTCATCGACTCATTAAAGGGATTACAATGAGTTTAGAAAAGATTGCTGATGCTATAAAGCAGGCCAACGCTATCGTTGGTGCTGTTATTGGCAGTCAAAGGAAACTGGATAAAGGCGAAAGTCGTACTCATGCTGTTTTACGTTCAGCTGGTACTGGCTTCGCCGTTGAAACAGGTATGCTTGCTGGCCATGCTCTTGCACATCATTTAGCTAAAGATCATGCTATTAAAGCATTTAATTTGGCGGCGGCAAATCAAGATCTACCTCGTGCTAAGAATGTAATACGTGCTCTGAAAGCTACACGTTATGCTGGTGCTGCCTTAGGTGGTGTCGCAGCTTATCATCTTGCCAAGCGTAAGAAAAAGGACGACTAATGAGTTTCGAAAAGATCGCTGACGCCATTAATACTGTTGGCAACGTCCTGAAGGGTGGATCAAAGATCCTCTCATCTGGTCCTAAAAACTTCGTGAAGCCAGAGTTCCAAGGTGCCCTTGGAAAGCGTCCTAATACATTCCATATGGATTCCCATAGCGGTAATATGTATCGCGTGAAGCAGGCCATGCTGAAGATGGCTGCGATTGAAGCATCTATGATGTCTGAGGATTATAGCCCTTATTCATCGAATGGATCGACTCAAGAGAATAAGAACGTACAGGCTACCAGTAATCTGGTCAGTTCAGCTACGTACTGTCCTAAGTCGCGCAAGGTAATGAGTAAATGCGCAAGTACGATGAGTGCTATCATGAAAATGAAAGCTCCTGCTCCTAGTATTAATCCTAGTATTAATAAGGCTACTGCAGCCACTGAGATTATCAGAAAACCAGTTGTAAATCCTAAAGAAGCTCCGACATTAAAGTATGTCAAAGCACCTAAGTAAGATTGCATCTGCTGCTAAGTTGATGCGAAACTTTGCTGCTGGTGAAGCTCATCAGTTATCTTCTAAGTCTGGAAAAAGTATAAAAGAACAGCTTCAGGCTTATAAGAATAAAAAGTTTAATAAAAAAGCGATTGAGAAAGCAGAAACCGATGTCATCTATAGAAAAGATAGCAAAAGCAATCTGCGACAGTAATGCTGTACATGAAGCGAAAGAGCAGCTCATCCTGAACTCTAAGGCTTCAGATAAGAATAAAGTAAAGGGTTGGAAAGAACTCGAAGCGACGCATTGCGAGAAGATTGCTAAAGCTATCGAAGGTTTTAGTGGATCTCACCATTCGTTACACGAAGATATATTTCCAAGAAATAGTCGTCCTACCGGTCTTGTAGGTGCTGATGAAGCTTCAGTTGGTGGTAATGCTTCATCTGGAGATGCTTCAGCGACTCCTGCAGCTGAGATCAGTGTTGGAAATGGTTATCTATGAGCATGGAAGTCTCGCCTGATAAAGGTATCCAAATTACCAATGCTGAGGATATGGCTATACCGCTGGCTAAGAAGCGCTATAACGAAGATCCAAACTTTGCTATCCTCGTTTCAGCATTTCGTAATAAGGGTAATAAAGATCAGACAGAATCGCTAGATAAAATCGCACAGGCTATAGCATCACTCCAATGAGACCTATCCCAGGATACGAAAATTATTCCATTACACCCGAAGGTAAAATCTTTCGTGGCGATAAGGAGATTGTTCGTAGGGATACCGTGGATGGATATCCAAGAGTTCGTTTAACGACACCTACTGGCCTGAAGAATCTCAAAGTACATCGTTTAGTTGCTAGTACGTATTTAGATGGATTTAATCCAGATAAACATGAGGTTCGCCATTTAGACAATACACGCAGTAATGTCTCGTTAGATAATCTCGCTGTTGGCGATAGAGGATCTAATGCACAAGATCGATTATCTCGTGGTAGCTACCACTACAAGACAAAAGTCATTAATGGTAAGTCATGGCTTATTTCCGGTAATAAGTTTGTATTGCCTGAAAAGCATCTTGTTGTGCAGGTTGGCCCTATTCCCGCGTTAGAACATCAGGAAGACGGTGTGAGATACGTCACTACTGAAGCAGAGATGACGAAGTTGGCATGGACTAGTCCTAGTAACGCTCATAGCCATGCTAAGAAGCACTCAGTAGATATGGGACTCACTGAGCGTGCTTATATTAAGAAGGCTATTGATGCGAAGACATCAAAGCTTAAGCTCATCAAGCAATCACTCGATGGATCAAAGAAGTTACGAGATCCTGAAGGTAATATATTAGTTCTTAGCCGTACCGGAAAAGTGATTACGTATTACACGCCAAGCGAAAAAGTCGCTATGGCTATTGAAGGCATGTCTAAGCATCATTAAGATGATGTAGATATGTTCCCTTTTACTCGATTTTTGCGATGCCTCTATGTGGCATATAATCGTGACTTTACGAAGATCAGTACAGTTCTCCGATCTGCTGGCATTAGCGCATCTACTGAGTTATTAACTGCATATTACGATCAATACTTCCTTATAGCAGTTCCTGAGAATCTGCGCAGTCATTTTATGACCGCTGGCATGCACAGTCTGCATCCATCAATCTTAAAGTCAGTCACAGCATTACTTGGAATTAATCAGTATTTTATTAATAATAAGCTCAATATAGATAAATTCGATAATATTATCCGTAATAGACTTATTCAGCGTCATATTGAATGCTCTTTTATCGGCAGGCTCACACCTGAGATGATTTATGATGATCTACATGTTACTTACAATATTATTGTTCCATTAGAAGTTATTATCGATTACCGGCATCTCTTTGCTGATCTGACGTTTGTCAGAGATCAAAAAGACTGGTTTGCCACCATGCGTTGTTATCCGAAGGACGAGCAAGTCTTTCGGAATGCTATCATTGTGCAGCCTCAGGATTATGTCAGGTGGAAACTCGGCGTTGCGGTCCATATCGATCCTCAGTTAGCTATTAAGCAAATTGCCACAGACTCGTTCTTTAAATATAAAGAAAGCTTAATAGATAGTAGTTCTGCTGGGCTTGAGACCACACGTCGTCTTGCTGATCTCGCATTTAAGTCGATTGATCGTATGGTGAAGTTAGAGTCTATCCAGAAGTCACCTCAGCGTTCTAAGAACTTCAACGCTTTACTCTTAAGCTTCAGCGAAGATAATGCATCTACCATCGATGACCTTGGGATAGACCATGAATCCAAATCAGATTCCTAAGATCTCACCTTATATTAGGAATGGCAAAGCTATTGCCATAAAGCCCATGACAGCTAAACTCGCCTATCTCATGAAGACCGCCTCTCTGGTATCCGCTGTAGCTGGTAAGAGTGGTATGTTAAAACGTATTGGTAAAGCTGCTTTACCTGGTGCGGCTATTGGTGCAGCTGGTGGAGCTGTAGCGGGTGGATCTAGTGATAATGGATCAGCTATTGGTGGTGCGCTCAAGGGAGCCATTGGTGGTGCAGCATTAACTGGTGGTATTAGAGCTGGACGTATTGCGGCGAGATTACCTGCCGCTAAGAGCATTGTAGGGCAGACAGCTAAGACTACGTCTAAGGCTATTATTCATAATGGCGATGGATTGAAGCCGATTAAGGATTACCACGTAAGATAAACTTGCGTTGTAATTGGTGTTTGGTAGTATGACTGGTATGGATAAGAAGCCATATGGTGTGATTTACTCACTAGAGTCACCTAGTGGTAAATTTTATATTGGCCAGACGACTAGAAATCCTCAATATTATATACAGAATGTATATGAATATTATAAAGGTAAAGATCGGCCTAAAATACGTGATGCAATCAAGAAATACGGGTTCAACAATTTTATTGTGACCATACTGGCATCTTCTTGGTCTAAAGATGGTCTTGATAGAGCAGAAATTTGTTTAATTAAACAATATAATTCCATAGACAATGGATATAATCTTCGTACTGGAGGTGGACATGGCAAACATAGACCAGAGTCTATAGAAAAATGTCGAGTGACTAAATTAGGTAAAAAGTGTTCAGAAGAGCATTGTAAGAATATTGGTTTGTCTAAACTTGGAACAGTTAGATCGGAATCTACTAGAGAAAAAGCTAGAAATTCTATGATGGGCAAGAATAAAGGTAGAGTATATTCAGATGATATGAAGAAGAATATGCGAAAAAATCTTTATACTATTAAGATGCCTGATGGCGAAATTATTCCGACTGATGCTATCAACCCATTTTGCGAAGAATACTCTTTATCTCATGGTAATTTATTGTCTAGTGGTCGCACAAAGGGCTTTACTTTATTAAGTAAAGTAAAGAAATAATGATTTCACCTTTTTCTTTAGCTAGTAAGATGTTATTTTTAAAAGGTAAACCTTTAGATCTGAGTAATAGACCATATTTAAAGGCTATCTACGAATCGCCAGCACAGAGACTAATTCTCAAGTTTGCTCGTCAGTCAGAAAAGTCTACATCGCTATCTGCGCGTATTTCAGTCAATAGTGCATGTATCCCATATTTTAATACATTGTTTGTTAGTCCTTCTGCATCTCAATCAAAAGATTTTAGCTCCGATAGATTAAATGATTTTTTAAAAAACTCTCCTTATATAGCAGATAATCTATTTGATTCGACATGTACAGATCGTATCGATCAAAAAACTCTGTTAAACGGCTCTAATATCTATATTCGCTACGCATTCTTGAATGCTGACAGAACTCGCGGTTTGTCAGCAGATCAAATATGCGTAGACGAGCTTCAGGATATCTTGGTATCTAATCTTAGTGTCATAGAAGAAGCTGCTTCTCATAGTCCACGAGCAGAGAAATCTCATCCTTATAAATCATTTGTTTATAGCGGCACGCCTAAAACCACTAATAATGCTATAGAATTTTATTGGTCTCGCAGCACACAACGTGAATGGGCCAATAAATGTTCTGGGTGTGGTCATTGGAATTTGGAGATGGGTCTCAAGAATATCGGTAAAGATTATCTAGTATGCGCGAGATGTCAGATATGCCGTCTTTATCCTGCTCTAGGCCAATGGATTAAAACCAATCCTGGATCAGATATTGAAGGATTTCACCTGTGCCAACTCCAGACATCGTGGATGGATTGGAAGAGTGATATTCTTTTTAAACTTAACAACTATCCACAGCACAGATTTTATAACGAAGTTTTAGGCCTTTCATACGATAGTGGATCAAAGCCTCTTACCACTGCTCTCATGCGTGCCTGTTGCAATCCGAATCGTACTGACTGGTATGCCCATGATGATCCTCAGTTACCTACTCCAACTGTAGCTGGAATCGACTGGGGTCTCACTGGTGAAGTGTCATTCACTATTCTGACTATTGGCGCATGGATGCCGTATCCAGATAAGTTCATGATCTTATTCCAAAAGAAATATGAAGGTCAATTAGCCGACGTAAATCTCCAGTTAGAAGATATCAAGATTATCTGTGAGCAGTATAACTGTCAGCTCATCGGTTGTGACTGGGGTGCTGGATTACATAATAATCTGAAGCTCATGGATCATTATGGCACAGAACGTGTATGCCAGTTCTATAACTCAGGAAGTCAGAAAAATCGTGTGAACTGGAACCAAGAACGCCTGATGTTCACGATTGGGCGTACTACCGTGATGACTGATCTCTTTAATCTCATCGAGAAGCGACGTATCGAATTTCCGAGCTGGAATCTCTATCAGAAGTTTGCTGATGATTTCTTGGCTATTAATATTGAGTATAATCGTGATAATATCATGTATTATGATCATTCTCCTGCTACTCCAGATGATGCAGTTCATAGTACCATGTACTGCATGCTAGCAGGTGAGTTATTCTACACGGGTCGTCCTTGATAGCTAAAGAAACAGGCCAGTCATGGCCTATTCCTCCTATTCCGCCCTACTAGTCATGACGCTTTCGCCTCTTCTGGCTGTGCCATGAGATGCTCATGTCGTTTCCGAAGAATCTTCAACGATGCCTCCATGCGAGCCATCTTCATGGAATCACGCGCTCTCCATGCCTTTTTAAATGCAATCTCAGTTTGCTCGATTTCTTTATTATTTTTCTTAATCGCTTCGATATGAGTGATGGGATGTTTCCTTGAGGGGTGTATAGTACTTATACCTAAAAAAACGAGAGGGTGGTGAGCCCTCTCGTTGCTATTAATCAGCAAACATCGACTTGAGCATTTCGTAGGTTTCTTCCTCCCATTCATCGATGGTGAGTTTGTTGCCACGAATCTGGCCAGCTTCACCAGCTGACAAATATTCCTTTACTGCCCGGATACACTTGTAGTAGATCTCTTTCCTTCTTGGCATGAGGCGTGACGCCTCGTTTGCCATCAGGAATGTTCGGAGAACCAACGCAGGATGTTTCTCTGGTAGACTAGCACCACTCAGAACATGCCTTCTGAATTCTCTTGCTTTCGCAGGATTCATCAGATGCATCTCTATCATGGACATCACGAATTCTGTGCCGACGAATGCCTTATTATCTTCAGGATCACGAGCAGTCGCCCAATCCAAGATCGCTTTATGCTTATCGGCATATTTGTTGATTTCATCGATTTCGACCTTGGGATTCAAGTGATACAGTTCGCGCATGGCGAATCTGATCAGACTAGTATATTTCTTGAGTACAGACTTAGGCTCAGATCTGAAGAAAGATAGGCGCATTTCCATGCGACGAGCCAATCCATTGCCGTCCATATAGGGGAAAGCATCAGGATCTTGATCCAGCAAGAAGAGCATTCTGATGGTGATATCAGGGTTTATTTCTGATGCTTTGATCAAAGCGTAGAGCCGGTTCTGTCCATTGCATAATTCACCGCGAGTATTGATACAAATGGCATCATTCATATCTTGGCAAAAGTTACCTTTCAGCATTAAATTGGCTAGATCTTCGATATGAGTATCAGAATCTGGTCTTTGTTTTGGGTGTTGCTTGAGTAGGTACTGCTTGGCATGAACGCTTTTCGTCATGCGATGTTCGGCATATGAAGTCATAATAGTTAGTTCCTTGTTGATGGTGTAACTATCTTATACCTAAAAGAAGAGTCATTTAAGACTCTTCTTTATTCATCTAGGCACGTCGTGTTTGACCATCTACGAAATATTCTCCCAACTGCTCTTTAATGGTCACTTGAGGAACATCCTCCTCACTACCTTTACGATACTTAGCCAACTCCTCGAAGGTTGGATCGATAATATCGTACCAGTTGTAAGCGAATACCGCTTCCCTGGCAGCATCGAAGTCAGTGGTACCGACGAGACCAACTCCAGGCTTACCGGTCTTCTTGTTCACGACAAGGACGGTAATGGGAGGTAGTTTATTATCGATGCACCACGACATGAGACGACCTAACGGCCATGCGAGTACTCTACCTACTCCAAGTCCTTGTGAGGTCTGAAGATCAGTCGTGCCTGGGTAGCCGAGTTTGCCTGAAAGCCATTCATAATTCTTCGTCATGCGGTTAAACGCACAACCTTGAAGGATATGAAAGATTTGGATCCCACGCAGTTCAGCGCAAGATTTTTCATTTGAATATTGACGAGCCATGGGTAACTCCTTGGCGATAGATTATCTCTATCCAACATGGATAAAGATGACACTGCGTATCGGGCAGCGCTAGTAATCTTATACCTAAAAGAAGCCTATTCAGGACTTCTCGTGATATAACTCCCAGATAACAGATCCAACCATAAAGATCCCTAACGGGAACCATAAGATAGACACAACTAGAATAATGAATGTGTAATCAACGATTAGTTTTTTATTTTTGACGGTACTTTCAATATCAGTATATTTATCCAATATAATACATTGGAATGATATCCACATTCCAAAGATCACATAGGAGATGATGCACCATATCATTTTCTACGTATATGCTGAATAAGAACGTTTGTTAACAGAATAGGTCCTATAGTGAAAGCAATAGTCCAAATCATGAAATAGTCTTTTAGAGACATATCTTGCTTAAACTGACTAATAGATGTTATTGCTCCCAAAGAGCCTATCAGCATCCAATTGATGAGGATACAGAATATAATGAGCATAGGTTATTCCTTGTAATGTCCTTATACCTAAAAGAAGTCCTAGTGGGACTTCTTAGTGAGATCATGCATTCGCTATCTTATAGAGCAACGCATGATATCTTTTGAGATGAAGAGTATCTTCCATTAAGGCCAGGAACTGTATTTTCGTGAGTACTGTGACGACAATATTATCTGGGCTGACTATGAAAAACATCTCTAATGGAGTTCCTTGATAGGTATGCCGATAATAGCGAGCTGTGCGTCCATACCATCGATGATGCTTTTCACGTGATTCTATCACTATTTCTGATTTATCTACATTCTGCTCCAGGAATCTCATACAGAAGTAATTGCTTTTGAGGGCAAAGAAATCAAATCTTTCTCTGAGTCGCCTTATAGAGTGACTACTGCAATGAACATAGTTATCGGAAATCTCTGTTAACATAATAAATCTCCTTAATGTTCTTATACCTAAAGAATCCCCTTAGTAGGGGGATTCGATCTGCATAGAGCAGACCTAGCGAAGGACTTCTTTTAAGACCATGGATTGGACGTATTCAGGGCTATGTCCATATCCATGATCATATTCTAGCACGGCTATACCTCCTATTGGAACGTAGCCATCTTTAAGAGCTTCAAGAACATGCTTTTTGAGCTGTTCGGTTGAATGACCACTGACGATGACGTAACCTGGCCTCTGATCTGACATGGATATTCCTCTGGTTGGGTCTCAACGATCTGTTGGCAGATCTGTGATGAACGGATGGGATCATCTTTCAAGAGTTTGAGGCTATGAGCCAGTTGAATACGCTTGAAAGCCGCATTCAATGCTGCAGTTGCTGCGTATCGATCACGTGGATCTCTAGCGACCTTGAGCGTGAGATGGCATTCTGCCATGATATGCTGGTTCATGACGATGGTATCTTCAGCATGACGATGATTAACGTCGGATAACGACGAGATAATAAGGTTCATATGGTTTCCTTGTTGGGGTTCATAATCTTATACCTAAAAAAACGTGACCAGCATAATTGCAGCTGGTTCACGCATGAGTTGTAATAATGTTCACATTGGGAAACCTATCTTTCTAGTCTTGGAAAGTGTGTGATTATGTATCGTTATCGTCACCGTCGTCTGAGTCGTCATCGTCGCTTTCATCATCTTCATCATCTTCTATGTCTTCATCATCGTCAGTATCGCCCCACATGTGCGAGATGCTTTCTTCAGACTGAATCCCTAGAACCCCAGCCGTATTCTGATCATTGTCGTTACGGTCATTCATGGGAAACTCCTATATATTTATCAGATATCATCAATTAAGATGAATCTGTAGTAGAGACAATATGTCTCTAATGTTCTTATATCTGAAAAAATACTAATATTTACGTCTGTGTGGTCCCTGAGATCTGGAACTTATAACGAGCAAAGATGTCTGGATATACATTACGAGCAGACATTAAAGCTTTATCTATATCCAGTATTTCATCAATAATGAATGTGCTATGGGAACCGTGTCGAGTATCTACGCTATAATCCCAAAATGAAACAATAGTCCAGTCTTCAATATGGGTGAGCTTTGCTATCCCTTGGGTGTTGGTTTCCTCTGGAGAAAAACCACCGTCGAGATTTTCCCATTTGCATGGTAATAAATTCTTAATATTATCATCTGCATACCGACCACCGGGTGTATAGAGGTGATGGCCAATGGAATCCCAGCATCCAAAATAATAGATTAGCATAATAGTTCCTAGAGAAAGGGTGTATTAATCTTATACCTAAAAGACACCATTAAGGTGTCTTAACTCGCATGAGTCTATCGATCTCCTTGTATTTCCTATGCACGACTGACATCGGAAAGCAAATCTTGTCCTCAATGTCATCCCAATGCATCTTGCTCTGCAGAGCCAGATTGATGAGTTCTTGATTCATCTCATGGGTTGCTGGAGGAGGAATTTCACGAACAAACCGTTCCAGAATCGCAGAGCCTTGCTGCATGAGATAGTAATGCATGGCACGCATACGGATTTGGATATCATCTTTGAGGAGACTGATACTATGAGCAATCTCTTCTGGAGTCTGAGAGTACATAGGGTTCCTTGTTGGTGGTGTATTTAACTTATACCTAAAAAACATAGCTAAGTGATCATACAAACCTTGCGGTTTGTATGATCAACAGATCACGCAGCGCGCTTGGTCGAGGTGGCCTGGTCGAGCAGCTTGGTGAGGCTCTCGATCTCCACCTTGTGCTTGGCGTTGAGATCGGTGAGCGCCTTGATGTCAGCAGCGGCGGCACTCTTGGCGTACATGGCACCACCGATGGCACCGGCAGCGGCGCAGACGACTCCGACAACGATGGTCTGAGTGGGGATTCCGAAGAGCATGGTATATTCCTTGTTGTATGAAGAAGTGTAGTTCTTCAATGGGTGTGTATATAGCTTATACCAAAAGGTGCCTATTTTTCCCTATACCCCCCTCCCCTCCCTTATCTCTTGAAGATAGGGTAAAACACCGTACCCTATTGGGTAATACGAAGGTAATACATGTTCGATGCTACTCTTGCTTCTACCTGGGCTAAAATAGCTTCTGACTCTTTTATAGAGAAAGAAGTACCTATTAAGAAGTCGGTAGCTACTATCGCACATAAGCATGATCTAAACCAGAACCAGATCCAACGTATTTGTGAACTGGCGAATCAGCTGACATACACTAGACTGTTTAACAAGGTCTCTGATAAGACATTCACCTTCCCAACAACGGACCTTTCTGAGGTTCTTGAAGAACTTAAAGACTTAAGGCAGCCACCTGTGGATACAACTTTTAATGCTCAGCCTTCGATTCCACGTTCAGTTGATACTGATCGTATTATGGATATGTTCGGATCTCCTGAAGTCATGGATATGGCCCCGAGAGAACATAATCAGCGAGTCACTATCGTGTTGGAGAAGATGGCTTCTGCTGAGACTCTGTTGATGAATAAGCTGATTGTTGCTGAGGCTGCAGCTTCTGGATATCTCAAAGACCTGTATTCCACAGTTAAGAACCTGATTCTTGATGGTTATACCCGTGACGATCTCTTTGCAGCGATGCTTATCAGCTTTCCAGAGCGTAAAATTGAGCTTATGACGATGTTTGCTGATATCACTAAGAAACTGGTTGAAGACGGCGTTAAAGTAGCTTCTGCTTCTGAGCCAGTAGATGAGCAATATATTAGCAAGTTACTTGGTAACTATGGTGTTCGAGTTGTAAACGGCCAACATCCTTTATATTTAGTCATTAGAGACTTCTTCAGTAAGGCCGATGAGCGTTTAGCTGTTGAAGGCGGAACTCAGTGGATTGGTAAGAAGATCCAAGAACTCAAAAACTGTATTAAAAAATGAACCCATTTTTCGAATCAATGATCAAAACAGCTTCGGCTTTCGATCTATTAGCTACTGGAGCTAAAAAGGTTGGACGTGCAGCCGTGACTGGTACCGGTAAAGCACTGGAAGTCGGTGCTGATGTGGCTCATAAGGCTCTGTATGTTCCGAATGGTAAGGGTGGTAGTCGCCTAAGCCTGACGAGAGCTGCAGGCGTTGGAGCAGCTGGTTACTTAGGTGTACGAGCTATCAAAGCAAACTCTGACTATCAGGGTAAACTTTCAAGAAATTACGGCGAAAATCGACATCCAACAGGCATGAATCCCACTTTCGGAGCAGGCAAATGAGCACGGACAATCTTGATCTTATTAATGAACTGATTGAAGCGAAAGCAGATAACTCATTAGCTGATGTTCTTCAGGAGAAGATCGCTGCTCTTGGTATCGAAACTATTGATGATTTTACTACGTTCTGCAATCTCGTAGAAGAAAAAGCCGATGAGATGGAGAAGGAAGCCGCTACTCCCAAAGTATCGCTACCGCATGTTACGAATATGCGTAATATGATTGGCGCAGCTGCATTAGGAGTTATCCCTAGCGTTATTGTTGGTGGATACCTGCTCAAGCATGTACAGAAAAAGCAGTCATTAGAACAGGTTCTGAAAGATAAGCCTGATCTGAAGTCGAATCTGAAGCGTACTACTGAGCACTTTAATATGTTATTTCATATTGCGCCTAATCTGATGACGAATCATATCATTGCTGGTTCTATTTTAGAGCAGTTGTCGCAATACGATATGATCGATCATACCATGTTGGCTAAACTGATCGAAGCGGACAAAAATATGAATGATTCTCGTCTGAAGTCAGTGGGTAATACCGCGATTAAGTCTATTGGAGATACGGCTAAAGCGACGAATAGTATCTTAGATATGATGAATGTCTAATGCATACGTTTTTCGTTAATAAACTCTTTCCATTTATGGGTATTGGTGGCGCTGTTGGTGCTTCTACTACCAGTGATCGTTCATTAAAAGGACGATCAAAGGGTTTTTTAAAAGGTTCCATTATAGGTGGAATAGCTGCTGGTAGTCAGTTTGCTAGTGGAAAGGTTACCTCAAAGTTATTAAAAGAACATCCAGAGGTTATCAAGGAATATGCTGAGGCATATCAAAAGGCTAAATTATCGAATGGAGAGGCATTCGCTACAGCATCGATACCGAATGCTAAATTTGCTGACATGGTTAAAAAGTATATCGTGGATAAACGTAACTCCACTATTTTAGGCACTATTGCTGGATCTGCTATTGGTCTTGCAGCATTCCATGCCACAGATAAGCTAATGCCAAATGAGAAGAAAGCCCATCTCATTTTAGGCAGTATTGTCCATGATCGTCTTTTATAAGCGAAAAGGTACTGAAGAGCGTGTAGTTGGATATTACAATGGTAACATTGAATCCAATGATCCTGTTCTCATAAAGATGGTTAATATTGCATTACAATGCGATATTAAGTTACGTGCTGGTGATCATAAATTACCAGTCTCTGGTGACGAAGCGGTATTGGTACGCTTGAAGAATAAGATACATTCCCCATACTATCTTAAGATCGGCCATACGGATCAATCATTTAAATATGTCGATAATGTCACTTATTGAGCAGGCTATCGTGAAGTTAGCAGATGGCGCTCCTGGTTATACCAGAGACGAAAAAGATGACACGACTTTAGATTATGATAAGATTAATGCTATCGATGTTCCAACTCATGCTTTCGTTCCGAAAAAGAAGCCAGGTTCTGTCAAAGAACCAGGATTTCTTAAGGGTCAAGTCAACGAAACCATGAAACAAGCCGGTAGTATGGATTTTCAAGATCAACCAGATCGAGTTGAGATCAATGGCGATGTGCAGGATCGTGAAGAGGCTCGCCGTCATGAGATGGTGCGTAAGGGTAAGAAACTGACTTTAAAGGGCGATAATGTTTAAAGTCATAGATATTGAGTCATTTACCCCGGAAGGTGAAGTTGCTATTCGGCAGTTAACGAGCCAAGATAGCAATGAAAAGGTCGCTGCTTGTTTAGGAAAGTATGTACCTGAATCGATTCTGAACTTTGCTAAGACAGCGAAGCTCAATAAGAATTGTGTATATCTGCATATGATCGCTATGACGGCTGGTGACTATTATGGTCCCAACCGTAATGGAGATTATTTCTCAGAGCAAGATCTCTTAGGAATGCAGGATCAGGAAGAGGCCGCTAAGAATCCTGGTGGTGTACCTGCTATGCAGCGTTATAAGACATTCTTATACGCTTCATTCTATCATCATCATAAGAATAAGCCTGATCAAGGTCATCCTCGTTTCGGTAAAGTAATTATAGCTGAATATAACTTCATTATGCATCGTGTAGAACTCATTATTGAGGTCTATCGCACTAATGAGACCATCAATGGTATCCAGTATCTGGGAGATCCAGATACCTGTATGCGTGCTGAAAAAGGACTTCCTATTGCTTTTAGCATGGGATGTAAGGTTCCTGGCGACTACTGCTCGATTACTGGCAAGTTCAATAAAACTGTAAACGAGTACGGATTCTATCTCAAGAATATGATGGGTAAGATTCTTCCTGATGGAAGACGCGTCTATGCTATCAATAAAAAGCCTCGTTTCTTCGATATCTCAAAGGTAACTATTCCTGCCGATCCTCTTGGCTGGAGCATCCAGAAAGTCGCTTCAGTTATAGCCTTGTTTTCTGCTGAAAAAGCCGCAGAATATGGCATGATTGATAATGAGAAAGAAGCAGATCTTGCTAAGAAGTCGGAGATCAAGAAAGTCATACCCGGTGGTAAATCCATCGGAGAAGTATCTGATTCTATTGGGTGTCCAGAGATGGAATGCTTTGAGGATGATCTGTCAGATAGTACTCTTGATAATCTTGGTAATTTACCTCTACATAACGCACTCAGTAATCTTTTAGCATCTGGTATTCTCGCTAAGCCCCATGAAATGGGTAAGCTCATTATATTACGTATGGGTCGTTCACCTGATTTCCATAAGGAAGCCTCAGATATTAACTGGGATGCTTCTATTGATATGGATATTTCACGTGATTTACGTAAATATGCTGAGAAGCGCGCTTACTATGGATTGTACGCCATTAATCGTATGGAGAAGCTTGCTGCCTTACCATCAGATGAGTTACAGGCTAAGGCCAAGAAATCTCTGGCAGCTTCTTCGTATGAAAAATTTAATAAGATGTTGCCTGCTGGCATTACCTTAGGCGCTCTCTTAGCGATCTTGTATGCTAAGTATCGCACCTCGATTCGCAATGGAACTATCGATCAATTCTTTAAGCTGATCGATAAAAATCCTATTGCACTGCCTGCAGCGATTGCAGGCGGTACGGCTATGGCATCAGTAGCACAATCAGCATTTGAAAAACATGCGAATGCGTCTATGGTAAATAAGATGCTATTAGCAACTGCTATTCCCTATATTGGACACGGTTACGCTACTGAGCGAGAAAAACATCGTGATCTCAATGGAATCGAGAAGGTGATCAAGGATCACCCTGGTGCTTTGGCGTTAGCAGCGAATGCCGCAGTCTTGGGCTTGAAAAAAACTGCCGAGCTTGGTAAGATGGATTTGATAAATAACTTTGTTATTGGACCTATGACATCGCTATCAGGCAGCATTCCTCATTCAATCGTTGGTGGCGCTCTCGACTCGTGGGCCATCAATAAAGCCCTAAAAAAAATTAACTCTAATAAACACGGAGAAAACAAATGACCATGACTATCGAACAAGTTCTCGCTCAGCTCGCTGCTGGTACTACACCTGCCGAGTCAGAGAAGACTGCTGCCACAGCTGTCGCTGTTGCCGCTAAAGCAGAGGCTGATAAGAAAGCCGAAGCTGAGAAGACTGCCGCTGAAGCTGCAGCTAAGACATCCGAAGCTCCTAAGTTCTCGCCTGAGGCGATGAAGGTTGCCGAGGCTCTTACCGCTAATCCAGAAGCCCTCAAGGCTCTGATGGATATGAGTGAGCAGGAAGAGAAGACCGCAGAGGCTGAGAAGCTCGCTGAGGAACTCGAATTCCAAGGTCGTCTGTTTGCACGTGGCCTCGTGGCCGAGCAGACCAAGATCGCTTATCTGGCTGATCAGATCGATGAAGCTGCTGTCGAGAAGACTGCCGCCGCTCTTGGTATGACTCTTGATGAGCTGATGGGCGAGAAGATCGCTGACGCTCAGGATGCAGCTTATACTGAGGCTAAGAACAACTCAGGTGCTGGTAAGCGCGATGTAGCGCTCAATGCTACCCATGCGGGTGGACCTGCTACTACTGAGCTGAAGGGCATGTCAGCTGTTGCCAATGCTCTTAAGAAAGTCCGTACTAATAAGACCGACCTTCCTACTAACGGCTAATTTAACAACTTATACAAGGAACTACTAAAATGACTGAAGAACTCAATTTAGCTTCTTACTACGCTGAAGTAGTCAAGACTGCCGGATTAACCGAGAAGACTGCAGAAGCTGAAGAGACTACTTCAGAGGCTGAAGTCGAGATCTCTGATGAAAAGGCTGAGGCCATCTCTGCTGTCGCTGACCAATTCGATGCCGATGAGATCGCATTTGATTCAGAAGACGAGAAGATTGCTGCTGCTCTCATGATCGTTGAAGGTTATGAGGAAGCCGTGGAGAAGCAGGCTGGACTTAAGGAAAAGACTGGCGCTGGACTGAAGAGAGTCAGAGAGATGGCAATGGCTGCTAAAGCTAAGGCCTCAAAGGGCGCTTCGGCTGGTATGGCTCATGCACGTTCTGGGGCTGAGAAGGCTAAGGAATTTGCTAAGACTCATCCTAAGTCAACCGCAGCTGCAGCCGCTGGTGCTGGAGCAGTAGTCGGTGGACTCGCAGCATACAAGATGAAGAAAAATAAGAAGTAATCTTCTTACAGGGACCTGACTGTCCGAAAGGGATGTACGCTATGTACATCCCTTTTTTCTTGACCTTGTAATAACTCATAGACAGATTAAAATCTGATAGAGGTTCCCATGCAATTAACTCCCGATGATATCGTAGAGTCCATTCTGAAGCAGTCTCACAAGCTTGATATGGAAAAGGTAGCTACTGTAGCTACTCCAGTAAAAGAAGAGACTGAATCAGGTAAGATCGCATCTTTATTAGAAGCATTGGCCTTCAATGGTAATGCTGATAAAGAAGCGGAGCAGTTCAAATCCGCTGGTGATAGCAAACAAGCCAAGATTGCCGAAATGAAGGCATTACTGGACGCTATTACTCATGTCGTCTAAGATTGAACTTCTTCATAAGCTCCGTAGAGCGCAGTCAGTAGATGCTGGCACTGGATCTTTAGTTGCTGATGCAGCTATTGGTGTAGGTAGTCGTTTAGCTGCTGGAGCTAGGAAGATTTTTCATAAAGCTACTGGTAAGAAAGATGCGAGAACGTATGCAGAGAATAAAAAAGTAGTCTCTGATACAGTTCGCGGGGCTGTATACAACCACGTTGGCAAGCATATCGATAAAGCCGATGAATATCTTGGTAAGCATCTTGGTAAGGTCCCAGGAGTTGGGAAAGCTTTTAAAGTAAACGAACAGCATGCACACGCTGTAGATGATAAAGTTCTTGATAAAATCAAGAATAACCATCCTTTAACTGAAGAAGATAAACACAGGGTTGAATTCGCAACTAAAGGACACGATACTCATAGAGCTACTGAACCCATCCGCAAGGCTGGTAAGATTGTGGTGCCCATTGCTGCTACAGTAGCATTAAATCAAGGGGCGCAAGCTTTAGCGGGAGATAAGAAAATGACGGAACATGATAAGCAGCAGACTAAAGTGGCTGTTGATAAAAATGTCCTCTTGAAAACCGCAAGCTTCATCCGTAATCTAGAACAAGATAAGATAGCACTTCAAATCAAGTTAGAAGACCAGGAAAAGACCGCACACGCACAAGACTTAGCCATCCAACTCTTAAAGGAAGGTATCATCGATATCGACCAATTAGACGAAAAGATAGCCGAACTTAAAACAAGCCCTGAACGTGGTCAATCTCTCTTGGAACCAGCTACTTACACATCTTTTGGAACAATCAAGACTGCATCAGTCGAATCCACAAACCTAATAGAAGAATATCTACTCAGTAGAGGAGTTTAATCACATGGCTTTAGAAGTATTAACACGTTATGACGAGATCCGCCGCAATGTCCTTGGATATTCTGGCACCTCAATCGCACAATCTGGAACCTGGGTTTCACGCGATGCTAATGGCAACGCGATTGCCCCTTCTGCTGGTGGCGTAGGCCCCGTTCAGCTCATCGTTCTCGGTAATGAGAATGCTCGTCCTGATAGCGTTGGTTCAGAGACTATCACCGTTCAGTACGGACAGAATCGTTTCGCCGTTGGAACCGAAGGCTACGTTGGAACTCCTGTAGTAGGTAATTACCTCGCAGTAGACTCAGCCGCAGCTGGCCAAGTTGGCTTCCGTCTTCGCGTTGCTTCCGGTAGTGATATCAATGTCGCTATCTGTGAGCAGTTTGTTGCTGGACGCCTTCAGTTCCGTACCTTACAGTAATAACTAACCTACCTACAAAAACTTAAACAAGGATAACATCAAATGAGTGATAATAATGCCTCCATCTTAAACGGATTATTCGTTGATGCTCTTAGCAACAACGAAGGTCTGGAGAAGTTGGCCGAAGTAGGCGGCGCCTACATCCAAAAGATCCTGCGCGAGACATCGTTTGCTCGTCAGATCCTTCCTCCAGTGAATGTCACTCGTTCTGACGTTACACGCAGCGTGACCAATGACGGTTTCGTCAAGATCGTTGACATCGAGCCTGATTCGAAGGCTATGGCAATGAACTTCCAAGGCGAGCCCGATGGTCGTTACGTTGTGGGCAAGAGATACGCAGTGCCTTTCTATCGTATCGCCTCCGAGGACTTCTCGAAGGATGAGACCGAACTCCTGGCCTACGACTATCCTATCACCAAGGTGATTGAAGAGAACTCGGTCAAGGATATTCAGGGTATCGAAGACGCAGGCTTCCTGGCCAACGTCGATGCAGGTATTCTGAGCAACGATATGTGGGTTAACTACATCGGAAGCACTCCAGATCTGAGCAAGGGCGCCCTGAAGGTCCTTATCAATCTGATTGAGAATCAGCGCCTCAAGGCTGAGACATTCCTGATGTCAACCACAACCTGGAATGATATCCTGGAATTCGATCATACCGTCCTCGGTGACGATCTGATCGAGAAGGTCACTATCGACGGATACACCTACGCTACCTTCCTGGGTCGCAAGGTTATCACCTCGATTAAGACCTCGATGTTCTTCAAGAATGCTGCATACGTTCCAGGCGGAACAGTCACCACGCTCACAACCACTGGCGCAGTAGCCAGCACCAAGACCTTTAGCTTCTCAGGTGCAAACCTGGTGCCAATTGGTCGCGGTGACTCGATTGTGATCTCAGGTGGACATGAGAATAACGGACTGACTGTGACGGTTGCGTCGGTTGGTGCCAACTCCATCGTGGTAAATGAAGCCATCTCAAACTCATCTCTCGCAGAGACGTTCACTGTCACAGCAGCAAGCCTGAAGGTTGTGTACGCCTTCACCGCTCCTCGCTTCCTGGGACAGTTCTACATCCTGAATCAGACGAAGTTTGTGATCAAGAAGGACTTCAATATCATCTCATGGCGTGCATGGGAAGATATTGCAATCGGAATCGGCAATCTGAACGCTGCCGCAGCCGTTACCCTTGGGACCTAATAAGTCCTTTTGGTAGTCGGAGGGAAGCCCAGGAAGAAATTCCTGGGCTTTTCCATTGACTCTGACCATAACTATATAAACTACTCTTCGGAGAATATAATGACATTAATCGTAACAAACAAGACTAATAGTTCCTTTTCGTCACCTTTCGGTCAATTCAGTCCTAATGCCGTAAAATCTTATCATGCTATTGGTAAGGATCTTGCGAAGCTTTTAACCTATTTTAATGGTAAGCCAGATATTTTTACAGTTGATAATAACTCTAATCCAGCACTCCGTACCCCTACCTTTGTGAAGCCTCCTTTGGTCGATAAAATTATTGTTCAGAATCAGTCAGTACTACTTGGTGATGTAACAAAGCCTAAGTCAGCACCCTCTACGGTTCCTGCGCCTAAACCAACACCAGCACCAGAAGTTAAGGATGTTGTTGCTACGACTGTCACTGATGCTGAGAAGCATCCTGTAGCGCATGCTCCTGAGCATCATCATGTTGATGCGGCTACTCTTGTAGAGAAGCCAACTCCTGAAGTGAAGACTCCAAAGACTCCAAAGACTCCAAAAGTTACTGCTCCTGCAGCACCACCTGCGACGAAGACAACGGAATCAACCGTTACTGTTTGATTTCATTGATAATTGGTTTTAGATTGATGCCCTTGTAGGTCCGTCCAAGAGACGGGTAGTCTACAAGGGTCTTTTTTTAGCTCAGCTTTGTGCTAGAATGTAGCAGGGAAATCGCTCATGCAAAATAACCCAAAGATCATGGAAATAGCTGTCCGTAGAACGAGACTCTATATTCGTGATACGAAGGAGCTGAATAAGCTACTTGGTGGTAAATATGAAAGCGATGATCAGTCTGTGCGCCAGGCGATTATGGATGCTCTCTGGGATTGGAATATTAGTAATCCGCCGATTGCTTCTGTACTACTTCAAACGCATCCTGCTCCTCATCTATTAATCAGAAAAGCAGCTATTGAGTTGCTGAAGAGCGCCGGTATCTGGCATTCACGTGAGCATTTACCAAGCCAAGATGGTGGTACTTCTGCTGACGATCATGCTAAAATTGGTGAATATTCGCAATGGCTCCAATACTTAGATGCTGATTATGAGCGTAAGAAAACTGATTTAAAGGTTTCTATTAACATCCAAGACTCTTATGGCGGCGTTGGATCAGAATACGATTATGACTCCGGCTGGGGTATCTTTAACTCTGATTTACCTATTACTGCGCCTGCTCCAGAAGAAGATACTATCGCAGATGTTCCATCTATAGGTGGTATTGGTGGAGACGGTGGTAATCCACAGGATCCAGTACAACAGTTTATTATTCCATTTTCTTACTCAGATCCATCGTCTCGCCCTATTCTCATTGTAGCCGGTGGTAACCTGATCTTTGAGATTCGTGTACTCGTGACTACACCATTAAATGGATCGGCTCCAACCTTAAGCATCGGCGATGTATCTGATACTGCTGCATTCTTAGGTACTGGAGCAGCGAATCTTAAAGTTGCAGGTAATTATATTACGAATCTTGATGCAAATGTATCAGCACAAACTCTTGTCTTTGCTTATCTCACATCTGATGGATCCACACAAGGTAGCGGTAGTATCGTTATCTCATACGGTGTCCCTACCTAAGGAATGATTATGACTGATATCTTCTCTTCTCAGCAGCCTCAACTCAATTCACCAGCTGGCAATAGTGCTCTTATCACCAAAAGTGATACAGTAGCACTGCCATTTGTCACTCGTGCTATCTATGTAGGTGGCGCTGGTAATATCAGTATGCAGCTCGTTAATGATAAGGCTCCTGTATTATTTACTGCAGTACCAGTTGGAACTGTGCTGTATGTTCGTGCACAGCAAGTTTATAGCACAAATACTACAGCAACGCTCTTAATTGCACTCTGGTAAAGACTTGACTCTAAGGTTTGGGTGATATTCTATCATTCAAACCTTAGAAGGAAACTCTATGACCGATGCTGGTATTTTTTCAGTTACTTTTGCTGTAGCTAAAACTTTTTACGATATCCTCCTGAAGACTGTCGTCAAAGGTGGTGGAAGAAACGTACAAAAGAGTCGTGTATTGCGATATCTCAGTGAACAGATGAGTGATTTCGAGAAGGCTCGTCTGCAGCTGGTAGATAAGTTTGTGGAGTTTGATGATCAGGGTGCGCGAAAGACTAAAGGTAATTCATTTGTATTTAAAGATCAAGACGGATTTAATAGCGCATTTGCAGATTTACAAAAAGAAGTCACTGTCATTATTGACGCTTCTGCAGATGCTGCCAAGAGCCAATCATTACAGGCTGTTCTCGAAATCATGCTCGATGATGAATGTCAGACTGAACTGACTCAACAGGAATCCATTCTATACTCTCGTATTATCGATGCTTTAGAGGCAGCCTTACCTACGAAGAAGTAATGGTTCGTGTTTGTTTATTCGGTATACTGGGTATCAGTTGGAGAGTATCTTAAATGGAATATATCGCTGATATTTTGCATGCGTTAGTAAGCTTCAAGTGGTACTCAGTAGTATTATTATTTTTAGGTATTTTAGCATACTTTATTTGGCAGGCTCGCACTCTGAAAGAGAAAAATAGGCTCAAAGTAAAAGAGCTTGAGTTCAAGGAAAAAGAACTCGCCTCTAAGAATGAACGTACTGCCAAGTTTGTGGACGCTATGACTGGTATGAAGGAGATGCTTCATCAGCAGTCTATGGTCATTTCTGAACACACTGAAGCTATCCATGAAGATAGTGAAAATCTCAAGAATGCTATTACTGAGCAGACTAAGCAGATTACTAGCTCAGTGAATAATATGGGAAATACTATCGGTAATCGTCTTCTCATATTAGCCGCTGAACAACGTGGATTTATTAGCACGGATCAATCATTAGTAATCTTAGAGGATAAGATTAAGTACGTGTTTCACTCAGCCATTATTAATATTGTAACGAAGAGTCTCACTGAGAATCACTATAGCAAGACGCCTAATAAGATTCGGGCTAAAGTCATATCGCAACTGACAGAGTCGCTCATCTCTATCGAGACATCATTAGCTCATAACTACAAGTTGACACTCGATATCTCTATGCTTTTTGCTAAAGATACTGATGGCTCATCAAACTTAGCTCGTAAGCTCTGGCAGGATCTCGTACCTTTTTATACAGGTGATCAATTCAACTTAGAAGAACGTATAGATAAAGCCATTGATAAGCTGAATAACTCTGCTGAAAATGCATTTGTTACCTTTAAGACTCTGACGCTAGATGCTGTTACTGAAAATTCTGATCTCTATCATAAACTGATAGCAGGGAAGGATGAGAAATACGTCTCATCCGCAAATCTAGGTAGATCATAATGTTAGTGATGAATGAAGTTCGTGTCATGATGATCGAAATTGAGGCTCTACGCCTCTTTTGGACCATTGAGCCCACTGCTGAGTTACTGAGTGACTATGCTTTCAGTATCCTGCGTTCAGGTGCAGAGGAAGGTCCCTTTGCTCTTATAGCTGAGAATGTGACGCCATTCGAGTATATTGATACGACAGTTAATAATTTCTCGAATAGCCGTAAGTACTTCTATACGATTCGTATCACAAATATCGTAACCAAGGACTTTAAGGACTACGGAGTCTACTACAATCTTTGGCAACCAGATGCTGTGGCATTAGAGTTAATACGTAAAAAGAATGTCTATCTTCAGCGCTATACGGGTATTCCTGCCATTTTCTACAGTAAAAAGACCTTTGGTCAGTATTGCCCTAATTGCTGGGATGCGCTGAAACAGCGCAAAAGCAAAGCAAACTGCGAAGTCTGTTATGGAACAAACTTTGCTGGTGGGTATTGGAATCCTATTTCAGGATTCTTGAATACCAATGTGCCGAATGATATCGTAGCTACTTTAGGTCCTGCACGTAATCCAGATAACTTCATTGTAGAGACATCTAACTATCCACAGCTGAAGGATGGAGATTTCTTTCTCTATCCACAGACTGGAAAGCGTTATCGTATTATTAAAGTGACTCAGACCACTCGTATGGGTGCGACTATTTCACAGATTATTCAGTCTACTCAGATTAATCCCAATGACATTGAGTATATGGTAGGTAGACACAAGTGATCACCAAAATCGCTGTTGATGGCGATGTTGATTTTGAAGGCATGTCTCGCATTAAAGAGGACATGGTTACTTCGATCAAAGAATATTTGTATTCAGGTGTTTTAAAGCATCCGACTGGCCAATTAGCTGCAAGCATGCGTGGGTATGTCATCGATAATATCATCTTTATTTATTCAGATAAAGACTACGCTCAATTCATCGATACAGGTCGTAAACCACATATTATGTGGTACCTTTTAGGAAAAACTATCCCAATTAACGGTGTCTTCCGTCGATGCACCATAAAATCTATCAACGAAGGTAAGTGGCACTATAAAGGCTATGAAGGTGTGCATTATATCGATGTTGCCTTACGAGCTATGAACGAATCGTATCCCATGTTGAGATTTAGTCGCCAGTAAGGTACTATAGACCATGCAGATTACTAAGACAGCTGAGATGGAATACATTGCTACTGGCACTTTAGGTGCTTTAGTTGGTAGTTTATCCAGTGAAAAAGTATTGAAATCGAAAGATCCAGTAAACCGTGCTATCTTAGGTGGACTCTTAGCTATGGGTGCTTTAGCTTACTATAAGCATATTAATCGTGATGTAACCAATGATCATGTACCAGAGTTCGAGCCAGTACTCACTCGTCGTGATCATTACGTCCCAAGAGATGCATGATCTCTGAGACAAATTATCCATCTAAAGCTAAGGATGTGTTATTACACTTCCTTAAAGATGTTTTTTCTCGTCAGAAACTGTATTCCGATAAGAATGATTTCATATGGTCACCAGATGAAAAGGTGTCCAAGATACAGATCATAGATACGAATGTAGAGAATCTGCAAACAGTAGAGACCCGTCCTTCGTTAGTTATCTCTCGTGGACAGATCCAGTGGATGAATACTTCGAATGATAACTTTAAGACTAATAGTCGTTTCGCTGAGAATAAGACTTATCAAGATCTTATTCAAGTTGATATGACGATTAACTGCTTTTCTAGAGAAGGTCTCGAAGCTGAATTCTTGGCAAGTCTCGTATTCCAGTTATTTACATTCTTCAAACAGTCTATTCGTACCATTTATGGCATCCATAAACTCGATATCGCAGGTATTGGTGCGGAGACGATTGTTTCAGCCGATTCTAAGATAGAACTCACCGTGGTGCCAGTCTTCTTAAAGTTAGCATGGAAGGAAGAATGGAAGTTTAGCCAAGAGTATCTCCAGCTCAATAAACTGAGTATTTCTGAAACTCTATCTCCAACACATGCTACATTGCCGGATACATTTATTATGTATGCCATTGCTTCGATAAATGTTGCTAATGGCACTATTACGGTAACTGGTGCTTCTACGAACCCTAACTTGAAACAAGCAAGTCAGTTTAGTATAGTAGGATCAGTAAACGGAAACGACGGGATCTATCGCATAGCAACAATAACTGGTGATGTTATCCTTCTCTTATCACCATTAAACGGCTCTGCTAATGAATCTGGATCAGGCGCACATGTTCAAATAACCGTTCCAGGCGGATTGACAGTGGGCAACGACCAAGTCCAAGATATACTGACTAACGATAGCACACCACCTCAGCAACGACCAGATATTACGGGGAATTAAATGGCTTACGAAGTACCAGATGTGACAGTTGAGCAAGACTTTACTACGACAAGTCCTGTCTTAAATGCTCCTGACCTCCCATTGTGCATCATTGGTGTCTGTAACCAGCTGGTCGCTCAAGGCAACGCTGGTTCTTACTCACGTGGAACACCTGCTACCATTCCTTATCCTGAATTGATTCAGGGTGCGGTAGTGAATCAGGCTACAGTGCGGACCTTCTTACAGAATTCTCTCGGTTTATTCGAAATTACCAACTTAGTTACAGCTGGATCTTCGACAGTATCTATTCCTGGTGATGTAGATCTGACTGTTCAGCTGAATGACAATAACTCGGTGACCGGAGCCTCTAACGGCATTATCTTCTCAGATCCTAATGTCGATTTCCTTGATTTAGGCGTTACAAGTGGTGGATCTTCGAAACTGCTTGTTACTTCTCCTGCAGGTAACGTTGCTACCTACATTATCGATCAACTGATTGATCCTAATACTCTCAGAGTCCATGAGGAAGTTTCTGGTGCCCTGGCTACTGGATCATTCGGTGGAACTTTCACTGGATCAGTGATCGCAGAGGATGATATCGGCGTTATTGCTCACGTGACTACAGTCACCAATCTCGATAATGACTATGCGACTGGTTCGCAGTCGATTACTCAGGCTGGGATTGGTACTAATGTTCAAGTTGGCGATTACCTGCGTGTCACTCATTCTGCTCCAGTTATGCCAACTCCTTGGCAGGGTCTGTCTATTGCTTCGTTAACTAAGAACCAAGGCTCTTCCGGTAATGGTCGTATCGTTCTTTCGGCATCAGCACCTGTTGGCATCATCGCTGGTGATAAAATTACTATTGTTGGCGCTACTGATAGCGGTAATGATGGAACCTATACCATTATTGCAGTTTCTGGTGCGAATGTAGACGTATCTGGATTACTTGGTGGTGCTAATCAGGGTTCAGCAGCCGGTACAGCGAATGTCCAAGATGTGAACGCTGGTGGCGATGGCGATCCTGCTGCCGCTGGTGATTATCTCATCACTGCTGTATTAAATGCAAATACCATTCAGATCGCTAGCCCTGGATTACTGGGTAAGGTCGATGGTACGGACTATGTACTCATCAATGCCTCGATTTCATCTATCTTAGCATCAGACGTTGGTGGTGGACATCCAACACAGGCAAAGATCATTCTTTCTACCGCGATTCCCGGCTCAATCGTCGCTGGTGATTTCATTATCATCTCAAATGCTACGAATCCAGCTAACGATGGAACGTATACCATTGCTGCAAGTCCTGCTCTCTCAGGTTCTACTCTGTGGCTGACAAAGACTCTGACTACCAGCGAAACTAGCGGACCTTCTTTAGCGACTCTGCAAGATGTAAATTCAACCACCGTAGATACCTTCAAGGTTGATCGCGTTGCTCGTGGAGCGAATACGTTCCTGAATACTGCTGGCGATTACCTCGTTGTTACCTCTGGTGCTGCAGTTGGGAATTACCAGGTTGCTTCTGCGACTCCTGATCTGTTAACCCTCCTGACGCCCCTCTTAGGGGCTACCGCTAATAGCGATACCTATTCGTATCTCAGAGGTCTGCCTTTCAATAGCATCAGCAATAGCTATCAGATTCAGCAAACGAACTCTGGACCGTACTCAGCCACCGTGCTTATTACCTACCAGGCCCTGCGACAGGATCTGACTGGTGTTCTGACGCAGATTGACAGCATCACTGATGTGACCACTCTGCTTGGGTTCCCAGTGCCTCAGAATCCTCTGGCATTAGCTGCTTCAGTAGCACTGAATACCACAGTAAACAGCATCTTCGTTATCGGATTAAATGCCGATAGCGTGGTAGAGCATCAAAATGCTCTTGAGTTCCTCGAATCCGAGGAGGTCTATACCTTAGTGCCTCTGACTCAGGATCTGACCAATCTCTCACTGTATCCTGCTCATGTGACTGCTCTTTCAACACCAGTTGAGAAGAAAGAGCGTATCTGCTTACTGAATCGTCAGTTATTCATTCAGAGCCAGGAATGGCCTGAAAATAACAGCACCAGCTACCCTGTGGATGGCGCGACGGATGTCACCGGACTTATCTTTACCTCGGCATCAGCACAGTTTCAGACTGTCGGTGTATCTCAAGGTGATGACCTGGTATATCTTGATTCTGGCAATCATGTTCTTGCTACATATCGTGTGGCATCAGTAACCAACCAGACGACCTTAGTCTTGCTGTCTGCGGCACCTGCGAGTGCTTCAGCCGTGAAATTCTTGGTCCAGACTCATGCTCTGAGCAAAGATGCGCAAGCGGCTTATATCGCCACCTACGCAGAGTCGATCCTGAATCGCCGTGCTGTTCTGGTATGGCCTGATCAGATCTCGCTGACCTACGCTGACTTGTTTTCGCCAGGTACTGGTGCGAATGTGACAGCTACGGTTCCTGGTTATTACCTCTCATGCGCCATCGGTGGCATGATTAACCAGCAGGATCCTCAGCAACCATTCACCAATCTGCCTATCCAGGGCATTACGCAGTTGTTTGATAGCAACCGCTACTTCCGTGGATCTCAGCTTGATGTCATGGCCGCTGGTGGAGTGTATATCTGCGTCCAGGCTACTGTGGACAGCTTACCTTATACACGTCATCAGCTGACTACCGATCCTACAACGATTGAGAGCCAAGAGCTGAGCATCGTGAAAGATGTAGACTATATTGCGAAATACTTCCGCAATAATCTCCGTCCTTACATTGGCCGCTTTAACATCACTGGTAATTACCTGAGCCAGGTTCGTACCGCAGCTCAGTCGATCATCAAGAATCTGTTAGCAGCAGGACAGTGCGTATCTGGCACTACGATTGCTTCGCTGATTCAGGATCCAACGACTCCTGACCAGGTGATTCTCGATGTAAATGTTAAAGTGCCCTTCCCAGCTAACTACATCCGTGTTACTCTCCTCATCTAAGGATAATGAATGGCTACGACTAATTTCAGCAACTGGGCATGGCAGACTCAACATGTGGAGTCTCGTCTCCAACAGGGTGAGTATGTCTCAGCAGAGTCGGTACTGATCGCAGCTGGTCCTCCCAGCTTTAGCGATGTATCGTTCCAGAATGTGGCTAGTTCAGCCGCATCAGGTGCAGATATTCCTACAGGAACTCAATCTGGCGCAGTGTATCCTATCGGAATGGTGGAAAACTTCGGTCTGAGCCAAAATAAGCAGCTCCAGCGCTTATTCGAAATCGGTTCGAAGCGTTCCTACTTCATCCCAGGACGTAACATCGGTTCGTTCTCTATGGGGCGTGTACTTTTCTGGGGTCCATCACTCATGCGCGTGATGTACGCTTACTACCCTGAAAGCCTTATCACCATGGCTAACGGCGCTCTGATGAGCGACTCAAGCAATGATGACGCCATTCAACTGTCTGGTACTGCTGATCCTAGCCTGCCATTCATTGAGGTAGCTCCTGGTACTTCAGCTGGCGCTGGATTGCCTGCTGACCAAAAGGGTGCGTTCTACATGAATCTGGCTTCAGATCTGTTTAACCAGCCTCTTGGCCTGTTGGTGTACATGAAGGACGTAAGAGACCAGGTTTACTCAGCATTCTATCTGGAAGACGTATTCATCCAGAGTCATTCGCTGAATGTAAATGCTAGTTCTGTGCTTGTTGCCGAGGGAATCTCTTGTCAATACGATCAGCTCGTGCCCGTGAGCATAGATGGTGCTTGATAGCTAATAAAGCTACCAAAACTAAGACCTAGGCCAAAGCCTAGGTCTTTCTATTGGCTAGGATGTTATAATCCTCTCGACGCCATCCTTATCTACGATCATGACACATCTCGCATGCTTTACGTGGTCAGGTACGTCCACAATAAAATGATCATTCGTATCATCTAGCACATTCTGATAGAAATCATTGAGCTGTCTCAGCGCATCTAACTGCACTTTAGTGAAGCCAAATTGAATCTTTGGATGCCAGTGACGAATATCACGAGGCTTCACTAAGCCAGCTTCTGCTAATAAAAACTTACGCATACGGAATATCTTCTGATACAGATGATCGGGTATGTAGTAAGTAAAAGCAATATTCCCAGTCAGCTTTACGATATCAAGGTCATCGAAACCAGTCGAAATATGTCTTGGATTTAAATGTATGGCCGCGAACAACGGATCTCTTATATCTTTTACACAGACTCTTGGGGCTCCCATAGCAAAGAGCGTATATAAATAGAGACCATTTGGACCTATTTCATCTAAGACAGTGATACCCATCCAAGTACGGCTGGCATCGAAGTCCAACTTATGAACCAGTTTAATCTTATAATCTTCAAGCTCAGCCGCAGTAGGAGCTAAAGAACCTGCGTATTTGATAGCGTCTTCCAAAGGAAGACCTACGAGCATATGGAGTCTGAGCCAATGCATCTCAGCCGCAATCGAGAGCATGGCTGGACCGCGATACTCAGCATAAAGTAATGCAGCTAATAGTTCAGTATCATCAACTTGAGAGAGTTTATACTGAATTAAAAATATGAGATATGGGCTGAGCTGATGAGCAATGACTCGTTGATACTGCCAATCCTCTAACTCAATGTTGGCGTTTCCTACTGTTAATGTCGGCACTTGGTACTTCCTTACAGGTGATTCTGACTTTACGGCCATTGAGTACAAACTCGAATGGAACGCTAGTCATAACCACTTTATGGCTGGAAGCAACACGATTGATGCCCTGAACTACTTCAGCTTCAGTCAGGATTCTATGAGAGACAAATAACTTACTGGGAGCAAAGAAACCACCAAGAATTTCGTATTCATATAAGTAGAGCATGCGTCACTTTAGTAACTCATGTGGTACTGGCAACTGCGGGATGTGGTTCTTTAAATTTGTTCTTCTCGAAGTCCCAGAAAAAAGCGAATAAACCATTTTTAGTGATGATAAACCCATCGCCAGACGTATGTAACGCATAGCATTCATTGCTTCTCGTGAAGTGGAGACGCCACTCTTTCATACCAAGCATCTTCTTCACCGACGTCTCATTAGCTACAGTACGCGCTACGAGGTTTTCTAGTTTCCCTTTCCAGAGAAACTTAAAGGCTCGTGATTGCAGTAATGAGAAGCTAAAATATTGTATCAAGATATTCTTAGATACGTTATTCGGGTTGACGAAAGCTGATTCAATTTCTAAATGATCGAGAGAGATGATTTTATTTTTTAATAGGTAAACAAATATCGTGTTTTCGCTAAAGCCAAGTAATGTAGAGTATTGGCGCTCAATAATCTTCAGAAACTTATAACGCTGGTCCTGAAGAATAGAACTGCTCACTATCTGCCATAAATGCTTTTCTAGCTTATTCATGCACCACAGCAGCGTTTTCTAGGTAATTGAGGTTGACTGACATGCGTCACTGTAGCTGCGAGTGCGATCCCTGCAAGAGAATCTAGTTGGTCAATCTGCTCGAATGGCACCTCTGTACACTGCGAGATATCCTGTATCTGCTTAAAAACTCTTCCCTTATCAATCGTCATATCATCAAATGGACGGTAGTAGAGCTTACCGCACTGATACCAACGGGAATTTTTTACTAACTCCTTAGCCTCGCTATATTTACCAGTACGTTGTAGTATCTCAAAACGCTTTGAGAGAGGTATCATTCTTCCACCCGAACCATATGTTGAACCGTGAGCGTCATGCCATTTTTACATGGGATGTCGTGAGTATGAGCTAAAGAAAAATGATCGAGGAGCACTTCTGGGAAGTAGGTATCCGATAATCCACACTCAGTGGGTACTCTGGTAATAATCCAGTCAGTAATCTGACGAGAAAACTCGGTATAGACAGCAGTCCCACCAATGACAAATGACTTCATTTGGTCAATGATGGGCTTTGCTTCTTCTGGCTTTGTAATACGTGTTACTACTCCAGTAATTGATCCCTCTTTTGAGAGGACTACATTCAGACGATAATCCAATGGATGCCGCAGTGATTCGTAAGTCTTACGACCCATAATCACTGCGGAACCGTAGGTAGTCTCTTTAAAAAATTGTAAATCTTCTGGTATATGCCATGGTATTTTACCATGGTGTCCGATCACGCCATCCTGTGATATAGTTACTATACCAGTGAGCATAGATTCTCTATATAAAGTACTTGGGTGTCTCTTTGCGCGGTATATACTCTTCCACTAAAGAAGATATACCCTCTACCAGACGTATTGACAATAGCGGCGAAATAGATCTGGCTCATTGGTTCATGCATAGTTATTGACACGGTATCCATAATACGCATCTCATACTTCACCTGAATCTGTTCTTTCATATATCGAAGAAAGATAAAGAGAGAATCCCTGAACTTTTTGTCATTCACGCTCACCTGAACATAACCACCTGGGCTATTCCATATGACGATGCTAAAGTCAGCTTCTAAAGTAAATACTTGCTGATGCATCGCCTTACATAGCCATGCCGTTAAGTAGATATGCCGTATCTTTTCAAGATGATGATTTTCTACAAGATAGACGAGATCATCAGCATATTGAGGCTCCACATGGAGTTCTTCATGCAAATATTTTATGTAGCTGAGACGTTCAGTATCAATGACGTGGTCTAATATTTCTGTGCAAAGATCGCTTTTAGCATCGAGAGAGCAATCTATTGAGATCATATTTGACATATATCTCTGATATAGATAATCTCAGTATCCTTGCATGGATGTTCGCAATTAGCATTAAACATGATATAGCATTCTCCACAGGTATCTGCGATGGCTGCAAACTTCACATACTCAAAACGATGTATGAGTTTAATAGTATCATCTAAGCCAAGAGTCTTTTTGAGCGAAATATTACTTTTAACCATTTCTATGAATGCTGGAAATAAAGTTACTAATGGTTTTCTTCTGAGAGTAGTACATATCTCATCTTTATCATCGTGAATGTGGATATGTAATTTTTTATGACCGCGACAATATTCTTGATCACGTTGTGCGCGTAACAGTAAAGCTGATTGATATGGGTGACAATTATTAAAGAAGTGATGCTCTTCTATGAGTAATACTATATCAGTATGTTGTGATTTATACTGACTCAGCATAAATTCTTGATAGTTTTCTTCACCGGCTTCTAGAATGTACTCTAAAATATCATCCACAAGTGCAGTATTTGTATCAAGAAAAAATCTACTACCTATACTGATACCGGCGCTTTGATGGCTGGATGGCTGAGATAGTTGCATAGAATCACATCCTCTGGTTTAAATCGCATAAGACCATCGAATCCGCTGCCTTTGAGAGCATGATTCAGCACAATAGTCGGTAACTTCATCGGCTCTCTGCTTAAAAGCAGATCAACCTGTGTTCTATGGTTATTGTAGATGTGAAGATCTCCAAAGCTATGGATGAATTCACCAACTTCGAGGTTACAGACATGAGCGATCATGTGCGTGAGGAGAGCGTAACTAGCGATATTAAACGGTACTCCTAAGAAGCTATCTGCAGAACGTTGATAGAGCTGACAACTGATTTTGCCGTTACGAACATAAAACTGGAACATGGTATGGCATGGAGGAAGAGCCACTTGATCTTGTTCCTTGGGATTCCATCCCGTCACAATAAGACGACGGCTATTAGGATTCTTATGAATCTCATGAATGAGCCATTGTATCTGATCTACACCTTCCTCGTCATAGGTTTGTGCAAAGTTACGCCATTGGTGTCCATAGATAGGGCCTAAATCTCCTGCTTCCCTACCAAATTTAGCGCACTGTTCTTTAGTAGCCCATTCATCCCATATATGATTATCTTGTTCTTGAAGAGATTGAGCGTCAGTATTACCACTCAAGAACCAGAGTAACTCTGAAATCACCAGTCTAAACGGTACTTTTTTTGTTGTGAGTAACGGGAAACCATCAGCGAGATTATAGCGATTCTGGTACCCAAACACCGAGATCGTACCGGTTCCAGTACGATCATCAGATGGGGTTCCGTGAGTAATAATGTGTTGTAAAAGATCTTTATACGCCTTCACTTAATTTTTCCTTCGTAGAATTCTTTAGCGGCGATTAACTGAGAGTTATAATGTAATAGGAGCTGCTCGCGCCTATCTTCAATCATGGCTTTAATAGCTTCAATACGAATAAAGAGATCGAACTTCGGTATGGTTCTCATGACTGCATGGAGTTGTAACTCATCTTCCATCTTGGTCAGAAGATCCTGAAGTTTGAAGATAGCATCGATGGATTCTTGATAGAAAGCTTCTAAAGGCTCTTTGAATTCATCCTGAGACTGATCACGATGCTCCTGAGTAGTAACTGGGAAATTAGTAGTTGGATATACTCCACTTGGGTATACTCCACCATACGGCAATCCGAGTCCTGGCTGACCCCATGGCTGACCCAAAAGAGTCATGAGCTGCTGTTGCGGACCCTGAAGAAGATTAGGATTATTCTGAGTACTCCAAGTATGAGTCACTTGGTACGAGCTAAGAGCACCTACATTACTATTACTAGAGAGAGAGTGCTCTTGCTTATAGGCATTCTGTTCAATCCAGTCATTAATATCTACATTGTTTAACATACTTATTTCCTAGGTGTGTATACCTTGAGCACAATGGGAATGATGTCAATCCTAGGCTCGTGGTGACCATTTAATGGTACTGATATACTTGGTGGTGGCCGTGATTTCTTTTTCGATCTGAGGCGTTGCCTGGGCCATTGGGAGAGAATAATATCGTGTGGTGTTGACACGATTATGGGTTAATAAAATCGAAATAACAAGGAGATTCTGAATGAGTATAGGATCCATTTTTCATGGATTGTATTCGCATGATACGGCATGAAAGATATTCGTCATCTTTTAAAGGTATATTCATTTTCTCTTTCATATGGATCAGTTCTTTGGTCTCTGATGCTAATGAGCCTGTCATAAGATCATACCTCGCACCATCCATCTGTATACTCGGCATATTTACTGTCAGTGGCACTGGAAAACTACCATATGGACCTATTTCATCAATAGTCATCGTAGTATTATTGACATTATTATAAGTACGCTTCACGCGTATGGCTTTGAGCTGGTATGAATAATTATGTATCTTAATAAATTCCATAATCGTTACATCTACTGGATAGACACTCGCATTCATGAATTTGAGATAATACCAGTTATCTTTATATAAAATTTCATCAGCATACTGTACCATCAATTGGCGCATATATGACGGAATAGTAAAGCTGCTTTCAATCGCTACATGTAGCTCATCCATAGAGTCTTTTGAGTCCTACAATGATCTGTTGATAGGTCTGCTTTGGCATGCCAGTTAATGTTTTCAACTCATGTTGGTGATATTTTTTGAGATCGGCTATCGTATGAATACCCCATCTAGCGAGTGATGGGAATCCATAAAGTTCGATTAACGCGTCTGAGATGATCCATGATGCTGGAGCATCTTGGATCATCTCATGCAGGTTGAGCAACGGGAAAATACAACACCGTAAGCGAAATGTACTGCTTGTCGATAGAATTGTCTGTATTCAGCTTATTAAATGATAGAAATTGCGTTGATAATACTTGTATATCTACGGTTTCAGTCCAGTTGTTAAACTGATCTTCAAGACTCTGTCCTTGAGTTCCGAGTTCCTTGGTGAAGATCTTAATCTTTTGAGCCATATGGCATCCTTTTATTATAGAGTACGCTGGTTAGGGTGTCGTTTTTACATATGAGAATCATGTCTTCATAAGCGAGATAGGTGTATCCCATACGATACTGTGAGCCTATCTCATAAAGATCTTTAGCTTTTAATAAATGAGAGTGGGCGACTCTGTAGACAATGGTTTGATCTACATGTTCATGGAGATTAAACCTTTGCCGCAGTCGCAATCGTGCATGCGGTGATATCTTCATTTTTACCTAAGAAACGTTTTACAGGCTTCGGCTTCACAAATTCTTTTTTAGTAGCTTTACTACAGCCGAGGCAGATATGAAAAGGACGATAGTCTTTCAGGCGATTCACGAGGAGTCCCTGTGAATAGGCTTTATGTTTATCGGGAATACTCTCTGGCAACGCACATTGTGCCGTTGCTGTGTAGTAGACTTCGCCGTTAGTAATAGCTTTTAAGCACGTAAAACATATCATAATTCGCTCCTGCTGAGGAGCGCAATGATACGCTAGAAGGCGCTTGGTTCAACAGTAATTATGTGATCCATTCTCAGAACATGAAAGATATCACGAATGTTTCTTGAAACATTCGTGATACGAACCGAATCCATGTGTGGAACGAACTTACCAATAGTAAACGAACTCACATGAGTCACGTCACGCATGTCATATAGCGTATTTGGTGTGATATCAGGAGTCCGTAGGGAAAGATCACCAGAAAGTTTAATAACTTTCTTAGGAGGCAAAGATGGCATATAATTCCATTATGATACGAAATAACCTGTCATAGCTTTATACCATGACAGGTTATTATTTATTTACTACTACTATTAGGCGATATCGTAAGTCATACGCGAACCAGCACCACGAGTAATGGTAGCTGAGCTTCCATCAGAACCCCATTCGAAACTCACGGTGCCAGATGTCGTAGACATCGTTACGCTGGCAAAGATACGATACAGCGTATACGCAGAAGCAGCTGGAACAGTCAGAGTCGCATTACCACCAGTTGACAGTGCAGCAGCATAGGTACTACCAGTCAGAACTGCCTCTGAGCTGAAGCGCACTGTAGCGCCTGAAGGCAGGCCAAAGTTCAAGAGGACGTTTCCTGCAGCAGAACCCTTAAACCATGCCAGAATCTGAATATCAACATGCTTACTAGCAGGAGCATTCAGCACAAGGATGGCATCAGCCACTGGAGCTGAAGTACCTACTACCGCTGAATCAGCTGTGGCAACGATCAGATTATCAGAAAAGGAATCTTTGCGCCATGAGGCCGCATTCTGTGAAGTATTACTCAGCTGATACAGATCAGCAGGAGTTACTGATGTATCCATCCACTGGTCGCCAGCAACGAAGCCAAGCTTCGCATTATCTGCCGCACCGGGAGGATGATTTTTAATGTATTGGGCCATATATTTTCCTAGGATGGTTGATTATATTACGCGTTTTCTAAGGCTTTGGCAAGGGTGATACATTCGGATGGATAGAGCACCCGGTTATGGAAATAACCAAGCCATACCCATCCATTATAATTACTCGCTCCAAAGAGTGATCCAATAGGGATTCCCTGAACATTGGCGCTCAGAGGACAGTTTGCCTGTCCTACTACTGCTGAATTAATATGTAAACCGCCAGCGTATAATATGACAATATCATCTTTCACGCTCCATGTCAGAATAGCCATATTGATGACATCAACCGTCTGGCTAATAGGAGAACCGGCGTTGACATTACGGTACATCTGACCACCACCAGATCCATCCATGACGAAATTGGCATTACCAACATGACTATAGTAATTGCCACTATTAGCATATCCTGTATATGGAATACCTACGGCAACCATACTGCCACCAGTAGTACTCAGGCCCGTTTGAGGTGAGGTCACTGCACTTTGTGTCGGTAAGTATCCAGCGTTACCAGGATCCACCGTACCAGGAACGAGCTGAGCGCCGAACAGACGAAGGGCTGATGCGTTTAATCCAGTCGCGTTTTGCACACCGTTTGATATGGCAGTAACAATGAGCGCGTAAGCGGAGCCGATTAAAGTCACGAACAGGGCACAGCGATAGTATCCCTCGCTGTCTGGACCAGTAATAGTGGCATTATTTGGTGTATTACCTGCAGGTACTCCGACAATTCCACTACCAGTCAAACCGAAGTAGTTACCAACTGTCTGGTTAATACCAGTATCATACATCTGTAGTGTACACCATGTTCGACCCGTAGGCTTGATACGACACAAAAATACCCAGTTACCAGCAGATCCAACCGGAGCAGAAGTTGCCACATAGTATTGGAGTACGCTGGTTCCCGTTTCGACCAGATCATCAGCATACATATTGCCATTAGGATCCGTACCAGCGTTAGCACTTATACTCGTATTGTTATAGATCCAGTTACCACCATTATCGAACTGCTCAGAACATCCTAAATAATTCACACGTGTATCTGAAATCGAGCTAATATCAGCGTATACATCTTCAGTATCCCTACCGCCTACCGTACCATTTACTCCCCAATAGGCAGTAGGAGCTAGTGCTGTAACCTGAGGACCATAACCGTAACAGAAGTTTCCAGCGCTCTGTACGCCAGGTTGACCAGGATAAATATAAATACCATTGGCATTGCTAGCAATAATCCCATTAGCAGACAACGCCATGACCCGATACCAGCCATTTTGCAACGCAATATATCCACATCCTAATGGGACAAGATTACTGCCTAATGTATTAATAGCAGTAATAAGATTGCCTGTCCATACGACCTCTAATATGCCACGACCAGTATTCGCTGTTGTATCATAAATTTGTATAGCAGATGCCGTCGTATTACCATGCTTAATATAAAATGATATTAAAACTGGACCATTATTCGGTAATGTCGTAATAGATTGAAATAAAGCATCATAAATACCACCAGCACCATTCGTAATCGTAAAAGCATCGGTTCCACCACGTGGATCGGTAACGAATGATGAGACTCCAATAATAGCTCCACCATTCCAATGGGTCGCATCTGCAAGATTCGCCGCATCAAGGATTAAGTTAGCCGAATCAGGATATGGAGTAATATTCAGACCAACTGGCTCTACCTGGATATTCGCTAAATACCCACATGATATACCAGTACCAAGATAGGTATAGACCGTATCTCCAGTGGAAGTGTACACCTGGGCATTATTTGACGATCCAGCTTGTGATACAAACCAACAACGATACCAGCCAGCTAATGGTCCTGTGAGCGCTACAATACCAGATGAACTAATAATCCCATTCGGGCTACCGACAGTACCTGCCCCAGTACAATTAAACCAACATCCATTCGATGTTGGACCATTATTCAGCAGTAACCATGTTCTGCCGGTTGGCTTATAATAAGCACTATGACAAATATAGAGACCATTGATAGTAGTAATAGATTGAGTCATAAAATGAGCAGCAGAAGCAGTATTCTCTGTCAACAATGCTGCTGTCATCAATCCACTGATAGGATCCACTGCTTGGTTAGCCGTAACCGTGAGATTACTCGGACCCCATGAAGCATCACTCACATCAGTACTATGGATGACTGCATTGCGCCCACTAATCCATGATGTCGGTTTCGTTAACCCGGTCTCAACCGCCGGTTGTGTTACGAGGATGCCAGAAATACCATCTCCAGCATACGTATATGTACCGGCATTTTGTCCTATATTAATACTAAAATTACTGTCATTACTTGCCCCAGATGCCCAGGTACGTGAGCACCAGACACGATACCATCCACCATCCAGGCTTTCTGCATACATAGCGGTACCAGCGCCTGTATCTTGACCTGTCGTCAGATCAAGAAAACCTTGTTGATAAGTGCTATTGTTATTATCCCACATACCGATGGCTACACCTGTATAACCATTCGCTTTTACGTAGAATGAGATAACATTGGCACCAGCTGGGAATGGAATAGTCTGTCCGTAATAATGCGTTCCATTCGTGGTCGTAGGAGTCAGAATAAATGTAGGCAGACCACCCGGATCAGTTCCATCCTGAGCGCAGGTACAGTTATTGACAGTATTCCAGCAAGGATTTACCCAGCTATCACTGGATCCAGCAGCCATAATATTCTGTGAAACAGACTCAATAAGAAATAATTCATGCGATTCAACGCCAATATGCATCACTCTCTGGCGAAGAGTTCCGCAAGGAGTAATAGTATTACTGGATGGATCAAACGCAGAGGTCATGCGACCATGTGCATTCGTAATAGGCATCTGCGCTAAGTCGTGAAAGCTCGCATCACGCTGAAGCCCATTCGCATCAGGTTTTTGATGAATCCAGGCCATTAGCTTCTCGTAGTCTGAATGACGAAAGCCATATCCTGAGGACTCGAAGGCGACGTTACTACTAATGAAAGGATATCGCCAGCTACCATAGTATTTAAGCCTGTTGCAGTAATGGTCTGAGGCGTTACGGATACCGCCATAGAATCGAGTCCAGTAATGCTCGTGCTGTTAATTTGCAGTGATGCTGTGCATGTTCCGCCAGAAACCGCTTGAATAGTGATATTATTAATAGCTAAAGGAACAACATTCGAGAGAATAATAAAGTAAGTTTTAGCGACAGGACTCTCAATAAGACCTGGGATCTGCTCGATAAGGCCAGTAATGCCACCGCCATCAATGCTAATATTACCAGCCAGCCAGAGATTATTAAATCTATTAGCCCCAGATGTTCCTATATCATAGGTGGCATCGGATGAGGCTTGTAAAATACCAGTGACAGTAACGTTTCCAGTACCACTAATATTGACTCTAGCACCAGAGGCATCCAGTATTAAATTTCCTTGTGAAGCGTACAGACCCTGAAGTCCAGTTGGGCCAAAAAGGTTTAGTCTACCATCAAAGTCAACAGTCATGACATTCATGGAACTTTGGGTTGAGAAAATCGTCCATGCGCCAGATACAAATGCTGTATACGATGGATCTCTACCATCGATATCATTCCACACCACCGTAGCGGAGCCACCATTCAGTGTGATAAGCGAAGATTTTACTGGAATAGAGAATGTAGCGTTAGGCGTATCATTATTAAGATCAATAGTCAGCGCTGCTGAGGCTACTTGTGTTGTGTTTGTCGTATAAAGAATTAATGCATCACTACTAGTTCCGATACCAGAAACACCACCTACGGTATCATCGAAACCAATCGTATATCCGTTAGCTAAACTAAAGCCTTCACCGGTATAGGCGATATTAGGATCACCTGTGACTCCCGGAGTACTTAATCCATCGCCAAATGCTAAAGCATTGGCAGGAACATTGGTACTACCACCACTTCCTCCACCAGAAGAAGCAATAGTGATATTAGTTCCAGATGGAGTAATAGTAATATTACTACCGGCTACTAATGTAAGAGCGCCAGTTAATGCATTCAGCGATGCAACGCCAGAAACGCCATCAGTAAATGACACTTTACGCCATACCCCATCGACCCGTGAGGTATTCACCAGGACATACTGGTCAGCTGGCTGTACGGATACGTCAAGCCATTCATCTCCAACAATAAAGCCGAGAACGGTGTTATCTGTTTTACCAGGAGGATGCGGTTTAACGTATTGTGTCATTGGTATTTCTTTACTTAATAGTCACAAAGCGATGGAGTCTGGATGCATACTTACGCTTTAAAGTTATTTGTGCGCCTTTGGTGAAATTCATGATAGTGCCATCGATATTCATTTGTCCAAGGTCTGGCTCGGTATGCACGACACAGACTACAGGAGCATTATTACTGGCTAGCTTTGTATTGGTTTTAGTCTGATGTTCCATGAGCCATTGAGTACGCCGAGCTGCTACTACTGCAGGTGTAGGTGCTTCCTTAGGCGTAGGTAATTGAATTTTCTTATGTTTCATATGTCACCTTACTGAGTTAAACCAGGCAGAGAAAAGCTCAGGTCCACTGGAGTTGAAGCCGCAGTAACTACCATGGTCAGTTTATCACCAGCAGATAAAACATTATCTACTCCGTTGACTCCTGCATGGAATCCTTGAACGCTAGTAACTGCTATATTGGTCATACCAGTAATAGAAACACTATTAATCTTGAATGTCACGGTACAGGTACCTGAGGCAAGCTGAATTACCAGTTCAGAGAACTGTCGTGTCGTATTGGCAAATTGTATAATAGTATACGTTTGCGTTGTTACTGTTGGAAAATATCGATTATCTTCTGTTGTTAATCCAAAAATAGGATCTCCAAGAAGACAATTCAGCGGCACACCCATCGAAATAGTTGGACCATTTGGCGTAATAGTCGTATCTAATGTATTGAATCTAAAATATGTATTGCCAAGATCATCATTGAGCGTGAGCGTTCCCTGAGCGTCTGCATCGTATTCGAAGTTAAATCCACCAGTAGTGCCATCTGGAGCTGGGAAGTAAATAAATGCACTATCTCCAAATGCGGCTGTCATATCCAATGGTATTAATACATTCACCGCTGGTGAAGCATTATTCATATCAATCTGAATGGCAAGTACAGGCTCGCTAGCGGTATTTGTAGTAACAAACGTTAACTCATCAACATCAGCTATAAACCCTGCAGAACCACCAATAGAATCAGTAAAGTCGATAGACCATAAGTTAGGAAATACGAGGGCCTGATCTTCGTCATCGTAGATGATACCATCAGGATCACCAGTAACACCAGCTGGCTCTAATCCGTCACCAAAGGCAAGAGCGCCAATAGGAACGTTAGTCGAGCCGCCGCCTCCACCACCACCGCTATCAGAGAATGATGTCTTACGCCATACTGCATCAATACGAGATATATTAACTAAAACATAAAGATCAGATGGCTGCACCGATACATCAAGCCACGTATCCCCAATAACAAAGCCAATAGCTGCGTTATCAGTCATTCCAGGAGGATGTGGCTTGATGTATTGTGTCATATTATGCGTGTTCTTGATTCTTATTTGATGTTGATAAAGCTATGAGTCGATCAGCTATATGTAAGGCTACCAGTGCATAATTCTCAATAGCTGGGTCATCGGGGTGTAGATTAATATGTCCAATTTTCCCACTTAAGATGGTTGAAGCAATTTGTATTCTGAATTTAGTGTCATCGTCCATGGATACTCCTGGTAGTATAGTGCACTGAGCCTCAGAAGAAAAGAGCTACACTCTTTTCGGTTTAAAACACTCATCGCATGCGGTATAGATCCAACCTGTACCTTGTATCTTTCCAGGTTTGCCGCATCCCTCACAGGTTTTTGCTGATCTGAATTCAGCCTCTCCAATAAAAATATTGGCCTGATTTACTTGCTCTTTAGTAGTCTCATCATTATAGCTGATATAGAAACGTAGCGTACCATACTTTTCTTTCACCTGTTCAGCGGTAATCGTAGCGCCATTGTTATTGAGCGTCTCTAGCTCCGAAGAGAGCGTATGAATAATATCGTACCAACCATCACTGTGCTCAAAACCAAAACACATAAGACTTTCACTCATGGGCAGCATATGGCTAGCATAGAGCTTAGGAAACGATTCAAGTAGATACTTTGTTTTTTCTGGACTCATAAAAACCCTTTATAGTGTCATGGATATAAAAGCCTGTAGCGATACAGGCAATAAGAATAATAAATGCGCACATCACAATATACATGATAATGATGGCATAGAAGATATGCGCGGCTACAGACCAGAAAATGGTCATCGGTGATCGTCTCTATCGTTTATGATGAATGTGGCTATAAGTAATATCACGAGCATAGTAACATCTTTATTCTGCTCAGAAGCCTGAGCGATCAAAAGTATAATGATGATCTGTATGATAAGTTTCATCGTTTGGCGCCATCGGTAGGAGTTGAACCTACATTGATCCAGTTACGGGGCTACCGCTTAGAAGGCGGTTCCGATACAATGGCAAGTTGACTTCTCAATCGAACCAACAATAATATTATACCAATATAACAATATTTATTAGGTTCGCTTATGAAATATCCGTTAAAATCACAAGCTCGTAGGATGTATCTTCGTAATAACCCTGAAAAGCATCCATGGAAATCTAGCAAAAAATTTACATCTGTTCCATGTGAAATACTGAAAAATATACTAATCGATAATAATATATCATACGTTCCTGAGTTTCAGCCGCTCTTTCCAGAAAGATTTTTTTCTATAGATATTGCTTTCCCTGATAAAAAGGTTGGTATCGAAATCAATGGCAATCAACATTATAACTCTGATGGTACATTGAAAGATTATTATCAAAACAGAAGAAATTTAATTTTATCACATGGATGGTCTTTATATGAATATCATTATTCACTAATGTATGATGAGCATTTTATAAAGTTATTAATAGAAAAGATAAAGTCTGATTACAATCTGTCTAAAGTAGACTATTCTTATTATATTAAGACAAAAAAAGTAATACATTGTATCAATTGCAAAAATATTCTATCGCAAGATACAAAGTCAGGTTTATGTAGATCTTGTTATAATAATTCAGATGATTTTTTAGCTATTCGTAGATTAAAACGCAAGATACATATATCGAAAGAAGATTTAGAAATACTTATTGCTCATAAATCCTATGTATCTATAGGAAAAATACTTGGAGTAAGTGATAATGCAATTAAGAAATATGCTAAGCGTTTAGGTATTGTTTTACCTAAACGCCATGCATATCCTCAATTAACTTGAACTAACACAACAGTATGTTGTACACCATGCTTATTACAGATATTGACACATTCTGCTTCAGAACGCCATACGCCATCATAACGACGATGTGGTATTCTGAGATCTAGGAGAATATTTCCGCGAGCAAATTGCTCGTTAGGAATACGCCCACAATCATCGACGATATAGGTACCGTAATTGGGTACGTGTACCAATGTGCCATAAGGTAGGGCTCCAGGGCAAGAAGCGATCCCGTAGCTGGCAATAGCATCTTGAAGAGTTGCCGTTGTTTCATTTTCAATGCCACTGCGATAGGTATAAGCGGTGGTAATGACTTCCAATAGCTTCCAGTGGTATCCGTTGGCATCACTGAGTATACCGTTTGGTAAGACTGCAAATGTTTCTCCATCAAAAACTGTATATATAATAGGTGTAATCTTAGGAATCTGAATCTGTACCGGTAACGCCACATGTTGAGCACGTGGTGTTACCGATATGAACTCATCTTCATTAGAAAACGAAGTTGCTGGTGGCAAATAAACCAAAATGAGTATAACCACCGCCATTAGGCGTGGGTATATCATTGCGATGCTACCGCCTCTGGAATGACATTGCCAGCAGCGTCTACCTTGGTAGCAGCTACCCAGTCATCACGATGGATACGGATAGGAACATCGGTAATAGGCCATTCCATGAGACGCTGTGCCGATCCATCGACACGGGGATAACCCTCACTGACCTCAGTCAGAACAATGACCTTGCGCTGACGTAATCCGCCCTTGAACTTACCCTGCCATGATGGAGGCATGATCTGGTGGAAATCAATGCTATTGATGTAGTCACCAATAACATCCAGGATGTGACGGCCAGGTTGCTGCACCAGGACAATAGGACGAGATACCATGAAAGAAGCGATAATAGCTCTCGCCTTTTTACGGCTGAAAGAGTCTTTTGGCGAACCAAAAGCGAAACCAACAGCGATTGTTCCGCCTTTAGACTTGTCGTCTGGAACGGTAAAGCCATAGGCCAGATTATGGCCAGTGATCATATTATGATAAACATACTTAACGAGTGGGGTGGTCATAGTTGACTCCTTCAGGTTGATTCGATGTGAAAATGAACGATATCCTTCCGTGCACTAAATTGCTGGGGAGGTAGATCTCCTTCGCGTGCAAGGAATCGCTTTATAGCAGTAATAAGTGTGTTGTCAACACGCCAGAGCAGAGCATTGGATTGAGACATGGTAGTAGGGGCTACGCGACGCTCTTTCCACAAATTACGGATGGTACTATCATGCGTGCCACAGAGTACAGCGAGTTGATGGGTAGAAATGAGCTTATCTTCATGAACAAGCCCTAAAGCGTTATTAAATTCAACAGCTCCTTCACAGGCAAGCTGGATAGCCCTAAAGACACGTCGCTCTTCGACGCTGATGTCAGCAGGATTCACGCTTCTCGCGTAAGCAACGAACTGGTCTGGATAGTCCCTGACAAGAATAGTTTTATTATTCTCAAAGAGAGTACTATTTTCACAGGCTGCTCGTGCCAGAGCAATCACTGTGGGATGGATGGTCACGCCATCCACTTTATGAGCCCAGAAGGCTTTCTGACGGAATAAACGTTGATAGGAAGGAAGAAGATCTGGAGCGATGCTTCTGATTTCTTTAATATTGTCTTCAGAGAACAACCATTGGTTATTGGCTCTGGTAGGTCGAGCTATACGACCATTGGAGATCAACGATCCAAGATCGCTGATCTCCATATGGAGTTCCGTACTGACTTCGTGAATGGTTTTCATGTTGGAAATCTTATTTTAAGTGTCATGCCTACATCTTTATCGCTCATATCGTCAGAGTAGACATCGAGGTATGATTTACGTGGATATATTATGCAATAATTATAAAATTCAGAACTGTCAATGAACTCTCTGAATCTTTCCGTTGGATGCAGGAACTGTTCTGACAAGAGTTTCTGTTCGCTATCCAAAACTCTATTCATCACTAAGTTGAAATAAGACTTATAGTCTCTAATTCCTAGAATACGAGTGATGGTATATTCTAGCGTATCAGTCTGGAGGATCGGATCAAAACTCGTAGCTCGTGATATCAGATATCCATACGGCCACACTAGGAAAAATCTTTCCCGCTCTATACCGAGGCAGGTATACAGATCATCTTCTTTTTTCGTAAAAGGAGATGGTAGATCGATTACGTTCATGTATAGATATTATACCTGAACTTTATCGAAGCTTGGATATCCAAAATCACGTACTGGGCATACTGCTTTTGGCTTACTACAGCAATCACAGATGCCATTATGGAAAGTAGAGGTAAATGTCATGGGTCCGTGCTCCGATGTAGCGCGTGCTTTCTTGCCACATTCAACACAGACCCATACCAATGGGATGTTCATATCGCGTTTAATGCTCATGTTATATGCCCTATGACTAGTATATTCATACGATAACCTGGTATGTTGAGAACACACCTCGTTCTAGACGTATGTTGGAAGTTAGAAGGATTACAGTCCTTTTTGTAAAAATCATGCCATATACAGACCGCTTCTGGTATATGTTTCCTCACGAAGAAGGTATAGATATCATGTATATTATCAGTAGCATGGCTGCCAATAAAAATATGGCAATACTGAGCGAGTTCATGATGACTACTATGAAATATTTGATGAACGATGATCTCAATCTGGCCATCTACCGTTTTGTTGATTTCATGGCTATAGACACTCAGTACATATAAGTCACCGCGTATTTCGACGCTATGTACTGAAGAATTGTCGATAATATATACTTTATATGGTAAATTGAGATGTTTATGCATCTCAAATACATCACGGTTTTGCAGGTATGTCATTGGTCATATCTACCATATGTATAGCTGTATATCCACTATCGGCGTGGACTGCCACAAATAGAGATTCACATGGATATCCATAGAAATTAAATGGGACAGCAGAGTGGAGATGCGATACCTTTTGTATGTTCGGTATTACACGATGTACAAAATCTAAGCACATATCGTTTTGATGCACAATACTGCATGGTGCATGACCTTTGATATAGAGATCGATGTTCTTGAGATGACTGGTATACCATGCATATTTACCGGTCAACAGTAATATTTTATGGCCTTCATATTTTCTTATCGAATACGTAATTTTTATAAACGCGAATAGATCTGCGCTTTCATTACGTATAAGAAAATAATCACACCCGAGTTGAATATAGAGAGATACTTTTAGCCCAAGATAGTGCTGGATTTGCATATGATTTTGGACGAGATCATAGATAGTGCTCATTTTCTGGAATAGATCTTAGTATTGGTAATAATAGATTGTCTGAATGACTCTGTTTTGAGCGTATCAATCATCTGATTGAATGTACCTCCGCTATACAGACAATGAGTACGACTATTACACGTCATATAGAGTGTAAATCTACCCGTATCTTCCAGTAATGAATAGGTACTATCTTTAATAGTAACAGTAGCTTTTTGTTCAAGATTCATCAGTAAACGTATTTCTTTACCGACAATATAATCGATTAAGGTATCGATGTCTTTGATATCCATATATCCTAGCTAATAAAGTAGGCCGAGCCTACTTTCGTGTATAGATTATAAATCCCATCGGTTCAAATGGTGCTCACGGTCTTCACCTGAGAAGAGATCGTATATATCTTGGTTACAGAGAATCACCGAAGATCCTGTACGTAAGATAGCCATCGCTTCTGCAGCTGTTTCAACCGTAGGAACCTTCTTGGCATTTTTAAAAAACTGAGTTGATTTTTGATTCGCCTTCTCTTTTGTTGGTTCATAATAGACACGAGGAGGCTGCTTTTCAGCGAGCAGAGACTTACGAATCCTATCCGTCGTTGGCATAAGAAGAATCCTTGTTAGTGAGTATTCCTCTTATACCCAAAGAATAGGTTTCGTATTTTTCGTAGAAAGATGCGAAACCTGCGTGTTCTTTGACGTTTGATACGGCATCCTGGATAATCTTTACTGAATACATAATAGATCATCAATGCTTTCTTAAACTCGTTGATATCAAAGTTAAACTCAATTCCTCCATGTGGAGTGCTGAGCATACCTTTATCGCCGCGTTTAGAAAACAAGAGTTTCTTATTAATATAGTAATCTAAATCTATACCCATCTCGATCTCGATGATATTATCAGCAAATACAGCTATGGCGAGCTTATCACGATACTCCATGAGAGTTTTCTCACGAATAGGAAGAAGATAGGTATAGTTATCTATCTGAGGGAGTTTTCTCATGTGATATTCATATCAGATTTGATCGTGAGATCACGAGTAGCTAATAACACCCTTTCTGCTATATCACGACTCTGCTTATTCTCATGCCAATCCTGCATAAAGCGTATCGCAGAAATTAATGGTTTAAATGCAACTCTACCGAGCATAACCCTATACTGGCCTGAATTATCTCTAAATTCTAATCTTTTATCGATATATCCATACCAATGCTTCTCATACCTGATAGTAAACTGCTCATTTTTATTATATACAGTAATATCATCATCACGCTCATTGTACTTCCAATGATCTGGATGTGATCTCATATTATTAGCTATATTCATGATCGTCTCAACACCACAGACATGCTTCATGTAATATTCATTTCTGCTTTTATTTTTAATCCTGCCGTATGATCAATGAGTTCTTCCATATGTGCAATAAGGAACTCATCCTCATGATTTTTCATCCAAGCCTTAGATGCATCCGCTAATGGTTTCCAGAACCTCTTCGTTAGTATATACGTGTGCTCATCCATCCCACGACCTATATAGGATAGCCTCCACTTACAGGTTTTTGATTTTCTGAACCAAGATGGATACCAGTGCAAACGCATTTTACCATCTTTAGACTTGAGGTGATGTTCTTTATCATTATCAATACGTATGTCCCAGTATTTTGGAAATTGATTCAGATTATCGATAATCTGGTTTACGCATCGCATGATATGTTCATCAGGGGTCATAGTGCATTTTTTCATGTAATGTTCATCTCTGCTTTAATTTTTAGTGCTGCAGTTGTTTCTATGAGATGTTCCATACGTTTTACCAGTTCACTGTCTTCATGTGTTTCCATCCATTTCTTTATAATGGCTTCAAGATCCTTCCAATAGATACTCTTCAGATCATAGCTATGATGATTAAAATCATGATCTCTATAAGAGAGTCTCCATCGTTCTGTGGTACTCTTATTAAACCATCCTGCTTTACGTGGATACCAACGAAGGCCTAACATATCATCTAATGTTTTCAGATGATGTTCATCATCACTATCTACCTTTTGTTTCCAGTTATTTGGAAAATGATTTATATTCTCTATAATCTGTTCAATGCATCGTTTTATATGTTCATCTGATGTGGTACGTATGCTCGTCATGTAATGTTCATCTCAGACTTGATTTTTAATCCCGCAGTACGATCTATTAACATATTCATATTTCTTATACGCTGTTTATCTTCCTCCTGTATTTTCCATGACTGGATAGCTGCATACATCGGTATGAATATGGATTTTGGTATGGTATATGATGTTGCGTTCAGATGCGTATCCTCAATCTCAATACGTTGATTATAGAACTTTCTGAACCAATGAGAGTTCCAGGATATTGTTATACTTTCGTGAACATTATATAAGGTGGTATTATTGCTGATCATCTGCCATCCATTAGGATTATTCTTGATATCCTCGATTAAATCATCAATGCATTGTTTCAGATGGTCGTCGGATGTCATAAGGTCTTTCTAGGTTGAGTGTGTACAGCATCCTGTATATATTTATCATATGTCTAATGGTTTCATATTTTTTCATAAAAAAAATCTGTGTCTTAAATACTTCTTTATACTCTGCGCTGCAGAGACGTATATCAGATGGGCTGCTGCAATAGAGTACGAGGCCATCATAACCAAATATCACATTGCCGATCATCTCCCGATCACACGGAATATTCATATTTATTTGTATCGCATATTCATTACAAAATGAATCAACGATAGTGTTTATCGTATGGATATCTCGTTTTTCGCTAGCATTAAAGTCTTTCATCACGTATCCGATCCGTGATAGTGAACCAGTTGTAACCATATTTATCCAACTGTGTATATATCTCTGGTAATGAGAGCATGTCCATGAAGAACTCATCGCCATGGCGTGTGTTGAGAAAGCCGACCATTGATTTCAGCAGTGCTTTCTTCGTCATGCCAATAGGCATCCATCGATGCTTTACGATACCAGCTCGACCATCCAGTTGAAAGTCTAACCGATAACAGAATTCGTTACGATCATCGTATGGATAACTTTCATAGTAAAATCTCACTCCTGGTTTGAGCATACACTCAAAGGCAATGCGCATAACAATCTGCACTCCGAACTCTCGGAATAACTGATCGAGTATATTTTTAGCTATCCTTTCCTTGGTTGGAACATAGCTCGGCATGGTGTTTTTTAACATAGGCTCTCATCCGTGCTAGGTGTGAGTTGATGTATTCGTGATTTTCTACACTATGGATAAATGTTTGAAAGTCATAGCAGATAGATCCCCACCCATTGTGTCCAAATCGAATCTCACAACGAGTGACATATGATTTTATACTTTTATGAGGAAGTAATGAGTTATTGAATGCAAACCCACACATCAATGGTTGATGCACGTAATGAGGAAAAATAGTAACACTCGATATTCCCATAGTATATGGAACGTAAAATTCATCCCAAAGGATATTAACAAACTGCGTGATCGTTCTCATTATTTTATACCTAAAAAACTCCGTATTGGGGAGTATCTCGCTCACCGAGATACTCCCCACAACCCGTTGAGCCTGCCTACGGAAAGCAGCGGGAAAAAATTCCTGTCTGGTCACTCAGATATATGTGTGTGGTCGGAACTCCAAGGAGCCTAGACATCCATATACCCTGCAACTGTGAGAATTCTTAATGGGATCACCACCAAGGGACTCTATCGCTCACCACCGACAGGAAGGTAAGTTTGCGCCATACGATCTCAGTTAAACCGTATGGAAAGCTTTGATAAACCATGACCCCACTGAACCGAGCCACGCTCATACTAACCACGATGCGACGTTCTCGTGGCTCTCCCTTGCGGGTATAGAATTTAATGTCTATTGTTATTCTAGTGACTTCTGGATGTATGAGACAAGCCAGAAACTAACTCTAGAAAACCATTGCTACACGAGTGTAGCAATGAAAAGCTACTATCAGTTTGATCGTGTATATACATGATTTTATATATACCAATACTGAAAGAGTGCAACTCTTTACGAGTGTTCTCGCCCATCTGAATCTCTCGGCAGAATATTTAAAGGTAAAGCATAAGCGTCAAAATATGTTAGCATCACTACCACCAGCTGCGAAAGATGGGATGACCTTCATATAGATATATATGCATTGCTAGTGCATATAGATATATACTTATATCAATTATCGTTCTGGCTGGACTGGAAACCTTCAGATTCTTAAGCTCCACTTCCCAGGGCATTAACCTTCTACCGGAATTGTGGGAATAAATTTCTATAGATAGAGCGAACATTGCTCACAGAAAGCTGTGTTATAAACGCATTCTTTGATGGACAATTATTCACGTAATAACCTTTGTATTCCCATGGATGTGACACGCCTAACACCCATCCATTGGCATTGATTCCAAAGAATATACCATCACCTACGAGTACCTCATAGGGTAATCCAAGATCACGATTCAGGCTCCATTGATCCTTAGTGCGCTGTTCAAGATTATCGAAAATCAGTTCGCTCAATGATCTATTGGTGACATATTTCTTATCTATGTCTACAGATCCGATATCCATGCCTGTATGGCCTTTGCGTTGTATTTCTTTAAGCTAATAACATTTTCGTGTTGAATGCGATCTCTATCACGGGACAGTTCTCGCATCACATGATTCGAGATACTCTCAGCTGAGTTACAGTCAGCAATCGCTGCGTCTGGCATCCAGTTGATGTCGTCTGACACAATGATGGGAATACCCATAGAGACGAAGTCAGCTGAGACGATGTTGAAGGTTTCTGTATAAGAAACTTGAGTGCCAATATCCATAGTAGCAATCAGCTTCAGGAACTGATCGTGGTCAAGCCAATCATGTTCTACAAGAATATGATTTGATTGATGAGCAAAGAGAGCCCTTAAATTCTTTAATGGCTCTCTGCCCTGCATCTCTTGCCGAGCAATATTTATATGAAACCGAAGATTTTTACCAGTTTGATTTGCCACCATAATGGCTGCCACTGCCTGGAGTAAATGATTTTTAAGCAGTCGTATAGCCCCAAAACACCCAATATGCAAGTCAGGTCCATGCACTCTCTTTGGAGGAGTTTGGATACGAGCTTCATAGATATTGGGAGCATAGACACAGGGAATACCTACGTTATTAAAGTTGGTCATCGCTTCAATAGAGTTTGAAGACAAGGTGTAACGCGGTAGCTGTGCGTACTGATAACACCAGTCGATGGCGATTCCTTCGCCTGCTAAAAAAGGAATTTTTGAGTGATTACGTACTTGCCACTGCACGGTTGGATGCAGCTTAATAAGCTCTTCGAGCTTAGATGGCGTGAGCCAGAACGCTTCAATAATAACATGCGTAGGTTTAAATGCATAGACTTCACGATCAACACTATTTCCATCGAAGACATCAACCAATCTGGTATGACATCCGTGATGAGCTAATGCTTGAGCAGTCATGCGTGCTGAATTAAGCAATCCCGAGCTTTTAAGCTCGCCGTATTCTGTAGTGCGCTTCTTGCAGATGAAAAGAACACGGCGTATAGGAGACTGACAAGGAAATTCGTGGTGTGTGGTCATATATAATTCTTATCTTTGATTAATTACTATCAATGGTAGTAGTTCTTTTAACAATGTTATCTCGCATCGACTTAGGCCAGTTCTTAACTTCTTGCGATGCTTTCTTTATCTGACGCATAATGGCTTTATACACTTTGATATCATCACCGCGCTTAAGCTCTTCTTCTGTGTAGTAATCGAAATCCATGTTATTCCTATTAAATTGGCGGAGAGAGAGGGATTCGAACCCCCGAAGCCCTTTCAGGCCTTCTAGTTTTCAAAACTAGCGCGATAAACCGCTCTGCCATCTCTCCTGTTATTTAGTAATACTTCCTGCTCGAATCGATACTATTGCCCACAATGAGCATATAGCAACATCCATGAGTTCAGCCTCTACATCATTCAGCCTGTTCGATCTCACCGCATCGCTTAACTCGTGATACTCTTCAGTGACGAAACCTAAAGCCTCATGGGTAGTAACCCAAGCACCAACACCCTTTTTCTTGCGTATAGCATGAAACTTATCAAGAAATGCTTCTACACCTTCATTGATCTGTTTCTTAGTCAGTTGATCTCGTTCCATTACGGTGCTCCCAATTCGTCACAGATTTTGAGCCAGAAGTATCCAAAGATATACAGTACGGTGACGCATACGAGACATATTGCAAAAATACACCCTAGTAATTTAAATAGTTCTAGATGCGTAGCGGTTCCTGCCACAACATCATTGGTCCATGTATCCATGTTGATAAATAGCTTATTCATTTTTGTTCCCAACTCTCACAGAGTCCGTGTGGTCCACTGGCCATGACGTTCATACCAGCTTCCTTGCCATCTGACCAGATATCCTGTGTACAGACATACCCAAGCGTATGTTTAATAGACATACCATTCACCCATGGGTGTGACTTGAGTACTTTATGGTATTTGCAGCTACAGCAGCAGCGTGCTGAACGTCCTTCATTTTCGTTTTCTCCTAAAAGAGCGACCACTACTGGATCGCCCATCTTCCAGCATTTTTTATTAACGCCTGCTATTTGAATGGTCTTAATGGTTTGTTTTACAGGCATTAATGCGTTTCAATAATGATGATGGTACCTTGGAAGATACCAGCTGCTGAGTTTTCCTGGAAGGTATAGGTCTGTACAATCTCACCAATAGCCATGTCACGAGTAAGATACCAGAGATTTCCATCTTTCCAAGAGATATTGATGAGATGCTTGTTCGGAGGGAGGATAATGGTTTGCTTGCCACCATATTCGTGGACGATAGTCCTAGAACATTTGGCAATACCGACCATAATAGCAGCACAAAATAATAGGACAAAGATTGTTACGACGATAATATTATTCATATATTCTTTCTAAAAAAAGGGTTATGTAAGACAACGTCCACAAAGGACGTTGGTGGCTGGTATCAGCCGTTGCTTGAAGACAGCAGTTCACTGGTCGTAGTGACGCCGAATTGCGTGGTACCACTCCAAGTACCAGTTCCTGGACCAGTGCCATTGTTGTACTGCTCACGATAGCAGTTACCCACAATGAGCTGACCATTCGCTGATAACGTACCGGTGATATAGATGATATCCCAGGCCGGTTGGCTAATTCCATTCGTGTATGAGTAGTACAGCTTGATATGCACTGTTCCACAGACATCTACCATAACACCTTCTTCCGACTGATTCGAAAGCCAGGTGAATGTACCATTCGACTGACCACCAGCCATGAGCGGTGGCAACACCGCAGAAATCATGGGATCTTCATTCCCAACTGTTGCTCCAAATTGGATAGTAGCCGTCCAAATTGGTCCACCAGTAGCGCTATCGATTGGAACAGGTATCTGCCAGGTAGACGTAGCTGTATTCACAAATCCACTCAGGGGAGGCGCTACAATCACTGCGCCATTGATATCAGCACTGAATGTACTACTCGTGGTGATCGTAGTAATCGTAGGGCTCGTGGATGACTGATGCAAATCCACGATGCTCGTAGTTCCGGTAATATGGTCCTTACCTGCATCGAGAACACCAGTATAGGTGGTAGTGAATTGATCATACTTGGTATGTATCATTTCAGACCACACATACTGATTCGAAGCATTCAAGACCACTTGCGTGACCTGAGGAACGCCTTGCTGCTCCCAGATATACAGGGTATTCGTATTACCCGTCTCTAGGCCCTGAGAGTTGAAGAATACCGTCTCGGTCACGGCACCAGTGGAATCCTTGATATTCCACTCACTGTTGATGTCTGACAACTGGTACGTCACTCCGGTGGGAGGCGTCGGACCAGATGTTGGGGGTGGTGTAACGCCAGAAGTCTGGCTGGATGAGGACCCCCCTCCCCCTCCACAACCTGCCAACACGGCAAGTATTGAGAATAGCATGATATAACGCATAGATCCTCCTTGCCGTATTAGGGCTTATGGTTGTTTGAATCTATGGCTATTATACCCTATTCTAGATGTGGTAATTCGTTAAATGGGGTAATAGGAGAGAGGCGTTCCCAGCATTCTTGGCCTATCCACATATCAGGCTCTAATTTATTAAAGCATGCATGGCATACGAGCACACGTCTGAAATCACAATATCCAGAACCATCATTCAATGGTCCACCTTGACAATCTAACTCTAATAATGGATCTATGGGAGCATCTATAAACCTATGTTCGCAGAAGGTATAGAGTTCTTTTTCTTGCATGTCTTTTTCAACGCCACAAGCGAGGCATTTTAACATAGATATCCTTTGAAGTGGTACTCCCAGACGGGTACGATCCGTCAGTCACCTGATTGAAAATCAGGTATGTTAGCCGATTACACCATGGGAGCTTTTTAAAGATTATTTCTTATGAAGAGTCACTACCGGATGATGCGGTATAGGCTGATGTTCATGTATCGTATAGGAAATAGAAAAGATGTTAATAACGATATAGAGCAATGACATAGTGAACGCGAAGAGTTTTTCACGCTTCATCCACTTTTTTCTGAATAAGTGTAGCTCCCAGTCAATACGGTCTGTGATAGGAGTACTGTCGAGATAATCAGACATTTCTTCATCAAGTGTCTTATCTGCGTGCTTGGTCTCTTCCGTAGGAGGTGGTTTAATAATACCAAGATCGATCTTTAACTCTCCATCTAATACTTTATTCCGTTGCTGACGATAGCTACGCCATACAAATAATAATGCAGTAGTTTGTATACTACCAGTAAGCATATGAGAAGCGAATTCCATGTGTTTCCTGAAATTACGAAGCCATGTCTCTGTTTTAACGTTCTTTAGGCTTCAGTTTAAACGCGAAAGGTATCCCAAACCTGGGATGTTCAACCACCTGAGACTGGGTTGCTTATGTAATGAGTGTCAGTGTCTTTTTTAGTTCTTCCAGAAAGTGATCATCGTTATCTATTTGAGGAATAATGGCATACGACACTCGATATGAGATAATATCTTCTGGAAAGTGTGAAGTAAAATAATCTTTATAGAGATATACTTTCATATGATGATGGAGCCTCACTATAATAGGATACGTAAGATTCATACACCGTTCTATCTCTGTCACCCGCGATAGCCGCTCTTCCATGACATCATGGAAGAGATCTCCCCACGTCAATCTATTTTCCATTTATGATCTTTTCTGTCGCAGCTGGAATGTAAGTTCATCATCATGTACTTCAACCTCCATAGTGTCATACATAATGATTTGATGAAACATCACCGTATCTGACTGAGGTCCATAGAATATAGTAATACGATCTTCATAAATGAAGGCGTTTTTTAGACGTATAGGAAAGAGAATATTGAGATCTCGCTCTATATCAGTGAGTTTATCACGGTATTGATTAATAATAGGCGCTAATGCCTCACCAAAGCTTATTGTTTTCAATATTTTCATAATAGCCTAATACTTTCACGTATACTGGATATCACCCATCCGTCCCAAGGACAGCTATCGGTATAGAAAATCTTTTGGTGAAGACGAATATCTTCGATGAAATAGGTCTTATAGAGATGCATCTTATATTGCAATCCGTTCTTAGGGTTCATCATAGAGATAAGTATAGGGTATCCAATATTGAGCTGTTTCTCCATGGGAGTGAGACCATCTTCATGTACTCTGAGAGTATTAGAAAAAACGACATGCCAATTTAACATGGCTCGACTACAAATTGCTTACGGATGTTATCCAGTATATCTCCATCTTCTTCAGATAAGAATGATCCATGAGCATGATAGGATATAAAGTTCTGAATCCCTTTAATATGAAAGTAATTCTTATAGAGTTCATGCCTATATTCCATTCTTCCGAATGGCTTATGTATAAGCTTGAATGGAAATCCAATATCGAGCTGTCTTTCTATATCAGTAAGACGTGCCATATGAGCCATTAAGAATGGTCGATGGATTTCTATCCATTGATAGGTATAGAGCATAGGTCCACCATTTACCATGGTAGTAATGTAAACTCATGATGTTTATTCATTAAGCCTTGTTCCGTGACCAACGTATACGAGGTAATAGACTCACTATAATACGTAGTTGGGTCTGGAGAGTGTCCAGGCCTCACAGCGTGCAGCCTATCTCTATAACAGATAAAAATCACATTATGCTCGTGTTTTATCGTAAAGGGATAACCAAGACCAAGATTTCTCTCTATATCAGTAAGGCGTGCTTCATGTGCATCTAGCAATGGTTGTAGAATAGTTTGCCATGATATTTTCTTAGGTGTATATATTGTGCCAAGACCCATGGGTTTTCTAGGTGGCATAGATGGCTTTCATGAAATAAGGGTGGTGCGTCTGGGCAGATTTGAACTGCCAACCCGTGGATTACCTACTACTTTCGTTTTCACGAACCAGCGTTGCTGCTGTTGTAGTCTGGACTATATCATCACCCAGAGTTTGGGTGTTTCGCGTATAGTCTCTGAGGAGCCTCATAGGATCTCGATAGTCTGCAATATACCTAACATTTGCTGTTTGGTTATTTGCAGCCGGATCGATTCTCAATGTCACAGAGATGCCAGATAATAGCATTTCTGCAGATACATAAGCAATAATATTCCTATCTAGGACATATATTGCGAATATATCTGCATGTTTTGCTTCGTACCTGAAATGATAGTTAGGTCCTGATTTTCTTGAATCAAGCATAACAACTCCATGCTGAGTGGTAGTTGCTGCTTTTACTTGAAACTTATATGGTTTATAGTCATATAAACCAATAAGATCGACTTTAGAGTTATCGCCTAATTCGGTGAAAACTTCAAAACCGAACTCAACCAGATCCTTAGCTATCATTAGCTCTCCTAATAATCCTTTTGATTTTGCATGCATAATACTCCCCTTTTAATGAGAGTATATGATTACTAATCATAAGGTCTATAAGTTTCCTGCGGATTGCCCAATCCTGAAGATTGTTACCTTTCGGTACTTCAGGCTCTGAGGGTGTTCCCGCATATAGCGAAATGTTCATTCATGTATTACTACATGAAGCTTCCATTACAAAAGTCCACTGCTCTACCATTGAGCTACAGACGCGTATCAAATCTCTTATATCCTAAAAAATGATATAAATACCTAGGTGTGTTATTAAACCAAAGAGAGTCTCGATTATCTTACTCTACTCATATAACGTTATTATGTGGATCTGGTCCTGAACGAGATCATAAAGATAAACAAACATAACGTCATATCAGTCATCATCTGTTGGGTCATTCTTTCTGCTGCCACAGTTTGGACTGTCGCTGTTCAGGCGTTGTCCCTTGCAAGGTATACTGAGCCCTGGTGAGGGGCATATGGCATGCTGATATCAGTCCAGAAAGAAGGCTGTAGCGACTCCCTTGCGGGTTGAGGGCGTTCCCTATCTTCTAGGCACCTTTATCGCTCAAACAAAGTCATGACTCTCACTCTTACGATGCACACTTTTAATGCTACTACCTAGGTACTTACAAAAAATCTGAAAGGTATTGTTCGGTGATCGGTTTACTCCTGCCAGTTCTCAAGAGATATTGATAGACTTCGTCAGTCTGGAGGCCAAGGGTCATGAGTGTCTGAGGAAAGTCGAAATCAAACTGCAGTAAACGTCCATAAGCACAAGGACGCAGGTTCATCCATGGCAGAGTGCCACCGAGTCTAAATATCATGTAACTATTTGTTTCAGGATAGCACATCATCGCATATTCATCAGATATATAAAAGTTAAAGTCTAAAAGAAGATCATATTCGACAAAGGTTTGCCGAATCAGGACTCCGATGTCGAATACGTTCATAGTTACTCTTTTGTAGCTGTTTTCTGAATTGCGTGATCCAATAGCAGAGCTTCTTCAGTGATATCACTTGCAGCCTTATCGATATCAAGAATCTCTAATTCTCGTGAAAATGTAGCGCGTTCTTCTGGTGTTTTAGCGTTAGCGATAGCCTGTACCAAATTATTATACTGTTCTGCTCTTTTTTTACGAAAGAAACAGAATGTATCGCATATAATACCTACTATCAGTATTACTCCTAATATCCAAATAATAAGTGTTGCGACTTCCGAGTCGATGAGTGGGCGTTTTTCAGACATAGAGATCTAATACCATTCCAGTAATGATAAGTAAGATATTCAGGATGATGACTGCCATAATCCATCGGAATTTCACGATGAGCTTACGTATCTCATCTGTTGTGTAAATGGTTTCTATATTCAGCTGTTTGTATAGCTTTAAGTTTCTCAAGGTATGTTTCGTAGAGAGATACTCAGCAAAGAAAATATTTAAGATAAAAAGCATCACTGCAAGAGTGATGCTGAGGATAATACCCATTTATTGGTAGCTCTGGTCGGACTCGAACCGACACGTCCTTGCGGACATCAGATTTTCTTACTACTCTAGCTTTCGCTAGCCAGCACGGCTGTTGTAGTCTGGACTATATCTTCATCCACGTGGGATGTTTCGTGCATAGTCTCTGAACCTTCCTCATCTACTCGTATAGTTTGAGGCTCGGCTGCTGATTGGCCAATCTCCCATATTTTTATGACTTTCGCACCCGTTGTTTCCAACCATGCTGTAGTTATAGGAGTTATGAGGCTATTCCAGCAATTCTCGAAATTCTCATGTATGGATTGCTCCATAATGACTCTATGATCATCTAGATAACGATGTAGTTTTATATGCATCACTCTTGATATGACGAGGAGATTTTCTAGCTGATTATTTTTAGGATTATGATCCATATGATGGACTACTTCATTGGTATGAAGCTTTCTTCCAACTACTGATTCAGCTATACATCTATGCTCCCAAGTATGACCTGTTTTTTTACTCATTTCAGAATTATAAACATATTCATTAATATGAATCGGTTTAACATTCCTTAAATCTCTACACACAGGACAAAACTGAGAGCTTTTTCTCGCTACAGTGTATTTGGCATTACAAGCCTTACACACTAAGTGATACATATATCTACCCTGGACTGCATGACGTGCTTTGGCTGTTATTTTCTTTTCAGAAAGATAACAGCTTCGGCATATCCTACGTCCTTTATCCCTAGGTTGACCACACTTGGCACAAGTAAGTTGACTCATATCTTTCATGATATGAGTCTGCCGCTCATGTCAAGCACGAAGTCTGACGGGTCTGCCTATTCCCCCACAAAGCCATGTTTTATAAAGATATTACTTTTATCTAAAGATAACCGATTTTCATCGGTTATCTTCTGTATTGGTTTACCACACTTCTCCAAACTCGCAACTGTTGTTGTTGGTACTGGAGTTCTTCTTTCGACATCTTAGCTGCTTCAGATCGCTCATCTTGGAACTTGTGATTCCATATTTCTTCAATGCCATTCATTTTCCGAATCATGGAAACGTAGGTGTGCTTGATTCCCATATTGGCCAGTTTATTCTCCAGGTCTCTGAGTTCGTCATTGATATCTGTCATATCAAGAAGTTCGTACTCACCTGGATGACCTATTTTCTCAACATATTCTGGGTAACCGCCAATGTAGTAAATCTGCAAGAATCTTCTCTGGGGGGTAGAGACGGGAAACTCATGTTCCTTGCATCGTTTTATGAAGTCTACAACCATGTCACGCTTGATGCGCGCACACGTCATATAGATTTCATAAATGTCAGAATAATAGTATCCACGCGTCTTTTTCAAGAAGCGCTCAGTACTATCAGTCAAGATGATCTCTTCATGATACCCACCATCAGAGTAGACGATTAATTCGTTTAACACGATATAGTCCTCTCCCCTGTATGGGTTGTTAAAACAGTTTATGGGTCATAGATGATTGAAAGCGGAACTTTCAATCATCTATGAGAGATATACGTTTTAATAACGCCATGACCTGAGGATATTCCGGCTTATTCGCATTCATGAGCGCAAGATGTTTATACAACCATCGCGCTCCCTGAATTTCGAGATTGCCTCTGCGATGGTCTGGGATGTCCATCTTACGGAGGAGTTTACGGAGTTGAGCAAACTCTTGTTCACTCAAAATGGTATCAGCTAACATGTATGCCTTTTTATAGATGAGAGATAGTAGATCTCTATGATTCTTATACCGAAAATTCAGTGTAAACAGATCTCGATAGGTTCTGGATTCCAAGCAGTCATCTGCATGAGACGGAGTTTATACTCTATCTTTTCTGGCGCAAGTGTGCAGAGGCGATGCATATTTCTAAACTTATAATATTGCCATCCAAGTTGTTGGTAGATTAATGGCTGCTGATGCGAATAAAATATTTTGTTCGCAGTAGTTCCAGATAAACGAATATGACCGTTTGGATCGTAGATAGCTAGTTTTCCGTTGATGAGATCCAGTTTGATCCCTGACACATACTCCGCAACACGATGATGCCAGTCTTTTTGCGTCATATGTATTATGAATTGATGGTCCGATTGCTTATGCTCATCTACGAATAAAGGCCACTGATAGGTAATACGTACCGTCAATATTTGTTTCTTACCAATATGGAATGTTTCATCTACATTAATCCGCATCATATGATGCAGTGCATACCGGTCTTTAAACCAGTCTTTAATATCATCGAGTAACATAGAACTTCTTATTTATAAATGGTGCCCCCAGCCCGACTTGCACGGACCTCCTCGCATTACAAGTGCGAAACTTCGCTATCTAAGTCTTTAGGGGCATGTTAATATGACTGGCCTGCCTCATAACGTATACGCCTAGAATGACGACCATTGCCACGATTTTTACTTTTATATGTCGGTAATTGCATATCACAGTTCCCACATACTAATCTTAAATTATCTAATGCATTATTATCAGAATTACCATTGATATGATCTAATACTAGTGGTACTGGCTGTCCGCACCATTCAGTTATTCCACATATTTCACATTTAATGCCTCGTATCTTTAAAAGATATCTCTTAGCCATTGGAGCAGTATAATTGCCAGACTCTATTTTTTTCTTAGTTTGGAACCACTGCTGACATTTATTGGAACAATATTTATATTTAACTGAGCCACTGTAAGTAAATGATTCAGAACATTCTAAACATATAGCATCAGACATGATTCTATCCTACCGATATCGATCCTATTATTACCTCTGGCGACCTCAACAACATCTCACCACACACTGCAGATCTCTCTAGTAGCGTAAAACTTACTGAGATTTCTGTCTCCAGGGTTGCGTTGTCACTAAAGTCTGAATAAGAGATAATGATATTATCAGCATCTTGTACCATGATATAGACCACACCGTGATCATTACCTAAAAAATAGAAATGAGCACTCGGCGTGACCTGATCGATATTCATCTCTTTCTTCAACAAGAAACTTTGACATTCATCGACCATATCACGGAGGATATCGCCAACGATCCAAATAGATCCTCCTCGTTTGAGGAGTGCATGCGCCCAGACTTTATTCTGAGCTTGACCGGTAATACTCACTGGCTATCTGGTATCTCTTCTGGTAGGTCATCTTCTTTGAATTTACCGAACCCAACAATAAACGTCTGCTCTTGATTAGCAAAGAAAATAGCCTGATCGATATCAAATGCATTGAGCTCAGGGATAGTTGGAAAACCATCGAAGCCCATATGCTCTGCATTATACTGAGCTGATTCAGCGTCAGTAATCTGCAGGCATACGGCTTCGAAGGCTATCCGCACTTCATCGATATCCGGTGCCATAGAGAATACGGCATAGGGATGAGCATCAGGAAGCTGGGCTATTTTTAACCACAAGACAAAGACCGTTTTTTCGTTCATGTTCGCTCCAAAATGTATCAGCATTCTTCAGTGCTGCAACCATACGTTGTACGCCAACTGGATTAGCGCTATGACATATCCATTGTATGCGTGGAATCAATTCAAGAAAGGCACACTTTTCGATATAACTGGCAACCTCATAGCCATCACCAGTTATCGTCTTGTCTCCAAGATCGTGGTCAAGTGATATTGCCTCCACTTGACCACCGGCGATAACACTTATCGCATCAGAAGATGTCTTCGCCCAATAGTTATAATTCCATGGCATTGGTCGTTTGTCATCCAGCCATAAGCGTATCAAGTGATCTTTCTACAAATTTTATAGGATCCGTTAAATAGGTCCTATGGATATTATAGAGGTTTGGGAAAAGAATAGCTTGACCGCCATGTTCCAAGAATGATTCAAGATTCTTCCAGGTATCATCAATCAGGATTGATTCAGGTGAGGCACAGAAATGCTTAGCCTTACCAATCAGTAATCGCTTCGCGTAACTTGGGAGATACTTTGCTACCCATTCGACCTTCTCTTTAGCACATTGTCCACTAAAAGGCTTGGTCAGGATAGCTACGTTTTCTGGACCAACACGCTTCTCGCAAATCTCTACGAGATTGAAGCACCACGGCAACGGTTCGATACTCAAAAAGAATCCTTCTACTGCCATAGCCGTATCGAATGCTTCATTGCTCACACCGCAGGACTGAGCAATATCACACATATTATTACCATCAAATTTTTCTCTTGGATGGCCAAAGAGATCATATACTTTGTTTTCGAAGTCAGCAAGGACTCCATCCATATCGAGTAAGATTTTCATACGCGTAATGTTCCTGCGAAACGTGTACCAGCAGCTTGGTCTGTTCCCATCAGACCGATTTTTTTATCAGAGCTATCGTTTTCAGCAGATAATAACTGCCATTTGGTGTACTCTGCATCGAGAATATCCTCATTAACACTGTGACTCATCTTAGAAAACCAATAACCTCGGTTAAAGTCCCAATAGGAAACCTGTTCCTGCGGCAACCAGATTTCTTCGGTAATACGTATCATTTTAATACAGAATGGATCAAGCCAAAGATCATCAATAATTTGAACCATCTTTAGTTCTGTATCAATAGCAGCGATAATACAATCAGCTTTTGCCTTGATTTCTTTTTTATCGCTCAGAGATATGGCTATTGATGGTCCGCTGCCGATATTATCCTGTTTTTCAGTAATATTTAATGTGTATCTGAGCGTCAGACATGGAATGCCTTCGACGATATATTTACTGGTCATTGAGATAATCCAAGTTCATTGTATTTAAAGACTTCTTCTTCGATAGGCTTCAGATACTCGGTGATAGATCTATAGGATCCAATAACTTGCCAGCGTAAACGATGAAAAGTCACATATTTTGGATCAAGCTCAACAGGAACCCAATATTGTGTTTGTGTCGATATCCTCTCAACATGTGACATATTGAGGTAATGAGATTCGGTATCAAGATTAACTTTAAAGAGTCTCTGATGTCGGAAATGGTCCTGAGCGGCATCTATGATTAATTTTTCTGAATGACTGTCATAGACTGGGACAGAGAAGGTAGGCTCAACATCGTTACTAATAGCTGGATAATGAAAAATAACTAAATATCGACATGAGCCGATTTTAATGAATGATGACATGCTATCCTTATAAGATGGTGGGAAGCGGCGGAGTTGAACCGAATGCTCTCAGAGAGTTGATCTACAGTCAACCGTAGGACCGTCCTACCTTATTTGCACTTCCCACGCTAAAATGTTATGGTTTTGCCTGCACGTAGATGCGCCTCGGAGCACGTGCAAAATACTTGAGTAATGCTGGGCAGAGCCAGACATGATGATTACCCATCGACTTCACGGTATACAGGTTGCCACTCATCTCAGGACGAAGCCAGTCGAGTCTGACTTGGTAGTCAGGAAACTTACCTGCCGAGAAGAGGATGGTCACTGCGTTATCACTGCCAACGCTGGCAGCCAGAGCCTCGCAGAGCGAATCTGCACCGGCAACAAATGCTTCGCGTACCAAATCGGTATTCGGGTCTGTAAACGCCCAGATTCCGTTTTCCAAGGTGACGCGTAATGAGGTGATGGAATTCTTAGCCATAAGTAAATGAAACCTTTCGTAATGTTGTTTTACCACATAAATGGTTCCCATGCTGGGAATTGAACCCAAGTCTTAGCTGCCACAGAGCTACGCTCTCCCATTGAGCTACACAGGACATGAAACTGGTTCTCCCGGGCCGATTCAAACGACCAATGAGCGGTCCAAAGCCGCTAGTTTTATCAGTTAAACTACAGGAGAATGAAATAATAAATGCCCCACCCGTACTCGCATGACTTGGATTATCTACCAAGAACTTGCAGGCTAACTTCAAAGGGTCGCGTACAGCCTCTACATTGGGCTATCAGAATATGGATGGGACTAATAAATAGATGGTAGGCCTGGCAGGAGTCGAACCTGCTTGATGCTCAGATATAAGCTGAGTGACTCTACCACAATCATACCTCAGGCCCCGATTAATCGTGGATACGCACCGTAACCGACCTTGCCTGCTCATACTGCTCAGGAGTACACGGCTGAGCTCCAACGGCTAGCACATGTACAATCTGAGTTTCGACTAAACCATTGGCAATAAGTCTGTCTGTGACATTCACAGCACGAGCCAATGAGAGCATCATGTTATTGCCGAAACGCTTCTTTGTCTCTTCTTTAAAGACAGGCGTTGGACAGGCTGAAGCATGAATAAATACTTTGGTATTGGCTGGAACCAACTTAACTATAGCAATAATCTCTTCTTCTTTGAAGTCGATACTGCCTAATGCGAACAACAGCTTACCTATAACTTGCATATAAACCTTAGTAATGCGTTAATAAGAAAAAGGAATGGTTTGGGACAGACTCGAACTGCCGCCCTCTCGCTTTTCAAACGAGTAATCTACCAACTGATATACCAAACCATAAAAGTACATGCAGTATCACACTGCGACCTATCGCTTACGAGGCGAGTGCTCTACGCTGAGCTAATGCACAGGACGAACTGAATTGGAGGCGACAGGTCAGACTCGAACTGACAGGAGATGAGTACCATCCTCATCTGGATCACGCCTCCTAGTGTACTAAGACCAGGCAACTGTGCGTTTCACCAGATTATGTTTGCCTATTCCATCACCGTCGCCATCGCCATAAGTGGTTGCGGGAGCTGGGATCGAACCAGCGACTGCGAACTTATGAGGATCGCTTTCTTCCACTGAATTATCCCGCTATATCTCACTATATTATTAAGATTCCTCATTAAGTCTAGATGCAAACTGTATATACTCAGAACTTTTCAACCATGCATAATGGTTTAATTGTTCTGATGTTCGTTTTCTATGACAATTAGCACATCTTACTGTGCATTTATCTACTTCTAACTGGAGTCTTTTGATAATTACACCGGTTTGTATCATCTGAGAAATTGGCCGTACTTTTGTATTTTGTATATCATGATCAAAATCTAATACCCTAGGATCCGACTCTCCACATCCACATGGATGAGTTTTTTTATATTCGTAAATAAAGTGTCTAGCTGCCATAATTCTTATATCTTTACGTACTTTCCATCTATCTTTATATTTATGCTTATTCCTTAAATATGATTGTCTTGACCTAGGGCGTTGGCATTCTTTGCAATAATAATGCAAAGTACCAGTCGCTTTATTAGTGAAATCAAACTCCGATTCTAGCTTCGGAATTTTACATATAGTACATATTTTCATATAATGATATTATGAGGTATACTATACGTTTCAAGTAGTATATTTAACTGATTATTCTGATTCGGCAAGCACCATCACCGTTGTAATGATAGTTTTTTGATGGAAAATAGTAATAGCCTTAATTACAGTAGGACAACTTTTTACACTAGGTAAACCAAGAATTTCACGAAGTTCTGCGCTCTGTCGTGACATACAAAATCTTTCAGCACGCTCACAGATGATATCCATCATCTGTTGAGTTGGGGTTTTCAAGAAAAATATCTTAAATGCATTATGTTCGCCGTAGTCTACTTCACATGGCCTTGCACACCCACTTTCATCTGATTTATGATCGATGGCTCCTTCAAATAAGCTCTGTATCTGACTCGGTACGAGCTGAGCCTCTTCTTCTCCAACTCCACAATCACCATACTGACCAGTAATGAAAGCGCACATCTCCCGTTCAAAATTCCCAGCGTACTTATCAGTTATAATTTGTACATAAAACTCATCATGTGATGTTTTCATCGATTCCCCATGCGGCCAACCCCAACCTTCGTTGCCGCTATCTCCCGACAGTATCGGGCCTTAACCTTACGTGTATAAAAAATATAAAAGAAAACCCTGGCTTTGCGGGCCAGGGTTCATGTACTCACCAAAAGAGTATAGAAACCTCAGGCACTACCTGATGTGGTTTGATACGTCTGATGGAACGATATACATTTCATGATTTCAATAATAACTGCTCTTGAAGGCTTGTCAAGCTTCTTAGAATGTTTTCTAAGTAGATCGACTTCCTACGTTTAGCAGTATTAGTCTTGGTTCCATTGATGTCTATCACTCCTAACAGGAGCTTGTGATAGACTGGTTCGATCTGTTCGATGAATTCTGCGAGAGTGTGAGGTAGTTTCACGCGACATACTCCGTACTCAACATAGTGATCCTCAGCTTGTGCGAATGCAGCACATATTGCCGCATCTTCAGAAGTATAGACCTCGGCCTTCGACAGCATGTCAACATGCCAGAGAGGATCGAGCTGATCTGTTTCGAGTAAGAACCGACTCTCAATACACTGTACTTCGATGACATAGGATTTGCCATCTGGTGTAGAAAAAACAGCAACGGTATTATCAGCGCTCATGGGATGTTTCCTTGGTTTGGTGTACTGATCTTATACCGAAAATGGTACCCAGCTCAGGGGACGATCCTGAAACCTCTTGCATGTAAAGCAAGCGCTCTAGCCAATTGAGCTAGCCGGGCATGTATATCGAGATTCTACTTGCAGACCACCACTCTGGGCAGTATCCTTTGGGATAATCGAGTGGCGTGGCATTGCCCCACTCATACCCAAGAAAAAAGGATACGCAAGATGGATCTTAAAGAACAGGTCAAGGCATTGAAATCCGAACTGAAAGATGCGAAAGAGAATAACCTAGAGACTGACTATATCCGTGAGAAAATCTTCGGCCTATCATCGGCCAATATCGTGACACCTGAGTGGACTACCAAGACCCCTAGTAACATCAATTCACCAGGGATTCCTACAGCTTTTTGGTCAGATTGGCATTACTCTGAAGTCGTAAATCCAACCGCTATCGGGCATGTGAATGCCTTCAACAAAGAAATTTTTAACCGCCGTCTGCAGCGTCTCGTTGAGAAGACGATTCTCATGCTGACCAAGCATATGGTGAACCCGAAGTATGATGGCCTCGTGCTCGCTCTTGGTGGCGACATGATCTCTGGAGAGATCCACCATGAACTCACCGCCACCAATACTGACCCGGCTCTGAAGTCGTGCAAGGAACTGGTAGGGAAGATCAAGTGGGCTATCGATGAACTCCTGAAGCACTTTCCTAGACTCTTTATACCATGTGTCGTTGGTAACCATGGTCGTACTACATTTAAACCCGAGTCGAAAAACTACGTTTTCAAGAACTATGACTGGCTTATCTATACCATGTTGGAGACTATCTACGAAGGAGACAAGCGCGTGGTCTTCAAGGTCAGCGAGTCAACCGACTGTCAGTATAATATCTATGGTACGCGGTACCTGCTGACCCATGGCAATCAGTTCCGTGGAGGTGGAGGTATCGCTGGCTTACTATCACCTCTCATGACTGGTGATTTCAAGAAGCGTAAGCGTCAGACGGCTGTCAACCAAAGCTATGATTTCATGTTAATGGGCCATTGGCATCAATTAGCGCAATTTAAAGGCATCATAGTTAATGGTTCCATTAAGGGCTATGATGAGTATGCTGCTGATAACAACTTTGACTTCGAGCTTCCTCAGCAGGCACTGTGGACGACGCATCGTGAGATCGGCATTAATTACTGGATGCCCATTAAACTTGAGTCGCAACAGTCAGTCTCTGAGAAAGTGAAGTGGGTCAGCTGGAGGGAATAATGGTCAAAGCTAAGTCCAAACGTAAACCGTCTGTCTCCAAAAAGGAGCTGGTTGATTCTCTGCATGCCGCTCAAAGCGACCTGAAGAAAATAAAGAAGCTTAATGACGCAATTATTAAACGTGGCGATGAGATTAGTGAAGAGAATGAACGCTTTAAACTTGCATTAGGGAATACTCAGACCGCTATCGAATCGATAGAGAATGAGCATTCTGAAGAATACGTTAAGCTAAATAAAAAGATAGACGAGTTAATCGCCTTTATAAAGACTAAACCCACTCCTTGAGTGGGTTTAGTCTTATCTACTTTGATCTAACTTAATGAGGATAATGACTAAGATAACTGCCACGCTCAACGTTATAGACGTTGGGCTCCAGGCAAGTTTTGTGATTAACTGCATAAATCATTTCTATGGTGGACCTGTTCGGAATCGAACCGAAACTCTTCTGCGTGCAAGGCAGACGCTTTAGCCAATTAAGCTACAGGCCCATATGGTTCACCTTCCTAGACTCGAACTAGGGACCTATGCCTTATCAGGGCATTGCTCTAACCAACTGAGCTAAAGGTGACTACGTATTCCCCCAATATATATCATCAATATTTAAGATCTCATCAGGAGCGTACTTGATGATGAGATCTTTTACAAGCGAATTATGCCTTAATAAAGACCATTCATCCAGAGTGAGAGGAATGCCTAGATGCTCCTTCATCTGTATGGATGGTAGGTGTAAGTACACGCCTTCGGCATTCGATTCCATGTCTATCTGCTTCTGCTATAATTTTCTCAATAGTATCATCAGCTTCCAGTATATCCAGGAGATGGACTGGGATATTCATGAGCTTCTTGATCGCTAGGCTCTGTTTTTGAGTATTTGTCACGGGCTCTTTCTAAAAATGCTATGATGCGCGGATCAGTGTTGATAGACTGCATAAGACAAATGGTTTCATTGATATCAAGATCAATATGTAACTGACGTTTCATGTTAATGGTATTTATGTCCATACTTTTTCACATTGTTCATCAGGGAGCGCCTAGATTCTGATGTTAATGGCTTCGATCCGAGACCACGATAACACATATGGAGTACCTCATCAGCTTCCAGTGGTATATTCATGATTTGTTTGAGTCTAATAGACTCTTCGTATATATTTTGTCCCACACGTTTTTCTTCCATTCTTATTTCCATCACTTCGTTTACAGTTCATATACCAAGTCTATCTAGAACTCTATACATCCACTGAGTCACAGGAGCTTGGCCTACGTCACGCATTGGAAATACATCCATCATATGATTAATATATATACCCATAATTTTTTCTTTATGGACTAGATCATTACCGCATCTACTAATCAGGTCTTTACGTATATCGATAGACTTTTGTAGTATAAAATGGGCTTCATCATAGGAGAGTTTAATCCCCATCTGTTTCTTAAGTTTTATGGATTCGATCATAACCTAGTACCTTATTAACTTCTCTATACCACCAAGGAGCGCTGACATGACATGTGAGATTTTCTGTAAATACATGTGATATCATATGTATTGCCCATTCTTCGCCTTCTATCATGTGGCTGCCCATATTATATTGGTTAATCCATCCGAGGATATTCTTCGATTGATTCATAATAAATGAAGCTTCTTCATCATCGAGCCGTACCCGAAGCATTCTCTTCAACTCAATACGATCTATCATGCTTCGTTCCTATACATATCAAAGAGCCACCCATAATAGGATACCTGATTTGCATCCAGGAATCCTAATGGATCATATCGCCGATCATATCGCCTGAGCGGGAGCATCTTCTCATATACAAATAACTCTTTTTTTTCATTGTATGATAATGGTATATTCATCAGCTGTTTTACATAGATCTCGTCAATCATAATGCTTCGGAGCCTGTCTATCAGCTTCACGTAACTGTTCTAAGTACACGCGATGTCTCCAGTTCATCATACCTGCTTCGATCTGAGATAACTCTAAACCGAGATCAGCCTTCAGTTCACCTCTATGGAGAATCATTTCTATCTCTTCTGGTGACCAGTTGAGTTCTTCGAACATTCTCATAAGAGTGGTTTTCCTTGTAATAAACGATATCGATTGACACGAACTTTATAGACCTCAGCCAGCTTCATAATGTCAACGTCCTGCATGTAGAGCGGCAATCCCATTTCTTTGCGAAAGAGCGCTTCATCAATGCCTTCAGCTACATAAGATATGAAGCCAGTTTTATCGTGTTCAGGTACTATCATAGCAATGGTAGATCACCAGTAATGAAATCGATTAAATCTTCATCATCTGGCCCAATACAGCAACAGGTCTTTGTAGCTACATTCTTAAACTCAGTGAGGCCACTATCGATGATCAAATGGCTAACGAGTCCCTTCTTAAGAGCCAATTCATGTACAGCATCGAGCTGCTGCTCAGACTGCACATAGACACAAATCTTTTTAAAGGTACCAAAGTAGTATTTCTTTTCATCTTCGCTGAAGATACTACGGGGTCTAAATAAGAAGTTTAATCTCGATATGATCGATTGGTCTAGGGATTGAAATTTGGATAGTAAATCCTTCATGGTTGCGTGTGACCCTTGGGCCACAAGCTTGCCTTTGCGCATGTTGAGATCCTTGCGCATAACGATAACTTGCTTGCTCATTGAGTATTTCCTCTATGATGTCTTTTATTCCGTACAGGCCGAGTTCTTTGCGGAGCTGTTTTTCGCTCTCGTAGAGATTGATCATAAATCATCGTCCCCAGTTCATGTAAAAATAGTTTATCTATCTCACGATTGATATCTTGTGTAACCTTATCCTCGGAAGCATCCCATACTGTCCAAAGCCCAAGATCTATACGTAATTGTTTTTCTTCTGGTGTCATGGATCACAACACGCATGTTCTTGAGCTAAGGAATAGAGACTATAGTGTGCCATGGCCTCTAATTGACGATTACGATATATGGTTAACCACATTTCATCATAGATAGTCCATATTCCGAGATCGTGCTTGAGTGGTTTAGCTCGTTCATATTCTTGGCATTTAGCGAGATCATGTACGACACGATCAAAAGTACTGCCATATGCATAGTCATCTAAAGAATTCCCTGTACTATCAAACGCTGCAGGTGTATCTTTCTTTTCCAGCTCAATATCCATTGTGATCCGATCATATTTAATATATCTTGTATATCAAACAATTTACCATATTTAACTACTTCTCGTGGTGGCCTATTACCATAATTTTGCTGTGTCCTAATACCATTTGTTTTACTTAAAAATGATAAACGATCTATATAGCCAATAATATATACTTTGTCTGCTCGTATATCGCCTAATGACAATAAAACAGCATAATCTGCGATGAACTCATTTACATGATCAAATTTAAGATCAGGACTAGTTAAATGAGTAGAAAACTTAATCTCAAATGACTTATGAATACCGTTATGATGGCAATCAGGATGACCACCATCTCCATCTAGTCCACCATATGATTTCCAGTCTATATCGCATCCAAATTCCTCACTAAATACCAGTTCTCCTAGCGCTCCATAACAGTGCGAGGAAAATCCATTTCTTAGTCCAGCCGCTACTTTTGGACCATTACGGATATGAGCTAGCTTCACGGCCAATGCTTTTAGGCGTGGAGTAACTGGTACGATGATTGGCATAATTTTAACCTAAAATAGGTTTATATACTAGATGGCATCCAGAATATTATTAATAGTTAACATATTATTTTTTCTGAGATCTTGAACATATTCAACATATTCATCCGATGTGAGCGGTATACCCATCTCAACTTTGAGGCGACGAGAAGCACGTGACGCTGCCATCATCATGGGTGAGGAATGTTCTTCCACGCTTTTTGCGATTAATGTCTTGTATTTGGACATAAAGGTAATTCTGAAGTGGTTGAGGTTCACCGTTATCGGAATAGACGGAACAGAATTGAGTCACGATCTCATCAGTACTTAATGCTATACCCATCTCTAGTTTTAGATGTATAGCTGCAAAGATATGGTCTTCTTCATCCTGAGTCATCGATAAGAACCTTAGCTATAGCACTCGCATTACAAAGTGCTGGTCCTGGTATGTGTATAAATATAAAATCAGGAGTATCATATCTACCATACTGGTGGTATGATTCACGATTTGTTAATTTAATATTCATAGTCATTTTTAATGCAATACTCATGGTTTCCTCCTCAGTAAGAGGAGCAAAAATACCATGCGCTTCTGAATGATCGATTATCATAATTGGAGCGGGTAGCGTGAATCGAACACGCGTCTTCTACTTGGAAGGAAGTTGATCTACCACTGACCTATACCCACGTAAGATTGACATCATGACTTTATAAGTTGTAATGTCAATCACGAAGCTGACAAATGATCTTAATATAACAGATATTCTCTACTGGCAATAACGTATCAAAGTCTGATAGCTCAATAGCCTTATCGCCTTTTGCGATATCAGCCTTGGCTTTCTTATAGGCTTCACGCATTGCTTTATTAGCAATATCATCGGTTTCGCATCCGCCAAAGATATATTGGATGGGTGTTTGATGCCCACAGAATAGTATAGAAAGAGCTATGTTGTATTTACGACCAGCCGCATATGTTGCCATGGGTTCCTTTCTGAATAGGTGCGGCTTACCCGCCAGCACGCTGTAGATTATTCAACCAGCGATCACTTTGTATTTCATATACACACAAAGTGAGAAAAAGTAGACGTTTATAACGGGAAACGTTGCCAAACCCCCTTCATAAGACCTGAAGGCTCGCCTCTTATTTTTATGGCAGTGCATAAGAACACCTTTCACTACTAACGCCAATGGCCAATGGAGTCGGGTTCACCTTATTATGTTTTTAGCTGTACCTACGAACCACCTACACTCTCCTAGTCTTACGGGACGACGTCTATGAGTGTTTCATTACGGTTGTCCGAGCACCGCAGGAGATACGAAGGACTTATACCAGGATTACACGCCAATGCAACGACCCAGGATGGATTCGAACCACCGCCTGCTTCCTTTGGAGGGAAGTCATCTACCGGACTGATGTACCGAGTCATATATGTGAGTATATTGAACCTTTTTTAGGTTCAATATACTCACAATTCGTCATTACGAGAGCCAATAGTAACTAAGACACGCGTCTCTTCATTCGCCTCTTGCTTCTCAGCCTCATGCAGTGTCATCGAAAGCGCATGATGGTCATAGTGTAGAGATTCATAGACAGTAGTGCTAAAAATCTCTTTTGTAGCCCATACTGCATGAATATACGCTTCATTGAAGTTATTCCACTTGATGCAATGATGAAATGTCCAACCACTCTTAATAAGACCACAGACTCTCGGAGAATTAATCATATAACCGATCTATTTAAATATTTTAAAGTATCTATCATTAAGAGATCGACGTTCTTCCCAACCACTTCAGGGGATGACTCTGTCTCTTTGGTAGCTGACATAGTATAACCAGATTTATTGTATTTGACAATAAAAGTCCATCCAGCTTCAAGCGCTTGGATAATTTCTTCTCGATTGATCTCATGATGCTGATGCATATATCTTCTTCTTCCGATGTCATTTCAAGCCATAAACGCTCTACACGATCCAAATCAGCAAGATGCTGACTATCAAGGCGCATGCAGAGTTCCGCGTAAGTTATGACGAGTGGGATGTTCATAATAATGGTCAGTCCGAAAAGATTCGCACTTTTGACCCCTTGGTTCCAAACCAAGTGCTCTAACTAAGCTGAGCTACGGACTGTTATTTGACGACTAGCTGATACGGTATATCTGGTGTCTGTAACATATCAAGATGAAATGGTATTTTGCTCACAAAGCGATGATCTGGACTTTTCTGTACAGATAGGAAGACCCATGAACTAAATCTACTCATTTCAAACCGTTTTATTAAGAATATAGTATCTGTTCTCCATATCATAGGAACATCTATATGAACGTTTAATGCTGATCCAACCTCATTTTCTGTAGTAAGTAGTTTAATAAGAGCGCTATTGTCATATGGAATAACGACAGACCATGGTTCAAGAATCTTAAATCGGCTTCCGAGCAGCGGGAGATTTATTAACATAGTGGAGTTCTCTAGCAAAAGTTTTATCAAGTGCGATATCCCAGTTTATATTCATGAAGAGACAAGATGCAAGATTATTGATGTTATTACGATAATATGGTACTTTATTAGGCAAAGCTACCTCATACCAATATCCCTCGCTATATCTTTCTCGATAATTTACATAACATCCAATACTGTCATTCATATGAAAGAATAGTTCATAATCTACATGAAGATCAATATAGATCTGTGCTTTCCAAAGGAACCAACGTTCTATATCTTTATGATTAAACTGCAACATTTTTAATCATAGAAATGAATGTTGGATTCAGCATATGATAAGATCGTACCGTCTCTATAAACAGACGTAATGCATCTTGCAGATTATATGCACTCACTGATACCTTATACTTCGACGCACATGCTGCAAAAATCTCAAAATGTAAATAACCAAAAAAATCTTCTTTATAATATAAAGACATTATACGCGATTCTGACACGCGGAATGGTCTCACGCTGTGAGTTACATCCATAGCCAGTGGTATAGAGAACTCAGTCTTAAACCAGTTCTCTAATTCTGCGTCTGTGACGCTGGATTGTGCTGCCATAACATCCTGACGAATGAGCGGTCTAGTGATGATAAAGTACGTATATAATATATAAACTTCATGATAGCTTTATCGATATACTGATAGACTGCCTCTTGGTAGTCGTTTGATCCACGATCTCCAAAGCAGATTTTATAATATCCCATAGTATTCTTCTGCGTGCCAAAAACAGGTGCATAAATATACAATAATTTACAATATATATTTTCTGCTACAAGAAATCTGAACTCATAATGAACATGCATAGCCTCTGGTATGGTAAATAGAGATCTAAACCAGGCCTCTATTTCTGTGTCAGAGACGGATTGTGGTGTAAACATAAGTGGCTGGTGGAGTAGGAGTCGAACCTACATGTTATTTCTAACGGCACGTTAACAGCGTGCTGGCTTACCATTCGCCGCATCCACCAATAAAAAACGCTCTCAGTTTGAGTCCCTGAGAGCGCTATTATACTAACACATCAACGAATGATCAAACTGCGACAACAGTCGCAACTGCAGCCTTGGGCTGACGACCAGCCGCCAGCTTGTTCAGACGAGTCTGAATCTTGCCGACGAGAGCATTGCCCACTGCCTGAATCTTGGCGACCTTAGCATCCGACAGACGACGGAAGCCGAACTCAGCCTTCAGTGCATCAGCGGAGAGAGTATCGAAAACACCATTGAGAGCACGCGAAGCCATCTTGCTTGCGATCTGCTTGTTAGAAGCGTACTTAGCCATGAGATAAATCCTTTGGATTGTTTGCAGCCTGTATTGGCTGTTATAGTTGGAATCATAATAGTAAAAAAATAAGCGCAAGTAGTTTTTTTACTCTACTTGCGCTTTAATAGCTACATTGAATCTAATAGCGATTTAAGCTGTTTAGCAGTGTAATGACCTTCGACATAGATGGCTCTAGCTTTCACTTTAGCCTTCTTAGGCATAGATATCGATAGCTTCTCAAGATGATCGACAGATCTCAAGTAGATAGCAATAATCTCTTGAGCACCAGCATCACTGATAACAGGAATCCATGCATGGTTAATTGCTGATGCGGAAAAAGTATAACCAGTTTTTTTAACCCTATCAGCAATAGCCTGAGCTGAAGCAATATTAGCACGAGTAACCTTATACTGACAAAATAGAGTATTAGGCTTTACTGGATATTGATACAGTAAACCTAACGCCAATCTTGCCATCTGCCCATTAGTCAGCTTATTCAACTTCGGCTTCTGATAGTCAGGACGATCTCCACGACGATAGATAACAATGTTATTACCATCATAGACGCCTTCAGAAAAGACCTCGAAGGTCAAATGATCAGGGGTCAGTTCACGGAGAATCTTCATGACTCGACCAGCTTCATCGACTGATCCAGTCAGTGCACGAGCCTCTGAAAAGAGAGCATCAGCATTCATATGAAGATATCCCTTCTTGGAAATAGCTCCATCAAAATGACGAGCAACCAGATTGCGGATCTGATTATGAACGACATCAACAACAACTTCTTTACGCTTAATAGCCATTGGCTATCCTTTTTAAATTGGCAGGATTTTACTTTGGATCGTTAAGATGCCTACCACCAAGAGTTTTATACCTGATTCGTCTGCGATCTTGCCACGATGCATTCAGACTGCAAGTCTTTGATCACACTATGACAGGCATCAAGTTCAAGGGTGAGAATCTGAACACGGCGTTCAGCTTCTAACCTAAGATCATGGGGAGACTTCCCATCCACAATCCGTTGTATAGTAATTGATAATGGAACACCTTCTGCTGTCTCTATGCGGCTTTCCACGTAATTTACAGCTCTATGTGCGTCTAGCATAGCGATAAGTGCCTTCGCCATAACCTGTACGAATTCCTGTCCTTTAGCGATAGTGACCTTAATCTCCATCGCTTCGACGGATATTTCTTCGACTTTTGACATATATTCCCTATATCTAAAAAAACAGCCAGGTATAACCATGGCTGTTTTGTACTATTACCAGCCCCTGTTCGCGGCTGCGGTACGAGCTGAACGCTTGGAGCGCTCTGAACGAGCAATGGACTGTTGTTCAGAGGTGAGGTTGCGATAAGCAGCCTTACCCGAATCAAGAGCGGCCATGATCTTCTTTGCGCTGGTTCCAAGAGAGTCTGTGCCGACAGATGGCGACTTTCTCTTCACAGTAGCGACAGGCTTGATGACAGCGCGGTCAGTGACGGTAACGCTGTATTCATTTCTATCGAGACTCAGAGTGAATGATGGGCTGCGAGTCTGAGCCGCATAACGGGCCAGCTTGCGAGCATGAGTAGCGATGACACCCATCCGAGCAATGTCGGAAGTGTCAGCGCCGGAGCGGATGCGGAGTTGCATGTTTTAAACCTTGGTGAGTGTTAATGGATAATTATTGACAAACAGCACACTCTGTATTTTCTATTTGTTTACGCACTGCTTCGCGCTCCGTCGAGTCAGCCTTCAGGATAGGCTGGCTACGCAGGTAATACAGCGACTTACAGCCTGATTTCCAGGCTTCCATGTGGACATCATAAAGATACTTCATGGATACAGGTACGTCGAAAAACAGATTTAACGACTGTGCTTGGCAAATAAATGGTTGTCGATCACCAGCCTGATGGGCGAGTTCTCGTTGGTTGATCTCGAATGCTGTCTTGAATACGGCCTTTGCTTTATCGTCCATATAAGGAAGATGTAAGATGGACCCACCGTGGGCTATAATGTCCTTCCAAGTTTCTGCCGTATTCTTATTGATAGATTCAAGATACTGTTCTAAGTACTTATTTTTTACCAGAAAAGAGCCTGATAATGTTTTCTGTAAGTAGCATTGTCCTACAATCGGTTCGATACCCGGAGTAGAGTTTCCCGCAATAACCGAGATATTAGCTGTTGGAGCAATAGAAAGGACATAGCTATTGCGCTGGTTAAAAACAGTTCCAAGTCCATCTGGGCAGACTCCTCTTTCCTGACCAAGGCGCACTGAAGCAGCCTTAGCTTTGGTATGGATATTCTTAAAGACGAGACGATTGAGTGATCGTGCACCAATAGACTCAAAAGGAATACCCTTCTGCATGAGCATGCCATGGTACCCCATAACACCGAGCCCTACAGATCGTTCCTGTGTCGCTGAGAATATAGACTTCTTATATTGCTGTGCATCGGCTTTATAGATGAAATCTTGCAGAACATTATCGAGTGCACGGACAGCGGTATAGATGATATTCGGATCATCTTTCCATTGATCGTAGTTCTCTAAATTCAATGATCCTAAGCAGCAGACAGCAGTGCGATCTACTGTCGTTGGAAGTGTAATCTCAGAACATAAATTACTTTGCTGACAAAATAATTTTTTCTCCACATGATGTACTGGAGTATCTTTCAATACTGCATCAATAAAGAGAATATACGGCTCTCCAGTCTCAATACGGACCTTCATGATATTACGGAATAACTCGAAAGCATCGATTTCTTTAACTACTTCATTGGTTTTAGGACAGCGCAATGCATAGGAAGTACGGTTCTCAACCGCTACCATGAAAGCATCGTCCACCACAATGCCATGGTGAAGATTGAGACATCGACGATCCAGATCACCCCCAGTAGGTTTACGTATCTCAATGAACTCCTCAATCTCGCTGTTCCAGACATTAAGATACACTGCCGCAGCACCTCGACGGGTATTACCCTGACTAACAGCCAGAGTAGAAGCATCCATGACTTTAAGGAAAGGGATGATACCAGAAGACTTACCACCAGTACTAAGTCGAGCATTTTTGCCCCGCACATTGCCCCAATGAGTGCCAATGCCTCCTCCTCCCTTCGATAGAAACGCATTCTCTGAGTACGACTCGTAAATACCTTCAATGCTATCAGAAACAGTATTGAGAAAGCAGCTAATAGGTAAACCACGAGATGATCCGATATTCGTGAGCACAGGAGTTGCCAACGTAAACCAATGCTTCGACAGAATCTCATATAACTCTTGTGCATAGGTTACTATATCCTGAAACAGGACTGGTTTCCCTGATGGATCTACGTCGTGTACTTCATAGATTCCCTGATTTACCAACTGAATGCCACCAGGCTTAATAACTGACTTCAGTCCTGCATAAGCTACGCCAGTAGCAATACGCGCCCAGAACTTCTGGCAGTCTTCTACAATTTGATCTTTATTGCGAAGAAAATATCGATCTTTAATAACCTCTAATCCGAAATAAGTAAATAAAGCATCACGACTATAGTCGAGTTTAATATGCTCTTGTACGATTTTACTCGTGGTATACTGAGGACTATCCCACGAGTTAAGCGACTTTGTCTGCTCTTTAATATCTGCTAATAAAAGGTCTCTTGCACCAATCAGGTCTTGTCGATCCAGGCATTCGAGAATGGTCATACTTTGGTGTGCTTTCTAAGATTATCTTACAAGGTCATTAATAATAGTTCCTTTGGAGTAGTTAGTAGACCTACCCTCAAAGAAATTTTGCATTTCTTGTCCATTCACTAACACATCAAGCCACGGTAATGGATTTTGCTTAATATGATAATTACTCTTGAGGCCAAGATCGCCAAGTCGGATATCAGCCATATATCGTACATACTTTTTTATGCTAGCTGCCGTCAGACCTTCGATATCGCCCATATCAAAACAGGCATCAATAAAAGCGTCTTCAAGTTTAACGCAATCTCGACATGCCTGGTATAAACTCTTTTTCAGTTCATCATTCCATAATGATGGGTTTTCGGAGATGATCTCTCTAAAAAGTTTAGTAATACACTGAGCATGTAAACTCTCGTCTCTAATAGACCATGTGATAATCTGTCCAACACCTTTCAATAATCCTCTACGAGGAAAACTATTAAGAATAGCGAATGAACTGAATAACTGGACTCCCTCAACAAATCCACCAAATATAGCTAAACACTTAGCTAATGAGGCTATATCTGTAATCTCAATATTATTAAGATAATCATCTTTATCTTTCATAGATTTAATGTCTACAAAAGACTGATAAAAATCATTATTAGAATCTAGATTAAGACTATCAGAAAGATATGCATAGGCATCTACATGAACAGATTCCATTGCTGCAAATGCTGATAACATCATCTTAACTTCTGGAAGATGAAAATGATGCATAAGTCTATTAATGTAATTATCAGATACGGCAAGATCAGCCTGCGTAAAAAATCTCAGCACTTGTGTGACTAATGATTTCTCGGCTGGAGTTAAAGTAAAATGGAAGTCTTTAATATCATTATCAATTGGTACTTCCTGGGCCATCCAATGGCTCTGATTTTGAGACTGAAACGCTTTAAACGTCCAATCATAGTCAAATGGTTTATAGGTGGTTCGATGACCTAAAATTGATTTTGTCATATATATATTTCTACGCCTTTGGCGTTCTTGAATAGATCGCCAAGTAGTCATTGACTAAATTTGATCCCCTAGCAGTTGCTAGAGCTAAGATCGTTATACCAAGTAAACCGAGATGAGTTTCCCGATAGGTCATCAGCACTAAAAGTGCTGATGACCTATATGAAAGGCAATAAGGGCAGTTGAGTCCAGTTAACCAGCTTATGCTGATTAATCGCAGTTTAATATCTTTAAATATTCTACCGTGATGAAGGAGTTCTACTAACCCGTTATTTGCCAGTACCAGTATTAAAAACCAGGCCCCTAGGCTCATCAGGAATTCCAAACGTTAATCCACAGTTTGTACACTTAAATAAATCTTTTGACTTCTTTAGGTAATCAATGCACTTGCAGTTCGGACAGTCAACGACTGCGTGCTTCTCCATCTCTTCACTCATGACTCACCTCGTGAGAGACACCATAGCCGTTCAGGCATGATGGTCAACAGCGACTTACTAGCTAAAAGAATAGACCCTTTCAGGTCTATTCTTAGTGCACTAAGAATTGTTATGCTGGTTGAGGAGCAGGAGCTACTACAGCCACTTCAGCACGAATAGCCGTTGGTACAGATTCTTCTTCAACTGCTACATCTTCTTCGACACCAGTAAGAACAGCTTTCTTCTTGCGTGTCTTCTTCGCAGGTGTTGCAGCAACAGCTTCGGTTAAAGCGGTTTCTGTAACTTCCTTTGCCTTCTCGGCTTCTGGAATCTTCTGCTTAAAGCATTGTGACGCGACTTCGATATACGTCTTACCAGGAAAGGTAGCCGTCATGAAATCACCAATGCTCGTATATTCTGTAATAAGAGCAGAATAGTTTTCCTGAACGATCTTAATAGCTGATAACTCCGTCAGACGAGTCTTTCGTTCAAACGTAGTAGCATCAAGTTCGTTACTGAATGATGAAACGAAACTGTTCAACGACTGCTGCCATTTGTCGGACTTGAAGAAATCAACAGCGAAGCCACCTTGATCTAATAATCCAATATTGATCCCTGGACCGCTGCTTCCCTGTCTGAGCATAAAATAGACGAGGCCGACCATTAAGCGATTAACATCGCGTATGTTATCGAACTCTATAGTCCTCTGACCAGTGAAAGTCGTCATATACACGTCAGGTATCGGTGCGCTAAAGATCATTCGGTACTTATTTTCGTGTTTTACAAAACTCCACGTAAGTACCGGATATGGCTCTCCACGATCACCACCGATAAGTGTTCTATTTCTACTTGCTGAGGTCACCTGACCAGTGACGCCAGGATAATTACTACTCCATTCACCTCTACATCCCTGAGACTCTGGAAGGTGAGCGGAATTAATTCCTACCCACATAGTCCATGGAGACAGCATATAATGGCTATTCTGACAACGCATGCATGCCCTACACTCTTCTCGATAATCGAAATAGAGTGAAATAGGCTTAATATCGACAGCAGCAAATCTATCAAATATTTTCACTAAGCATTTCGTATCCCATCCACATGATTCTGAGATCATGGTGGTCAGGAGTTTTACATCCAATCCAAAGTACTTGGTGGTGAAATACGCGTTCAACACACGCATTCTACGTTCTGACCATGAAGATTTAGAAAGAACAAAGTCAGTCTCAGGATTACTTGTCACTGAAGCTAACTTCTGATTAAAAATAGTAGCGTCTTCCAGCTCTGGTTGTATGGCATATCGCCACATTATGGACCTCTTGGTGTTGACAGCAGTTCATGGAGTGGAAATACTTGTTCTGGTTCCTGACGGCACGAAGGACATTCTTGCGTGGTATGGACTGAACACTCAGAAATGAGCGTTCCGCATTCCACGCAGACTCTTGGATAATCGCGCTCTTCAGCGAGACAGTCCTGCATCTCTGCCAGATATACTCCAGATGTCATATCTGGAGTAATTTCTAACCACTTATCACCACATGGTAGAGGAATACACGATAATTCATCAGGATTTGCATACCATTCATCAATATTTACATATCCATAAATGATCCTATTGTCGGTCATATCGACAATAGGCCAGTTGCTCATCCTATCGAGCCTCAACTTCTGGTCCGGGAACTGCAGGACCAGCGCCTCCTCCTCGATCTCGATCTCGGACCCGAGGTGGCTCTTCGGTGGTATTGAAGACAAGCTCTGCGCTGGCTGCTGTGACTTCTGAGAGATTGACTCGCGCTCTAATGTTTCGCTCTGTTGGACTACGTTCTTGCTCGCGTGATCTGGAGCGAGTTTCGATGCTGTTGAAAGCGCATTTGTTGATATCAAAGAATGATTCGTTGTAGTCGGGGATCTTGTGGTTGGCATATGCTTCCCAGGATTGATAAAAATGCATTAACATAGTGGATGCGCAAACAAAGTTGGTGACAATAATCTGCCCACCACTAGGTAATGCTGCAAGCTGTTCACATGACATTGCTGAACGATCACCATCGTTTGCTTCTGCAATCTCAGGATGCTTCTTCAGTAAGGTCTCATTCTGATGGCTACGAGCAGTACGATGAAAGAGATGAGAATTGCCATCAGTCATCTCATTACCACCAGTTAATAATGTGACATTATCCATGCCATCAGCAATCTGACTGAGATGGAGACGACACACATTATTATCTGAGCATGAGAGGATCCAGGTCCTGGCAGGATACTGTTTGAAATAGGACCCATGCTTTGTTGAGATAAATTGAGGCACTGCGATAATGGATGACTCTGGGAAGTATGAACGCATGCGTTGCGCAGTCGCATCCGCTTTATTCATACCAATCAGCTTAGGATGAACGATTTGACGATTACGATTACTTGCTTCGTATTTATCGCCATCAACCAGAATGATATCAGTATGATCGAGCATCTTCTTGGAATGGAGGAACCGCATCACTGGCTCAACGAGCCAGGATCCGATTCCACCAAGTCCAATAACATACACGCCATGCTGCATATTGGGCTGACTCTCCCGAGTAGGGAGAGTCAGGATCTCAGATGATTCCGCCATTTGCTTTCGTCAGATAAATACCTTGTAATGGATTTTCATCCACTTTACCAGGTTCGGTTTCACGGCTAATAATCGTCGTCTCCTCTTCAGGAGTCGTATCGGTCTTGCTGTTGAACGGAGCAGGAACAAATCCATCGCTCTCCTGTTCGACAGGAGTCAACATCACACGACCACTCGCATGTTGATTAAAGGGGATAACATTCTGTTTATACCCTAAAATATCACATTGTGTCGGAAGAGCTAATCCATTACCAATAAAGTAATCACGATTATCTGCTTCAAGCTCTTCTTTGGCCTGTGCAAGAGTCATCGACAGAAATGCAGCGTAATCCTGTCCAGTATATCCGAGTTCTGTCAGAAACTTGAAGTTGGCATCGATCCATTTACGAACCGCGACAGTTTCAGATGTATTTCTTGATGGCCCTGAGAGCGGATACAGATCAGACATGGGCGCCTGATATTTCTTATTCTTCTTAGCATTCCCATGAGAGCGCTTCCCATCGACGTTGTTCTGCTGCTTCATCGTCGAAGTCAATGGGACTCTCGATTTTCCCAGATCACTCTTCCACTCTCCATGCTGACCGGGAGGAACATAGTTATGTGACCCATGGCCTTGAGGCGCCATGTATTTATCATCCCAAGGACGAGAAACTGGCGGGAAACACCCAACCAGTGGAGTATATGGCGTATATGCAGGAGCCACATACGGAGGAGGAGTATTCACATTATTTAACCACTCATTAGGGAACTCTCCAACCGGAGGTAACCAATTCTCCACAATATCTTCCATCTTCGACTTCAGGCTAAGTCCACCAATCATGATGCGGCACTCAAACTCATAACCAGGAGTGTTTAGCTTCCCAATCGTGATATTATAGCCATCCACGAATTTTTCATCATGGTCGTCAGTACCCGAATGGAATGCTGACATCGATGCATGGGAATGCATGTGGAGGAGGACAATCCAGCCTTCGCCTGGATGTGGGACATCGCTGTAGTTAACTGACGCTGGAGCAACAGTTTGCTTGGGACAGGTCCACTTAAATTGCGTCGTGCCTGGGAGCCAATAGAGAATGAGCGCGGCTTCGGACTTATGTATGGCGTACACGCGACGAAAAAAGGCGATAGCCGTATCCATCTCCTCTTTTGGGACCAAAGGCAGGCCATGCGTATTAATGAGTGCTTCGGTCTTCTCAACCGCGTTAGGAACCTTCGCAGCGCGAAGACTCCAGAAAAAGTCAGTTTTCTTCAGTAACCACAGCCCATCATGAGCCAGGATATATGAAGTCTTTTCGATATCATCGCACATTTGTGATACATCATCTCCTTTTTCGAGATGATAAAGGGGCAGCATGCCCAGCGTTCCAACGAGTTTCACAGGTCAGTATCCTCTACGGTAGTGACAGCTTGACAAAGGGGGATCTTGTTAATAATTTTATCTAAAGCAATTTTATCTGCCATAGACATGCCACGAAATACCACGTTTTTATCCATGGCATACTGACGGAGTTTCTTAACGAACATAACTTCACCGAAGTTGGCTTCAGTGACCTTGGTGTTCGCTAATTCTTCTACCGTTAATATCTTCAGATCTTTATCGATATATTCTTCGATAGAGATCGTTTTGATACTAGTAGTATACTCATTCAGCATGTAATAGAGATCACGATTGGCTTGCGCGCTCTCTTTTTTACTCACTCGTTGATAATCTCATGAGAAGTTGATTAATACTGAGGTCGCTTTTCCTGTAACTGAGCTTGGACCATACGGTTGGATCAGCGGATGACATACGAATGTATTGTGGATAGTTATTAAACTCTGCAGGATATCCAGGAGTCAAATCATGATTCCAATTAGATCCCCAGAGTGTTTTCGTAAACTGTTCGATCTTCTCTATCAGATTAGAACGAGCATCTACTTGAACACCATCACCAGCACAGATCTTGCCAGAACCCTGATCGTATACGTTCAGAAGTGGAGGATGGAATACTGGATCGTCCAAGGTCTTCAAGCGACGTTTGGAACAACGCACATATGCAGTTAATGCAGGATTAAAGACAAGAACCCAATATAAGAATGGTACGCTAATCGGCATATTAGTGAGTAGTTCACGTGCCTGCGTCTGATAATTAATTTTGCGAACACCAGGGAACTCTTCGATCACATAGATCGTAGCCCGACCACGTCTCGTGTAATTGATACAGTTTTGAGGGAGTAAGCCTGATGACAACGGCTTCTGCTCCTCGAATGTCTTTAACAGATTTTCTAAGTTCGTTTCTTTGATGATTCTCTTCTCAAAGAACGTTACTCTGCCTGATTCATCGATTTCGATGGTCACGGGATGTTGTTCCTTCGGTTGCTGGACTTCTGTGACAAAATTTACATAGTTACCAATATTCCCAAAACTTCCACTGACATTAGTAGTAACCGTAAAACTTGTAGTATTGCCAGTATCCATGGTTCTATATATTACCATATATACTTTCTACCACTTTTTAACTAAAAAAAGAGCCTAATACATATTAGGCTCTTTAAGTCACTCCGACTTCGTCTACCACTGCAGACGTTACGCTACATCAGAACAAAAGGTTATTAACCCTTGGTTCCCTGCTGCTTGTAGAACTCAACAGCGTCACCGCTGCGGATAGTATAGTTTCGATCTGCCTGCTCACCGTTGACGCGAATAGTCTCGTCACCGGACAGATTCAGTACGTCCACGATGGTGTCATCGCTGAAGATACTGGTGATGGTGCGTCCAACAAGACTCGACTCGGCGATCTGGTTGGCACCCTTATAAACCTTGGTTGTAGCCATGATGCATGAATTTCTATGAGAAATGGAGTTTAATAATTTTAGAGAGATATATCATACAATGATATATCCCTCTATTCGCTATAAGAAAGTTATACCAGAAGAATTACTTCTTTTTATCCTTCATCTGGACCACCTTGCCTGGGAAATTCTTTGGCACGGTGCCATCTGGTGTAATCACCCATAACAGTGGAAGGTTTGTCGTTTCAGACAGACCGCACTCACCATCAGTGAAGTAGATAGCACCATCGATATCGGTATCAGCTTCGAGTAATTCGAGATACTTCTCACGAATAGGATCGCTTAACTCGGTCAGATCGCCATTACACATCTTAATAGTGACGTCGAATTGAGTACCTCCACGACCAGCGAACTCGAACTTCGCATCCCCATCGAACTCAGCTACTGACTGTACCGAATGATCGACACAAACGGTGATGAGTGTATGACGCGAAGCATTGTAAATACCGACCATCTCGGCCAGGAACAGCTTCAGATTATCTGAGCTAACCGAACCAGATGTATCAATAAACACAACGAATCTGCTTCTGAAGGAAGGCTGCTTACCCTTCATGATGTAAGGAGCGTGAGCATAGTTACGATTGCGACGTTTCCATGATGGATCCGTATCAGTCGTCACTTTAGACTCGATAAAGTCCTTCAGCTCTTCCTCCCAAGGAACCTCAGGTGGCCGCAAGATCTTATCGATCAGCTCCTTGAGATGCCCTGGAATGTTTCCTGGGTTCTTACCAGCAGCATCTTTCACGACGTCACGCAGAATAGAGTCGAACTGTTCTTCGTTAGTATTGGTTTCCTGCCATGCAGCACCATGCTGGATTGGCTTAGGACCAGGAGGTCCCTCACCTTCTCCATCACCTGCTTTACCTTCACCTTCACCAGCATCTCCACCACCTTCTGGCTGCATGTACGGCTGCATATCTTTATCACTCGGCGGATCTGGTGGGATCGCGTCATAATAGATCTCTGCAGCCTTCTCTTGGCCAGGAAAGTTCTGAAACTTCTCTTTCGCTTTATCGTGAGTCAGAATCTGAGCATAGTCAGGGAACTCTTTCGAGAAGCAGACTTGTGATGTTGCGATATGCGCAGCAGCCACGTATCTACCGAGTTCATGATTCACAGAACGGATCTGATGCTTATTCACTAACAGATTGACCTGTTGCTCAATCAGTAGTGCCAGCTCTTTTGGAGTGGTGCCCTGCTCGATGAGAAACGCTTCGTTGACATACAAATGTATGCGTCCATTGACAATGGACGAATCGACGGGATTTTTATCCCATTCTAAATTAATCGCACAGTCCTGGATGAACGATGCATAAAAGGGTCGGAACTTAATAAGATAAGTACGCGCTATCGAATAGAGCTGCCCTTTGCCGTAATCAGACATAATGATCCTCTATGAATTTATACCTTATATGACCAGTTTATTCTTCCGCAAGTATGTTCTGATGCGTAATATAGTATCACCTTGCAGCATCTCTTCGAGCCTGAAACGGCTCGCAAAATGCTTGTTACAATACATATCTTTATCTTGTTTATAATACAGACTATATAGTAATAACGGTGGATGACTAGTAGTATCTGCATGTTCTAATAGATCCATATCACCAACTTTAAGATGTGTATCCCGATCAAATACTGGAAATCCTAGGTATGTAATACCTAAGTCATGTAGGAATTTCTTTTGATCGATAAGACTCATAATAGTATTTTTAATCCTATTATGAGTCTCTAAATGCTTATCAGGACACTTCTTTGGCATAGGTGCCTCGCTGTATCAGAATACGTGATAAAATCATAATATCTGTTGATGATGGCATATCCGCGATATCTAATGCTATAGCCTCATAGGCTACTCCAAGATCCGTGGCTGTGACTAAGATCAGATTAAAACGTCCATCCCAGAGCATATAGAGAGCAGTTCCATCCTTAAATGTATACCATGCACTATTACCTATATCCATAGATAAATACATTTGAAGTTCATGTTTACATCCATCAATAATAAATCGTATGAATATTTCTACAGCTTCTTGGCTCAATGAAATAACCTCTTCATTATTTTACCGATAGATCGTAATGAACTCGGATTGACCATATTTTCGAGCTTCTTATAGGAAGCGACAAAATGCCCAACGGTATGATTGCTACGATAAATTCTCTTAATCATGAGAGTGAACTCACCTGATGCGATACCAGAGTTCTTAATAATAAACTGTATTTTATTATCATCCATCCACTCTAATGCAAATGGAACTGATTCTGTGGGTAACCCTAATATATTCTTGAGGGCATACTCATGATGTACGTCCTCAAGAATTTGTTTAATACGATCATACTCCTCTGGTAGCATGGATAATGATCTCCTTAATATTAGGACGTCGTCCAGCGTCCATTTGGACAAGAAGAATCCTTGCAGGATGTTTCTCATCTAATGACATGATGTATTTCTTCCTATGATCACTCAACTTGGCATAATAGACAGCAACGGCCATCATCTTCATGTTCGCATCTTCGTGATTATAGAGATACTCGATCATAGTCGAAGCTTTACGTTGAAGAAACACATTAATAGCAGGTAAATTATTGACACTACTCGTGAGTAGTGATTTAAACTGTTCTGAGTCTACATCATCATTGCCAATTAAGCACCGTGCATCGCAAAGTCCTAAACAGGAATTGATATAGAACTCGCATTGAGGACAGCGCATTTATTCTCCGTAGAGGTATGAGATATGGGTACTTTTACTCGTTTTCTCAAGTCCGTGAAGTTCGTGATTGAATACGATAGCAAATACTTTCCATTTACTATGTGTCATCATATCATCGATCCTCATATAGACAGTATCTACTACTGAGCGACTATCTGAGGCGAGACGAGCATCTTTATGTTGATCACAGATATCCGTGACATAGATACGCATGGTAGATCCATATTCATGACGACAATGCATCCAGCTGGTCTTCAAGAGATGTATTTCATCGGTATTCAGATTCATCTGAAACTTTAACTGTGAATCTCGCACCCACTTATCATACTTGTTTTCAAAGTATTTAGCTAACCGCTCAATCTGGCTCGGTGATATTTGCATAATTTAAGAATAATCCCTCTCCAACTGGTATTTCTTCTTTGCCAACAACAAAGAACCAGTCTATACGACGTGAGCTGGTCTGTTTAAAGCGTATGGATACGCCATCTTTAGGTGGTGTATCAATCGTATTATAATACTTAATATCTTGTAACTCCTTAACATCAGCTAACATCGATTTCAGCCGATACTCCCATGCTTGGTCGAATATCGCTTTAATCTCTTCTTTCGTGAAGAGCTGAATCCATGTATAAGGCCCAGTTAAGAATTCATTATGTTCCATTCTTAGCTTTTACCATAGTAAGTGGCTTTTTACCAGTATTATTCTTGATGGGCGCATAGATGAGCTTAGCGAGAAACCTCTGTTTAATATCAATGATCATGGGCATCATTTTTATACACGCTTCATGACCACATGAGTAATACACCATGAGTTCTTCTGCATGGAATGTCACATGTTTATGTTCCATCTCAAATGGAACAATATTATAATAATCTTTATTCTTACCTAACCAAATAGTAAATCCATATGGCAGTTCCATGAACTCAGCCATGGTAATAGTAGATGGACTGACCATTTTATTGGTGGATGAAATTAATAGACCACTCATATCAGTTGGCCTGAGATCAGAAGGACCGCGACGAGGTATATTCACGTTACCCCATGACTCATCATCATCCCATCCTAGTACTTCATGTAAAACTTCAAATAATGTCAAATGTTCATTTTGCATAGATATCCTCCGATTCATGCATATATGTTATATCATAAAATAAAAAAAAAAAATTATTTTGACAGATCCTGAAAAGGGTTGGAGCCTTTCGGCTCGGTCAGAGTGCCAATAAATTTATGTACAAAAATAATTTTTTTTTTTTTATTTTGAGAAATCTGTTTAGTACTGACAAGCACTTATGACTTTTACTGTTTAATCGTCTTTAAATGTAAAAAGTATATTATGACATGGTTGTCAGTAAGACCATGTCATAATGACACGATTATATATTTAAATTAATTTAAACGTCTGTATGTCATACTGACCAGTATGACATACAGACTGTGTCATAATGACATACATTTACTTTCAATTTCAATATATAGTCATTTACTGAATACTGTGTCATAATGACATGGATTATGTATAATATATGTAACTATGACACATATTACGTTAAATAGAAATATATATAATAATATATAATAAAATAAAATAATAAAATATTATTATATATCTTATATGAAGTCTAAATCGGCTCTTACCCTCGTGTATGTGAGCCTTTATTTTCATTATTATTTACTATCTAAATAGTAAACATCATAAAAGAGACGTTAGTCTCAATTATGATGTTTACTGCTATTTTACAGTGTTCCCAGCTTGGCAGAGAGCGTCGAGATGATCGCCCTGATATCCGCATTCTGCAGGATAATCGGATGGATCTTCTTGTAGCCCTCAGGATACTTCTCGGCACGATTATCCGCGATCATGCGAACAATCATCCAGGTCTTATCCTCAGGAAATGCATTGAGCACCTCGATGAAGCGACTCACATTGAAGTTGACGTAGTTATACGGCTCCTTCATGTACTCCAGCATGTCCATAGCGGTATCCGCAATGGCATCAGACTGCTTGCCATGACTGGCATTCCAGTCCTTGATCTGAGCAACAGCCTTCTCGAATTCTTTCTTGGTTCCCTCGAAGATAGTCTTAGCCTTGATGGCCTTGTAGCTGCTCTCATAATATCTGAGGAATGCGGCGGCGAATTCCTCGCCACACATACCGCAGAGCAGTTGGAACAGAATAGCTCCATTCGTCTTGGCAGACGACTTGAGCACACGACGGCCAATCTTTGAGAGAGTTCGAGGAGTGGCATTACCCTTGCGGAACATAGATGTCTGTTCAGTCAAGAAACGGATGATCATCGAGTCAGAATGAGCTGCCTCATATTCCGACCATTCAGCCAACGTCGGACCTGAGTACGAGAGAGTCGTAAAGCGGTTTGCCAATGCGGCATCCAACTTATTAACCCCCTTATAGTCCTTAGTAGCAGGATTATCTGCCGAAACGATGCGAACACACTTGTCGAAGGTGATATCGCCATGCTGGAAGTCCAGCACCATACGGAAGATGATCTGATGCACGTCCAACTTGGCACGAGCCATCTCATCGAAGAAGATGACCACCCACTGGAATGGCTTGCCAGCAAAGGGGCCTACCGTCCTCTTGGTGCCACTTTGTAGGATCTCCTGGAGCCTATGACCATGCGGGATCCAATCAGGCGTAGCGAAGCTTGTGAGGCTGACCGTCTGCCCATTCACCTGGACTTTGTCCACGAAAGGGAAGCCTTTAAGATCAGGAACATCTTCGAGAGCCAGTCGAATATCGATCATATACGCATTATTTGCGGCACATAGTTCTTTGACGATGGTGGACTTACCGTCACCCTTTTCGCCAATGATATAGGGAACAAAGATTTGTCGGCCATCCTCTTCGCAGTTCTCGAAAAGTCCGGTCTGGAGGCATACCCTCAGCTCTTTTGCATGCATGTATTAAAACCTTTTGATGTTATTTCTTTCAACATCAAGTTTGGGGATGATGATGGAATCACAGATGCTAATAATTTTTGATTCTAAGGCAGACATATCGCCATCATTCACAACGACATGACTCCAGCCTGTAAAACCATCTAAAGCAGTTTCGGATGGATGTGTATCGTTGCCTGAAGGTTCAACAGGACGTTGGATCTTCAGAACAATACCATTATGCCCTAAAATCGTCTCTACTTCATTTGGAAACCGTACATCAGCCGTAATAGTCACTTTACCAGGCTGCTGAGCAGCTCGATTAGCTAACTGTGTGCACCAAATTTTATCATACATACTGCGACACACTTCGGTTCCGAAGTGTTGCATCAAAGTACGACCACATACGAACTCGCCAGCTTTTAAGTTCGGAATACGTATATCCGGTAAGCGTTCATTTTTATCAGCATCTGTGCCATACAGATGACGATATTGTAATTGCTTCGGGAAGAGTTCTAGCAGAACTCGCTTCAGACCTTCTGCAAAAGAATCGACTACACACGGGTAGCCGTTCTTTTGCAGATATGACTGGATGATAGCTGCAGCAGTGGATTTACCATGCTGCTTTTTATGACCAATACCAACAATCACGCAAAGAACTCCTGCATCGCAGCTAAGTCAGTGGGGACATGCACTGTAGGAACAGCCCGATGCTTCACATCCCTAAGAGATATTGCTTTATTATTTCCGTCTCGGAATGTAAAAATTCTATTGGTACTCAGGTAGTTATAGGTGGCTAAATCACCACTCACACTATAAATACCAGGTAATTCTAATAGTTTTGTTTTCGCAGCGGATACTGCACGATCACCGCCTTCGATCATTCCATGGATTTGTCTATCAGTCACCCTGCCATAGCGGAGCAGGGAAACAAGGACTACCAGTGGAGTTTTTTCCAACTTCATGGAAACCTCCTGTATGAGATTTATACCAAATAATCTAGTCTATTTGCGAATTTAAGATATTATCCATATTCTGCCACGCATACATTTGCATATGATTCATGATTAATGATGGCAGTTTAATATTCATATCACGCGCATTATACGCGAATATCATATTGTAATACGATTCTACTAATGTACATATCAACCAATTATTATTTTTTATACTTTTAAAAACAATAGTATCATTCTTATTTCTCATCCATACCGACTCAATATGACTATGGAATGGTCCTGCTATGACCTCTATATGCAAGGTAAGTTCCTGCTGGATGTCTTCCTGATATCCTGTGCTGATATAAGTCACATCATCTAAATGATGTTTTTGTCGTGATTTATGAGCTATGTTTAAATGGTTGAGAAAAGACAGATGTTTTAAAGTTTTATCTAATAAGATCCTCATATTAATAGATGCACAGGTAATCCATGATTGTATTTGATAATCATCATACTGTATAATATCAGTATGATTGAGAGGATACGTGACGACGCGTTTATCGCCATAGGTACTATCACAGAGTTGTTTCAGATGATATTTTTTGAGGTAGAGATTATGATAACGCAAGATTACTCCGACGCTTATGCATAATATCATCAATAAAATGAGTTCTATCGTCATTATTTTCATAACAGTACTGATAAAGATACATGAGATATCTCTGTTCGATGAGATCATAGAGCATGTTATGTAATGGAGTCTCGATCATATTATTCACATAGCGAGTTATATCTAAAATCACTCTAGCACTTACAGAACTACCGATGTGTAAATTAGAGTATAAACCATATTCATAGTGCATTTTATTAAATCGATACATATTTTTATGTAAAGAGATCTTTAATGCAGTATTATTAAATAACCACTCTGTATGCAGGTTATCACTATTATTCATAAGACCTAGATGAAACGGTAGTTGGTGAGAATCTAAATAAGTCTTAAGAATAATACGTAGATGAATAGCCTCACGTAGAATCCATGCCTGGATATCAGAAACGCTGTAATGTGCTATGGTCGTATGATCGTCCCATTTGCATGGATAATAATACTGAGTATAGCTTTCTTTAATAATGCTATGAAGTTTATACCTGTAATTCAGGATGTTGTGGTATTTCATTACGCCATAAATGAGGTTTGTAAAATAGGCTTTAACTTCTCAAGCGCTTTCTCTTGGATCTGTCTGATACGTTCCTTCGATAAGCCGTAGTCCTTACCGATCTCATCAAGAGTTTCCTCAGAGCAGTCGATTCCAAAGCGACGTTTAATAATATCAGACTCGCGGTCTGTTAATAAATACAGACAATCACGAATCAAACGAGTCACCTCGTTATTCTCGTAATTCTCTTTGTTCACTGGCGATTCCATATCAATATCATAGACCGATCCATTACCATGCTTCATATGGAGGTACTTCGACATCGCCTGTCGAATCCACCAGGTACCATAGGTTGAGAACTTTGTCTCCATGGAGAGATCAAAGCGGTCTATGGCATGAAAGAGGACGTGATATCCTTCAGCGTAGAGTTCGTTAAACATCTCCTGATCGCGTGCATACGACTTTGCGACATAGGCTACAAGCCTCAAATTGTGTTCAACAATCTTATTCCGTGCATTCTTGTCGCCGGTCAGTGCTTTAGCAATGAGGGCACGCTCTTCATCACGTGATAATACACGAATCTGTCCCTTTGCGTCTACCTCAGGTGCACGGTCATGCACAATGAAAGGTTCGGCAGCAGGGATATCCTCAATACGAGGAATAGTCGATAAATCTAAAATATCGAGAGATATCTTAGACTGATCGACTACTTCTGGACTTCGACGAGTAAATGGGTTGGCTGCTGGGTTATCTTGATCTCCAGAATGAGTTTCCCCTGGTACTGGCCCACTGCTTGTCGAAGTTGTGTCAGACATTCTTTTTCCCAATGACTATAGTTTTCGCTATTAATCTCATCGAGGATAGACTTACCCTCGACTGAATGAATAAGCAGTTGTTTGGTCGTCTCACGAAGTTCACCAGTGAAGATGTCATGATAGACTTGATCGATACTAAATGATTCTGGTTGTTCGTTTGTCAGGGCCTGGCCATCATCTTTGGATTGATTATCTGACATATCGGCATTCGCTTCATCTAGCAGCATAGCTGCCATATCTATCTCAGGATCAGTCTTATCATTGAGTTCTTCAACGGGCTCAGGAGGAGCCTGTTGTATGACTGGCTGTTGTTCTCTCACCCCTTGCTTAATCTTCCGAGGAGGTGGCGCAATCGTTTCAGCTACCTCAGGTTGCTTGAGAGCTACTGTATCCTTAGCCTTCGGTGGCCTTCCACGTCGTACTGGAGGTAATGGACTATCAACACCTTTGGCAAACACCACAGGTGCCGATAGAGTATTTTCATTCAGTTGCTGTACTGGCATATTATACCTAAATCATGTTCAGGGTGATAAGACGTTGCAACATAAGTTTCTTAAACGTAGAGTCTGAGCTGATAGTGAGCTCTCGTATCTTCTTACGTTCATGATCCTTCCATATGTCTTCGTCTATAGTTTTTCTAGCGAGTATAAGAAAATAGTTACAAGGATAGATCTGACCGTTACGGTGCGTTCTGTCAAGAGATTGGCAAAATAACTCGGTATCCTCTGGTAGCCCGAAATATATAGAGTTATGACAGGTTGTCCAGGTGATTCCATGTGCTACAGAAGCTGGATGTGCAATGATACCTTTTAGCTTTCCTGCTTTGAAATCAGCGATTAACTGATTAGCATTCTTCGTACCACCACAGATCGATGGATAACCGAGTTCTTTTTCTAACTGGCGTATCTCCTCAACAAAGTTCGACCAGATGATCACAGATTCTTCTGGCTCTAAAACGTTATCAATGATATCACGACATTCTTCGAGTTTACTTGTGTGTATATTATGTACGGTCCTAGCATACCCCCTGTCATCTCGTATGACATATCCGTTTGCCATTTGGCGAAGTTTGCCTCGACGGGTCGTTTCGAAGAAGGCAGCCAGTTTATCATCGTTACCAGGAATATCAGCAACGGACTCTTTTTCCATTTGCTTATAGATAGATCTCGCACTGGGTGGAAGATCGATGTACCGTCTGATAAAGTTACGCGCAGGTAGGTATTTTTGACACTCTGCTTTGAAAAGACGGATGCTATTGGTATACAAAGCATCATTAAGCATATGTGTATAATTAGCATTAAACTTCCATAATGATATGCCAGTCGGTAAAGGGATCTCATAATAAAACTTTTTACGGAAGTCATACCATGATCTACACCCTAAGAACGGTGTATCATGGATAAATGACCACTGACTCCAGTAATGCAACGGCTCATGTCCTGGAGTTCCGGTGGCGATATGCCGTGAAGGTATATACTTTCGGAGTTTTAATACATCTTTGCAGCGATGCGACGTGGGATTCTTAATAAAAGTAGATTCATCGAGAATGCACATATCGAATTGCTTAGCTACGAGTTCATTAAAGCATTTACCAACAGCTTGGTAATTTATAATATATATATCTGCTGGTTGAGCTAACAAGAGCTTACGTTTCGCCATATTCGCATGCCATACCATCTGAAAAGTCAGATGTGGTGCGAACTTTGGTATATCGTCACCCCATGCGGACTCCATGACAGATCGAGGACAAATAATAAGTAGTTTCTTCAACTTCTTCCGCAGGAACAAGTTTAAGAGCATGGCACATTTACCAGTTCCGCAGTCAGCTATGAGTCCACTGGACTGCCACTGCATGAGTTGCTGGACGGTGGTTTCTTGATAGGGATAGAGAGTATTCATGGATAAAATGATTTAATTATAGCAAGATCTTTTTCTAGTTCTTGAAACTTATCACAATCACAACTAAATGGTATAGATAAATCTTGTAATAGTGGATCTTGATAGAGGTTACATAATGGACATTGCCCATTCGTATCTCCATCCAAAACGACTATGTCATAGACAAATTGTATATCATGATTCCAGTATTTTTTCTGGATGGCATAGAGTTCTTCAACCGTAGTCATGGATCTACTCGTAGGCTAGGGAATATTTGCTCAATACAGGTTTTTTCACGCATGGTATGGCTTATAAACTTATGAATAAAACATGTACTACAGTCTAAACCTAAATCTATATGGAGCTGTTCCTCATCAGGCACTTGATCCCATCCGCATTTAGGGCAGGTAATCATGAAGGTTTATCACATTCACGGTCAAATAATTTTGATGGAAACACCATATCAGCTCCCGACATAAGACGCGCCATGATATGAGTTACTCTCATCCTATTACAGCTACTACAGTCTAATCCAAGATTCGCTTTCATGATATCTTCTTCAGGCAGTTCCTGATCACATTTGGGGCACTGCATGGAATGGATCCTTAAAAAATGCTACATCACTACATAATGCTCTATACTTTTTACAGTCACAATACAGAGGAATATTTAAGTCTTTATAGATACTATGAGATTCTTTTTCACAGAATGGACAGCATTGTGTCTCCTTAAATTCCCTATTTAATAAATCGAATATAGCTACAATACTATTTGGATAATATCTTTTTCGAATTGCATGATATCGTGCATGACGTTCAGTGAGATCCATATGTCATCTCCGTAACTTCTGCAATAGCCTCATGGATCTGAGGACAATCACATTGTGGGGAAAGATTTAATGCCATTTCGACAGCATCATAAGGTTGTTTACAGAAAAAACAGTATGGTAGATGTGCGTTTAAATGTGTATGAAAATCAATAGACCATGCAGTATTATACTTATTACATAAATAGCTGAGTCGCTCTCTACTCGTTGGCATTGATATATGTCCTCAGTCGAATCGTCCTATTTTCACACGTATAACAATGACGTGGTAGATGGAGTTGGTATTTAAAGTCGTTTTCTTCAGTACTCTTATATCTTGTATTACAACTCCAGCAATAACGTTCTCCACCAGGAGTGTCAGCATGATAGAGATAGCTACTCACATCAAAAGCTATAATCCAGATTTTCATGTATTGCTTGATGTCGCGCAATTGATTACTACTGCTATAATTATAATCATAATGGGATATATGACCGGTAGGTAGGCATCCAAAATCTTTTTCAAAGTCTAGACATTCTTTTTTAAGATCATAAACATCATTCATGCCATCAACATCCTGTCGATAAAAGACAGGAGCCCGCTCCATACGAGCTATGAAACGGGCAATGTCCATGTGTTTTTTTCTAAAATTGATGGGTTTACGACATCTCGGATAAACTTTCTCCATACGGGTGTCCAACTGGTTTCAGGATTAAAAGATGAATCAGTGAAGATAACAAGCATCGTTGAGAATGTTTTCGGAGTGATGAAGAAATGTACACGGTATTTTGTTTCCAGAGAAACTAAAAACCGCGTCAGAAGATCTTCCCGATGCGTCCTCAATGCGGTTACATAGGCCTGATAACCTATCAGTCTGGTAAGATTACTAATTCGAGTACTGAAGGTCACAAACTGGTTCTTACGTTCAAAGATATCATCATTCATACAGAAATTACAAAGACGACAATATCCATTCACCTCTGCATTACGTGCACAGATACGGCAATGATGCGCTTTGAGTTGAGTACCAGTACATTCACGATCATAATAGGTACAGTAGCTATCCACATGACCGCTGGTCATCATAGCGTTTAATCCACGATACGTTGATATCCATGGACCGCGACGATATGGACATTCAGGCTTCCCAGTTGGATTACCATTATATTGTGACTGGAGATCGCGGAGATGCTTTTCATTTTGAATGGTTTTAATAAATGTAGGAGGGGTATTAAAAACGTCCCCGTCGTTACTAAACGTGTCTAAGCTCACGATCCCTCGCTTGTATTTTAGCGATATTCACACAGTGTTTCACCATGTTTTCTAATGAAGTAAATTGCCATCCATCATCGAGGACGACAGTCATGACTCCATCAAGTGGACGTAATGTAGCTGCCCAAGCGCACCCGGTGCCAGCACGTATCCGTCTTAGTTGTTCTACCTGAATAGCTGATACTTTGAATGGATGGACTTTACTCTCAATTAAGAAAGTAACGCCAGCTAAAAAATAAATGGTATCTGGAGTTCCCTTAGCCATAAACTGGCTCGCACCGAGCTTCAAGCTATATCCACCCACTGAAGCGATCCCATCTCGGATCGCTTCAGTGAACTGAGTTTCTTTCCAATCGTGGCTTAATTCTTTAAATGTAGTGATCATATTGTTTTTCTTAAGTATTCTGCGCGTTTTTCCACTGCTAATTTTGAGTCGTATAGTCCAGCACCATGGATATCTCGATAGACCTTGATGGCCATAATCTTTTGACCCTGTCGAATAAAGTCATCTATCTCACTCCATCGGTATCCTGGATTCTCTTTGATGATCGTATCACGGAGCTGATCGAGTGCAATGACTGCTGCTTCGGCTAAACCGAGGTTTCCATGTAATTCTACGTGATCGAGTATATCCCGAATCTGTTTGAGGAGCCCTGTTGTCGTGATGGACACCGACATAGTATTCTGACATTTTTTAAGATGTTCTAGGGCTTTACGTAGATTGGTTTTATTAGCAGACAAAAAGTTAGGATCATCGTAATAAATTAAGGCATAATTAACGCATGTATATGCTTCGTTAATGTCTTGTTTCATAAATACCTAATAGAAGATCACCATAAGTGATGATCTTCTATTATTTTAGGCTTCCCTACGTTCCAGAGCAGATCTATCGAGGATTCTATCGATAAGTCCACCGTTGAATGACTGCATAATAGCCTTTTGACGCGATAAAGTTTTAGAAGCGATTTGCTTCTTCAGCGCGAGCCATTCAGCTCGCTTTTCCTCTTTGGTCATCTTTAAATGCCTTATAATGCTTTAATATGAAGAGAATCAGAATAGCTACGAATACCGCTGCTACCATAGCGATGGCAGCACCTGGATGATCTGGATGCAGTACAAATAACACTAATGCTATTGGTAAGTTTAAGAGGAGGATGATATATATCACACGATAAGCGCGCATAGTAATTCCTTACTAACCTTATACCTGCTTATATCCGCTCTTTACTATTTCGCTTAATGTACGTTCCCGGAGATCATAAACATCCATGTCACCATCGGAGAAATCACCATGCATGGGATATGCTGGTGTAGGTATTTGCATAGGAGGTAGAGCATGAGGATGCGTTGGCTTCCACATTTGCCCCATCATTTTTGACAGTTTACCTTGGTTGAATGAGGACGCTGCATGTCCAGCAGCAAGCCTTTCTGCTTCTGCAGCTTCTTTTAAAGGTGCCGGATAATTTACCACCTGATGTTGCATACCAGCAGCAGATACGGCTTCTACTAATGTATCGAATGATACAATATCAGCTGCTGAGTCTACGCAAGCACTCTCTTTATACCCTTTGATATAGATAGCTACGCCATCGCCATTAAATAGGACTCGCTCAACCAGATCACTCTGGACGAGGAGACAATCGTTTTTTCTTTTCAGTAGGAGATACTTCATGTAACTTATGTTTCTTGTAATAGGACTTAAGCGCCAATGCAAGAAAATTATACTGTTTATTATCTTCTTGCATACATATATTACGCCCTAAATCGTTAATCATCATCATCTCATGAAACGATCCATCCAACGTCTGTAACATCGAGATGAGTGTTACGCGCTCATGGATAGATAAAACAGTTTTGTGCTCAATATGGTTTTCCAGCATTCCAATAATAGCAGTAATATCATCACGTAATCGTAGGCAGCGGTACTGAGACATAAAATCCTTGTTTTAGTGGAAAAAGACAGAGCACGAATTCATGACGCTTTGTTTTATGAACATCATGAACGGCTGGGCTCGTGCTCTGTCTCTAGTCTTATACCTAAAACACAGCTCGGTTAGAGCTGTGTAAATAGACATATATTCCTGAAAGGAACCTATATCTATTACGCCTGGAACCTATCTTTCCACTCTGCCAATTGTTTAGCTGTCAGCGTACTGCCATATTCAGCATCAGAGATATCGAAGCACGTATCCATCTCACCAGTTTCGAGATTGATGACAGTATCAGAGTCAGAATCGATCATCAAGTAGATGTTATCAGCCCACTCCCAGATCTGCCCATTGGCGGCATCAGGAGTATCTTTCTCGATTGATTCTTCAACCGCTTGAACCAGATCTGCCTTGCAGTCGATACTATAGCCTGAAATATCAGCCATCTCAACCTGATGGATGATCCAATGCATGTCTTCGACAGGAATACGCAGCTTGAGTACATCAAGTACTGTGATGGTTTTGCGACCATTCATGAGCTGACGTACTAAAGCGTAGTTATTCTTGCGATAAGGAATACCACGATCACATGCTTCTCGAATATGGTATTTCAGCTCACCGAAGGAGTAAGACGCGAGAGACTGCTCGGTGATATCACCATCTGGAACAGAATGGTCACTAATATGACCAATACGATGACCTGTGAAGGCAAGATCGACGATACGATAATCGGATAACATAAAATCACCGAAGAGGAGGACTTGATCTTCACCATCATTACCGATGTCATCATGAATGACCAATACTTTTTCGCCATCCATATCCCAGATATCGCCTTGGCTAGGCAGATTGATCTTATCGCCATTTTGGAATCGAGTGAAGATCTTTGTGCAATAAGCGACATTATTACATCGGAATAAGTCTTCGAAAATCTCACTATCAAGACTATTCCTGTATTGTTCAGGAATAAGAGTCTCACGAAGCGTATCTACGATCCAAGTACGATCATCGGGAGGAACTTTATTCATGCCTAATATCTCTAACGCATTGAGTTCTGTCTTTAAACCGAACATAATATGCAGTAGATGATACTCATCAGCTTTATAGCGATCTCCACGACCACAGGCAGTCTCAAGAGCGTTGATAACATTACGAATAGTTGCTTTAGGTAAAACCACTCCAGCTTCCGCTGGAGTGGTTTGAATGATCTTCTTAGCCATGATTACTTAGCGAGCTGTTCCTTGAGGATGCCAAAAGATGGAAGATTACCGACGAAATCATAATGAATCAGATGGGTATTCCAAGCATCACGACATCCATTGGTGGGATCGACCAGATAGTCACCCATGATCACTCTGATATGACCGCCGGTGATATACTTATAGATCTGACCATTCTGCGGTCTGGCCTCTCGGTACGATGTACCCAAATCCTCGGTTACGCGGAATGAGCGCGAACCAATGCTACCATCATGCTCAATGGAGAGATTGTACTGCAGGGTATCGGTGCCTAAGAGAACTTGGGCGGAACGCTGAGTCTTCATGAAGATAATCTTGCCATCACTACAGCGATAATAGTGACCTTGAGTTATAACTAAGGTAGTAGCATCCTGCCAAAGAGCGAGATCACGTACAAAATTGTCCCATGAAGTGAGTCTAAAAGTTTCAGGCAAGAAACGAGTGCCATGGGTTGACTGCAGAATCCACTTCTTCTCATCGAGACTGAGTTCTGACATCGCCCATACATCAAACGCATTCACGGTTTCACGACCTGCGAGCAGAGCGTGAACGAGCTGATAGCCCTTAGCCTTGAACTTGTTAGCGCTAGCACAGGCGGCAGCCATCTTGCCGATGATACCATCGATATCAACGGCGGGGAGCTGGCGATAAGCGGGACGAGGTGCTGCTACGGTGGCTGCCTCATCGGCAGCTGCAGGAACTGAAGCTACGATATGGCCATAAGCGTTTAAAGTACGCTCTGAAGTAGCAGTTCCTGATGCATTCCAGAAATGGGCTCTACCACCAACTTCACGAACACCAAAACGACCATTAGAAACAATAGTAATCGTGAGACTCTGCCCACGTGCCGTAGTGACTTGAGCACCAACGTTAATAACGAGAGATGACATAACATCCTAGCTAGGAGTGAATACGTAGTTGTACAACTACTGAGTACGAGTTTTATACCAAAAAAATCATCGGTCTTACTCACCTTATAGGTGGATAAGACCGATGAGGAGTTACAGATCGCTTTCGTTTAAATACTCTGGCGATCTTTTCTTCAGGAACATGCGACCAATTTTGCATGTCTCTTCAACCATGGGCTTGATGACAATACCCTCTCTTTTCGTCTCAAAGAGTTTGGATATACCATCGCTCATTTCAGCAATGGTTTTATATCCAAGAAACTTCTCTAACGTGTCATCACACCAGAGCATAGGAGGAGTACTGAGTCCAAGTTCTGCTGCATAGCGTAAGAATGGCTCGACAGAGAGGTATTCTCCACCCATTTGGATATCGAATACGACGCCACGGAGTTTATCTAAATGATAAATATTATTCTGTACTTGTGGTCCGAGGACTTCACCACGGAATATAATCGTATCATATGGGTGACATGTCGCAGCCAATGTATGAATAGCTTCTATAAGTCCGCTATTACGAATAGCCTGTTCATGCTGTGATACGATACGTTTCTTGAAGAGATTCTTTATTCTCATAAAGAATCTCTTCATCATCGAACCGGATTCAACATAGACGGTACGGTTTCTGCTACAGATCGTGATATTACCTTCAGGATCGCGTTTTAACGCGAAGTTCATGCCTTCGAGTTTCTCCGTAATATACACCGGAGTCTTCATAAGAACTTCGATGATATCCTTATGGCGATCTGTTCCTTCGATATCATAGTGATGCACATCTTCAGGCAGAGGACGATTAATGGAACCACGTGCAGCATTACTACCATGACTGGTTCCAATGATTTCAGGATCGTACTTCGTCACTCCAAGACACTCAGTAAGATCAGTTAATGAAGTATCTAACAGTTTACCGATAGAGAGTAAGTATTTCTCAATTTCAGGTACAGAAAGTACCAGTCCCTGAGAGATCTGTCCCTTCATCTTGATAGTTTTAACTCGGTTCTTGGAACCTCCTGATAATTTACCATCAAGACCAACGAACTTCAGTAGCTCAACCGGAATGATAGAATCAATAGGAAAGAATATACACTGATGTGTAGGAGCAATGCCACCTTTCTTAAGAATAAATTGATAGTCCATGCCTTTCAGCATTCCCATCACGATGCGGTCAGCACCGGTGATGGGAGTAATGGACTCTAAGGTTTCTACCGTCACGCCAAAGAAACTCATGATTTTCTGCCTAAAACTACCGTCTTGGGTTTGTCAAACGCATCGAGGAGCCAACGAGGCAAGAGATCGAAGCGCTGACATGAATTGAGAAAGTTATCGAAGTCAGCATCGAGTAAATAATGTACACATTGATCGGCCTTATGCCGATTACCACGTCCATAACTCTGAACAAACTTCAGAGCGGCCTGCATAGTATACCACTCCTGACCACCAGGTAATGCCATCTTTGCCTTCATCCATTTATTCATATTTGGATATGGAACCTTCGCTAATATCTGGAATCGACAGAGATCATCTGGAAGATCAACGCCTTGATCACAGGCTGGATCGAGTATTACTGTTGGTATGTGAGATTTCTCATGGAAATCTAACATGGCATCCTTAGCTCTGTTACCATGTTCATCTTTAAATAACTCAGTAGTTAAGAGACGATCAGGATACTTGGCCTGTAATACTGTGATGATCTTTTTTGTGATATCGAAGGTATGAGTGTGTATCAAGCCTTTATCAGTGCTATGCACTGATAAAATCTTATCTATACCGTCTATTAACTTCGGCATCGTTGCTTCTTTATGAGCGTAGCTCATTCTTCCAGCATATACTTTTTTGATAGGACGAGTTTCAGCTGGGAAATCAGATGCGAGGGACACGAACTCGGTTTCGTCCATTGAGACGCCAATCGCTCTACAGAAGATCTCAGGATTAAGGATCGTCGCCGACGCCAACATAATCCTCTCTCCATGTCCAAATAAGTGACTTGAAAATAGACCAGCATACAGTGGCTGGCCACTGAGAGTGGGGTAATCACGTCCTTCACGAAGCTCAAAGACATATTCACACTGTCGTCCTTTATCTCGGGCATATTCGTAGTTATTCGCTAAACGTAACACACGTTCAGCTATTTCATTCGCTTCATGAGCTAGGCGTCCATCATCTTGATCGTTCCAGAATTGGAATCGTGCCATGAGATACCGTGCACGTGTAAACATAGAATACGGAGTGAGAGGCTCTCCTTTTTTAGTGAAGTAGCGCTGCTCATATCCGAAGTAATCCATCATCTGATCAAAGGTATATGGCTTATCGATACAGAAGAAGTCATAAAATTCACTTAAAGAATGACATTCTTGCAGTGAATCACCATCCATCAGTGCATTCTGTGGGATATTAACCCCCATGAATGCCAGCATTTTACCTTCTATATTATGGCACTCATCAATAGCCATAAATGGCCGAGTCTGCCATCCACCATTAGGATTCATATTCTGATAGAGAAAACTCTCAAAGTTATGACAGATGAAGGGAGCTTGCTTCGCTATCGCTTTCGCCACCTGATATGGGCAACCAGAATATCGCACAATCCGACCATCAGGTAACACGGTAGTATTGTCATCAAATGAAATAACTTCATTATTGATGATAGTTTCTTCAACTTCGCACAGTTTTTTGTCTTTTGTGAATCCCTTAATGGTACAGGGTCCACGGTTACAGGATCTGGCTTTATGTGGTTTCCCATCAATGGTGGTTTGATTCGCTTTCTGAGCTGCGTCATATGCACAAACATAGTTAGACTTACCACGAACATCAACAATCTCACCAGGAAAATCGGTGATATATTGTGTCTGAAGTACTTTTAATGGAGTAATAATATGTGCAGTTCCATAGTAATCAGCTAATGTTTTAATAATAGCTGATTTACCGGAACCACATGGACCTTCGAGGACAACAAAGCGCTTACCGGCTTCATAGGCGGCGAGTGCTTCACGAATAGCTTTCTCTTGTTGAGGTCTTACACCTTTATAAGGAAAGAAATCCATTACATCTTTGCTTGTACTCCTTTGAGCAGTGCGCTCTGGGAGGAGTCCGCTTGGGTTTGCGTCAGTTGCAGCATTTGGCATAGTGTTCTTCTTGATATTTCAGCTATATATTGAATAATATGAAGCGTATGATTTTTATAGACGGTCTTTAGATCATCATGATGTTGGGTAATCAGATAAAATGCGAGTGATTGCTCTTCATGATTCAATGTCAGTTCATTGCGTTTAATAATAGTTCCGAGCATACTAAAGATCGCGTCAATGAGACGGCCATGTGATAGCTTTAGTGTCATATACTGGTATCTCAGTAGGCCAGGCAGCACAGCTATCATCTCTATGCATTTTGTACCATAATTATCGACTGGCATAAAATAGACAGACGCATCGATGTCTGGCCATGTCATATAATAGCATTTCGCTACCAAAGTATGTAACGTCTGTACCGTTATATCTAATAAATCAGCATGGTACGGTGATACCGCTGTGATGATAGATGGATGTGTCATCATAGCAACCTGAAAACGTATTCTGCTGGTATAGTCTTTATTCGGAGTACTAGGATGTAAATCAATGACCTTGACTAAGCTTGGAACAAACACTTTCGTATCGAAAGGGTTTGTTCCAAGCAGAGCCTCGGTTATTTCTTTATCCTGCAACTCCGATATCAATGGATTGATTATCGGATTCATCTTTTGTCGCTTCGGAATAGGTTCCAGAATTTTGTCTATCGATATTTACTGCGTTTTTCTTGAGGTAGATCTCATAGAGACGAGCAGGAGTGATCTCCCAACATGTCGCTACATCAACCCAACTTCCAAGAACTGCATACATAGCATCAATGATTTCAGCATGATTAAAATCTGATTTTTTACTCCAATGTTTCCATGGGAATAAGGTCAGTACCTTAAAGAGATCAGTGCGTAGATGTTGAATGACTTCTTGCTGATACTCATCATTACCCGGAGCAATTTGAGGCTCATTCCAATAGAACAATTCCTCAAGATCCTCTCCATCTCCAGGAAGCATACGAATCAAATCTTCATACTGAATACCCATGACCTGGAACATAGAGAGCAAGAAGTGCCATACATCGATAATCTCGATAATGTCATTCTGCTCGCTATCAGAGTCATCTAGCTCTTGTAATTCAACCAAGGCGCACAATGTATATTGCTGACCCCACCAGTGCATGGCAGAATTTTTGTCATTAAAGTTAATAACATGGTTTGATACCAGATCATTGGAGTATGATCCAGTAATGAGATTATCTCTAAATAACTGAGTCGTGAGAGTCTGTGCTCTTCCGTTTCGCAGGTTCACGTCTGATATGCTGTTCTTCTCGAATGTCAGATTGTTCAGCTGCGCCTGCAGATGGTACATGTGGGCTAGACGGCCTCTTTGAAGCATCGATAAGTTCCTTCTGTTGTTCTGGATTGAGAGATCGAAAGAGAAGACGAGTAATAAATGGTAGATCAGGAATATCACATATAAAATCGAGAACATTACTCAATTGGTGAATATAGACATCTACATCAATGGGTTGAGTAAAGTGGAACACATATCCATCACGTTCTTCAGAAGAGCTACGGTATTCTTCGATATCCTCGAAGAACGCCGTAATGATTCCAAAGTTTTCGACCTCGTCGTTGAGGTCTTCAACGACGAGTTCATTAGTGTCATTGTACCAACAAAACGTGAAATTATCTATTTCGTAGATCTTCATCTTTTCCTTCTGCTGCTCTGATTTCTTCATCAGTAAGAGGCTCTGCTTCTGTTAAGTTCGCCATGAGGCTTGAAGCACTGAATCCAACTTTCTTTGGACCATTCTTCTTGACCCATGACACAAATACATTCGTTTTCTTATATTTACCATAGTAGGATTCTAAAGCATTACAGCTGACTAAGAATGCTACAATCTGTTTATCAGTCTTATTAAATTTACCATCAGCAGCTCCAGTTAAACCGCCAATCTGTTCAGCAGTAAAAGCTGTCGCATTACTATTCTGCATTTGAGCACAGAAACGTTCTAGTAGTCCAAACTCTTCAAGCTTATTGAAGAAATCCTTTAACTCCTGCTCATTATTAATCTGTCTCTCATCACGTTTCTGTTTCGAGAAGGCACCATACTGACATGCCTCACTGGAATAATGGATATTAATAAAGTCTGCAACGTAGGCTACATGACGAGCTTGCACAATGAGCTTTTCACCGCTGGCATCAGTGCTAAATAGACGAGCAGCTAATGCTACTGACATACGCGCTAACTTAATACGGAAGTTTGCTTTCTGAATGAGCGGTACGTCTTCTACGTATCGATTGGTCAGATCAGCAGCTACCTTATAAATCATCTTTTCAGCAGCATCAGTAAACTCAATCTGCTCTGGCTGACGTGACCATGCCCAATACACAAGTTTTGAGCATTTTTCGCTCACATACTTATGTGGTACACGCTGTCTCTTGGAGAGTACATTGATATTCTTAGGGATATCATCTTGAGAGATAAAGCAGACGAACTCAAATCGAGCTACGTCTTCAGTCGCACCCATGATACCCATAATCGCTTCTACTGGGAACTCACGATCCTTCAGAACTCTCCCATCTTTGGGATTAGCCATCCAGATCATGCGTGTGCGTGCCATAGCAGACTGATTACCATTGATCTTGGTCACTTCAGCAATACCAGCAGAACGAACACGAGACAACTTTGAAATCACATCGACACTCATACCTGAAGCTTCATCAAGCACTAATAAGCGTCGATCATTCACAGGAAGTCGTCCCCAGTTCACGAACTGACGACCATTACCAGCGGTTGCCAGACCACCGATAAGACCAGCTTGTGAGCAGTTCTCAGCGTTGACCATCTCACCAGCACGGTAGTGATTTCTTAATCCCTCTACTACATCATTTTTACCGGTGCGGGTATCGCCAAGCATCATAATCTCTACCCATCCCTTTTTCAGAGATATACCACTGAGCGAGAAGTTAATCGCACTATGGTAGCAGAGATCAGCCGCGAAATGCATTTCTTGTCTGCCAATCATATGAGTGACATTGTCAGAAAAGTCTGCGTAGATATCATTGAGCTTATTTGAGATAGCCTGAAGATTATTCTCATCGCCATCAGCCTGAAAGATCGATAAATCTTTCATGATGGTGGATGACATACGGAATGCATTAATATCATCTTGGATAGGTTCATGCTCCAAGATGACGAATACTGATGAACCATTGCTCGGCATAGGTGTTGCATATCCACGAATCACATAGGACTGATTCGCTTCAATATCATCACCAATGAGATATCCAGTACGCTTAGCATTCGAAAACTTCTGATTATCTGCAGATGCGGTCATTGTATCGATATCTGGGGCAAGAAACAGTTCAACGATGTTCTGGATTGAGACATCCTCGATATCGACACGACACTTCTCTGGATATTTAATCTTATTTCGAATAAATCGATGTCTCGATACCTCATTCGAGTCTACAAAGTTCAGCATGTCTGGATGCTTAGTATCAAAGGTATATTGGTATGATCCACCAGGACTCTTGAGTGGACAGTTTTTACATGCTGGAATGGCCGTAGTCATCTGGCATTTACAACTGACTTCCTTAGAGGCTTGATATGGTGACTCTAACTTACCAATAACTACTGCTTTGGTTTCAAGCATTTGATGGAAATACTCAGCATTTGATGATGCCGCTAAGCTCACCTTCGTGATCTTCGATGAATCAATCTCAACAGGTGTCTCTTGAGTTTCTGTCGTATGAATAGGGGTGGTGTCTCGGAGCTTCTTCAGCTGTTCCGAAGAACCACCAGAATACACAAAGAAGTCAGTCAAGTCCTTCTTAGGCTTAGTGACTGGCAAGCTAATAATACGCACTTCAGCAGCGAACTCTTTCAGTTCGTTGAGAATAATCGTAGCACCTTCTTGGCCAGCACGGTCTACATCGAATACAATATTGACTATTTTCTTAGTAAATAACTCGTTAAAGCTTGGATTCCATGACATGGCCCCAGCGGTCATAGTCACACAGTTCAGGCCATGAGAGATACCTACAATAGCGTCTTTCTCACCTTCGCAGAGCCAGATTTCCTCATGCGTCAGATTCTTGTAAGGAAATAATCTATTCTCACCACTGCCAGTGAAATAGCTAATCATCTTAGCGTCTTTGTTATCGAAACTATAGAATCGGATGTTCTTGATTGCGCTATCAGCATCGCGTACAGGAATAGAGAGACGTTCTCTCTTATCACTGTAGCCGATCTCAAGATCATCAAGAACATTCTGGTCTTCGATACCCCATTCCTCTTCAATACGCTTTCTGATATGTGCGCACTTTGATGAACGAAGAGTACGATAAAACATATCGACTTCATCTTGTCGAATGGTCTGGACTGGCTTAGCGACGCCATGACGGTTGGTATCATCAACGATATCGAACTCTTTACAGATAAGCGATACGGCTGTCTTACCATCACAATGACGAATATGCTGCACCAGAGTAATAAGATTACCGGTAAAATCGCATGCAAAGCAATTAAATAACGAGTTTGGTTCTCGTACATTCACACTAAAGCTTGGGTGCTGATCTGCATGCGTACCACTGGGACACGTCGCAGATATTTCATCGCCCTTATGCTTGATCTGACCACATCCTGCTTCACCTAACAATTGTTCGATAAAACGAGATGTATCAGGAATCTGACGAAATAGCTCTTGAAAGTCCATAATTACTCCAATGGTATTCTTAGTTTATTCTTTACAAATAGTAAATAAGCGTGCCAGAATGGCATGTATAGAGCAGCTTTTACGCCGTCTAGCGTGATATAAATATACTTATTTCTTAATGTCACAACACTTGATGAATGGCCCATCATAGTTTCTCCCCACTCCCACCGATTTAATTTATGCATATCGTAGATATAGTGAATCTGATGTTTCAAATCTGAAGCCTGTGGGAGTTTACGGAGATCATTCATCTACTGGTTCCACAATCTCACTGTTTGGTTTCTCAACAGCGAAATTAATATCAGCAAGTGCCTGGAAGTCTCCAGCGCTATAGGTATTACAGAGAGACATATAGGAACATGCATTATTGTATTTAAAGCATGATCCTTTATTCCTATGCCATAATTCCTGAACGAATGCATTCCTAATCTCAAGTGCCATCATATTGAGATACTCAATATGACGATCTATACGACGAGGTTCCCAATAAATAATCTCTTCATGGTAATGGTCTTTCTCTAAAGTGCTGTACTGTTCCACAATACGAGAATAATAATCACCAGCAGTTTCATCTTTCTTCTGACGAATCAATGTCTTACGGGCAATGCGATATATTACTCCATTAGGATTTTTACCAGTCACCAGATAACGACATAGCATATAATGCCACGGCTGATTATCGACCTTCGCCTTTGAAATAAAGTCAGCGAATTGAGTGCAGGTCTTCCATTCACCAATATATGGTAAATTCGTACCAGTATGATGCATGAGTGCATCCATCTGGCCTGAGAGCCAAAACTCATACCGATGACCATCAATCTCAAAGTCAGGAGCTTCATCCATCTTTACGAGAAAAGGAGTCTCTAACTCATCGATACGATACACTGACCCTCTGAAGTAACGAATGAACCCCTTTACCATTGCTTTCACTTTGGTGGGGATAGCATCATCTTCCTCAAACTTGCCAGTAGCGAGCCCAAGATCAATAAATTGCTGAGTATCGGCTAATACATCGTCATCTAAGACGTTCATCGGCAATGCTTTTGCCTGTAGACCTTTATAATAATGTTCAATGCCATCATGGTAGGCAGATCCAAAATTGAGCGCAGCACCCTTCTTAAGAGGCACTAAGTATTTCAGCTGTCTGACCCAATACTTCCAATGGCACTCCTGGAACATCGACATGTTTGAATTCGTTAAGAGTATCTTGGTGAGATTACCTTCGGTAACGACTTCAACTGGCGGTTTTGCATCGAGATATGACAAATCGATAGGCATTAGATATCCTCTACGGTCTCTGGAAGTCCTAAGAACTTCCTCCATGGAATCATTTTACCACAAACGAGGAATCCCCAGTCTTTGACTTTAGGCCCACGTAAAATGAGTGTCCATGCATAGTTGGTATGTACACGATGAAGATGATCAGTTGATCTAAATACCACAGAATGTTTTTTACGTATCTTCCATCCGCGTAAGAGTTCTTCTATGTAGGAACCAGCCACAACATATGATAAAAATGGGAATGGATGCGAATGTAAAGCTCTATCTTCATCGCCACGAGGGAAGAAGTGTAGCCAGAGTGAGAACGCACTTTTACTAGTTCCGAATATATACATACGCACTAAATACACATTTTTTTCTGGAGCACTGTCATAAATACATTTAAACTTATTTTTACTTATTAAATAGTAAGCCAGGCGTTCATACCATGTACCTGTCTTCCATAGTTCGATGAGATCGAACAGTTCTATTTGAGTTAACTTCATTTTATTACCTAAAAAACTGGCACTCACTCGTATGAGTGCCAGTTCGTTCATCTACTAAAACGGTGGTTCTCCCCCATCATCAGCCGGTGGTAACAGTGTTGACTGCTTCCCCGCACTCTTGGCAGCTGCTGCCTTGGGCGCCGCATTACTGAAAGGAGAAGACTTCGTTGCCTTCACTTCAGTTTTTGCTGCTGATGTCTTGGAGGCTACAGAAGATCCGCCTTCGGCTGTCTCTTCCTTACCATCCCATGGGTAGTAACATCCAAGGCGAACCTTGTTGTTCTTCTTACCATTGTACTCATCGGTATGGACCTCTGCACGAAGAGGCTTGCCGATATAATCCAATGGATTAAGTTCTTTGAAGCTAGTTGCTCCAATGATATTATAGAAATGGCGGATATATCCAGCCATCTTCTCAGTGAGAGCAAAATCGCAGAATACGATTCTACGCTCATAAGGTCCATGCTGAACAGTCAGCTGGAATTTGTGTTGGCCATTCTTCTCACCAACGGCATCTTGTTCAGATGCCTTAGTGATACGAAATGCATACACACCATCAGGGATCGGCTGGAAACCTTCATTAGCGATAGGTTCCACGCCTTCGAGATTAAGAGGCATTATTTTTTCTCCTTAGGAGTTACTTTTAATTTATACGCATCAAATATTAATTGCCAGTTTGGCTCAGTCTTCCACTCTAAGTTATTAGAGCGATCTTTGCCCATCTGTTTTTCAGTCTGAGCATGTTCCCACCAGAAGACTGGTTTCTTGGTTGATGGATCCATATCAGCTTTTGCCAAGATGACATGATCAAAAATACCAGGAAGGTCTTCAGCAAGAGAACCAGGTGATACGAGAGGAACTGATTTGGTTATACCAGTCTTTTCATCTTTGATATCATGCTTTAACGCAGTGAAGAACACATTATAAGGAAGATCTCGGAATGCACGACACATACGATCCATGCGTCCCTTGATCACACCCCAATCTTCGATTGAGCGCTGATCGTGAAACATGGTCTTAGTATTCGTCTTACGAGCAGCGTAAATATCTTTACGCTCATTCAGAATATAATCACCACATATCTTCGTCACTTCAGTCAGTGAATCGACAAAGACATTGTCGTAAGCATATTCCTCGGTCCCTTTGCCTTCAATGAGAGTGTTGATAGCAGTATCAAAATCGACCCAAGACTCTACCTTCCAAACTTCGATTTCATAACCACGTAAGGTCTTCAATCCAGATTCGGCAGATATAATAACGGTCTTACCAGGCAGAGTAATAGCGCTACGGGTTTTGCCTGTTCCGGCCTCTCCGTAGATCAGAGCATTAATATGATCTGATTCAGAATCACTTGTAAACATTCGCTTCATAGTCGTGTCCTAAAATAGAAATGGACAATAAATAATCAAATACCGTAAGAATATGTTACCACAAAACCGTGGCTTCTTAGATATCGACAATAGTCCATCATAGGTATTAAACCCTATAGATTGAACCAGGTTTGCTAGGACAGTGGCCTCTGGTGGGACGGCCACATCAAGCTGACTCGCATGTCAGACTTGGTGCTGGGAATAAGATAGCGCGGCACTTTATGGTGTCAAGGGAGTCCCGTTAACGCTTCCTCTTTGCCGCTTTATCGGCTTGCTCGGCTCGATAGTCTTCGATGGTACGAAATTTTGGCTTTGGAGATACTGATCCACCATTAAGGCTACCGTCGAATTGATCTGCTGGTCTGCGTAGGCCAGGCTCATCCCGAGCAATGCTTTCAAGGTCGAGTCTTTCTCCTTCTCGGAGACGTCTTTCAGTTGATCGTATCTTGCGCTGAGCCCTTCCAGCTGCGTCTTTAGCGCATCGATTGCAGATACCGGATTCGATGTCGGCGTGATCGCCACAGTAGGGCTTTCCACACTCAGTGCAGACGATTCTGGTTCCACGGGAGACATCGGAGCCACAGGCGGTGCATTCTTCATAGTATTTCTTTTTCTCTATCTCTTGAGGAGCTGGGCTCAACTTGAGAGGTATGTAGGACTTCCCTTTATGAAAGGGATTCAATGCGAAAGGGTTTGACATTGGATATTACTCGGTACTCTAAGCATACCAAAAAGGATTACAATGACAAAGCCCGCTAAACAAGTTGAACTCGAAGACAAGCGTACAGCGCTAGAGAAGCAGCTGGAAATCCTTCAAAATGAAGTAGAAACCTTAAATGGTAAAGTCCAGTTGGCAGGAGAAGAGGTTGATAGAACATTCTTTGAGAATAATCGTGAGAAGTACAAAGATGTTGATTTAGCTGATCTAGTTGTGGTTGGCAACGTATCTGTTCGTGTGAAGACCAAGCTTTTTGAAGTAGAGATCGCTAATTTAAGCAAAGGTGACTCATTAGAGGTAGATAAGGCTCTTAAGAATTATCGTGATGAGACTGGGATGTATATCCAGAATATCTCACTGGTATTGATCTTAGCTAAGGCTATCCGTCGATTTGGAGTCCCTGACAAGACCGTTCCAGTGCCAAAGGACTTTGTACAGGCTGTTGCCGCTGTGCAGCAGATTAATGAAGTTATTTTCGCTGAATTATGGAAAGAATATACACAGTTCACTCGCTGGATTAACTGTGGATTGAGATTTTCACTAAAAAACTCTTAAGGACTCCTTCAGTCTGGTTTGCCCTGAACGCCCAGATTGATGGGGTCGATCCCCTTGATAATAGCCCTCATGGTAGAGCTACCTATCTTTGTTATATTCAACGTAAACAGCATGAGTTCATGCAGATGCAGATTTTAGCACATGCATCGTGTAGTCCAGGTAAAGATATAACAAAATCTCTGAAAATGCTGGAAGATCTTGTCTTACCGAAGGATCCAGAGGCTGTTTACGAAGATATCTTGAAAAAACAAGCATCCATGGCCAAGGAGAAAGATACTACCTTCACTGCTGAGTACAAAGACGGTATCATACGTATTAAGCGAGTGCCTGGTAATGCCTGAAATTGATGACTTTAACTCAAAAGCAAATGAAGCTGGGCAATTAGACCAGCTTCAGAGCATTAATGAATCGATGCAGAAGCTCGTATCTCTGGAGTCAGTCCAGGCTACGAACCTCAGCACCAATCAGTTCTTTCAGGGTAATGCAGTAGCTTCTACTGTAGGAAACTTACCTTCTGTACAGCAAGTGAGCGCTTTAGGTTATTCTCGTTTTGAGTCAGATATCACCAAACTGACACAATCTGTCAATAGCATTGCACAACGCGTTGGGGCACCAGTAGTGGACACTGCTGGAGGAGCAACCAGCTATGCTATGTCACAGCCATTCATCTCTGAGTTAAATCGTCCATTCCAGCAACGCGCACAATCGTTCTGGGGCGTTGATCCCATGTACGAGACGAGCTACCGCTCTACCTTCATGAAGGATATTGGTGCATCTGTAGGGCTGACACGTGCTCCACAGAATATGTACCAGAGTGATTTCCAGGCTGAGGCTAGTAATAATTTACGAGCACGTGTTTTAGGAAGTGGATTATCTCCATTAAATCTAGCTGGAATTGATGTGGCTCGTGATGAAGCCATGGCTTCAGATATTGAATCATATTCACGTAGATTTATTAAGTTTGGCGCTTCGAGTGCTATCGCTGGCTCTGGTTTAAGCCGTCAGGAATCCATGAGCGCTGCTCATGGTATTTATAATCTGGCCCTTAATGATCTCGGCATTAACTATGAACAAGCCCGTGCTGTGACTGGTATTGCTGCTGAGACTGGTCAGTTCATTGGATCAAATAATTCTGCAGAAATGCTGAGTAGAGTTGCCGATATACTCAGAGAGACTCAGAACGTAGCTAAGGCTACTGGAATGACCATTCAGGAAGCTGCTCAGACTATGGGGCAGTTACGTCAGTCGATGGGCGTTACTAGTATCGGTGCTCAGAGTCAGTTCCTCCAAAGCACAGCGGCTCTTGGATTAGCAAGTGGACTGAATACAACTGAACTTCTTGGCGGGGCTCTTATCGGATCTAACTTGGCTCGTGGCACTGGCTATAACGTCGCTATGGGTGGTATCCTGGGACGTAATAACTTAGCTTCTACAAATAACCTATATACTAGCGGTATTCTGAACGAGAATATCATTCAGCAAGCTGGCGGTGTTGAGAACTTAGCTGCAGGATTAACTGCTAGTACTATTAATTATGCTACAAATCAAGGCCAGATGTACTTGATGGCTGGTATGCAGGGTGGACAGTTTAATCAGGGTAAGTTCAATCAAGCGCTGCAGGGTGGATTCGGTAATGTGGGTATGATGGCCTCATCGAATATTAATTCGATACAAAGCTATGCTAATTTTCAGGCTAATAAACAGGATATCCTCGCTCAAGCTGGAACGACAAATACCCTAGCCATGCAACGTGCATCATTAGAACAAGTCTTTAAGTCAGTGAATAGCCGTGATTTTAATCAGGGCAGCCAAGAAGACGTCAACATGATGAAGATGTTGGCTTCTGAGACTATGTTCGGTGGAGATTCTAATACTGCTAATGCTTTCGTTCAGAGTAACTTCACTGAAGATGGCCAGAGATCCATGGCTAATACTCGTCGAGCTGCAGCAGGCGCAATGAAGATGTCTCAACGTAAACGAGCATTAGATTTGGATTATCAAGAGAATAGCTTTGGCGGTTTTGTAACCCGTATGGAGAATACTCTTTATAATAATCCAAGAGCCGCTATTCAGGAAAGAATTTCAGATTGGGCATATGGCTCTAGTCCCGAGGATATTATAGCGAACCGTGCTAAAGAACGTGCCTTAGGACAAGGTGGATATGGTTCAATTAGTTCTGGAGACGAACAGCGTTTCTTATTAAATGGTGATTATAAGAACTCATTTAACTCAGATCCAGCACTTCAGCTCAGCACTCCAAATCATACTGGAGCTATGACAGCAGCGGGAACATGGGTTGGTGCTGGTGCTGGTTTTAGTGGATACACCAGTGGTGTCATGTTAGCTAGTATTGGATCAGGAGCTCTTACTGGTGCTATAGAGGGCATTGAAGGAGGACCAGTAGGAATGGCTGTTGGTGCTTTAGCTGGCGCTGGTTGGGGCGCTCTTCGTGGATTTTGGGCTGGCAGTATTAGTGGAGGATTAGCAGCCGTAGGAACAGGTGCAGCTATTGGTGGATCATATGGATTAATTAAATCTTTATCTACTAATAATGAGCAATCAATTCTTGGCAAGAATATGGGCCAAGCCTACGATAATGCTGTAACCTCATGGAACATCGGAAAGAATTTTTCGAAGGCTGAGTCCGCAACAATGCAGGATCCTGCCTTTAAAAAGAAAATGTTCTCTGCCATGTCAAGTGCTGGTGTGTTAGGACAGTACAGTGTAACTGCTGATAATACGATTAAAATTGCAGCAGCAGTGAAACAGATCTCTCAGAATACAGGCTATAGTACTGACATGGTATCAAACTTCATGCAAAATGAAGGTATGATGAAGGGCAATCTCTTAGAGGGCGCTGATCTCGCTGTCTATAATACTTATGTTAAAGGTAATCCAGATGAGGGTACGGCAGTTGCTAAACAATTGACGAGCTTCTTCGATCAGGGAAGCTGGAATCCATTCCATCGTTCTGTAGATAAAGGGCTTGATCAACTGACTGATAATACAGATGCTTTATCAGCGCTTTCAGATGTCTTAGATGCTGGATCCAGTGGTGACGCTGGTGCACGTCAGACTTCAGTTGGTAATTTCTTGGAACTCACCAAGGGTATGGGATTAGATAGTGAGATTACTGATGCTATTAAGGATTTCGGTAAGACTGGTAAATTGCCAAGTGGTAATATCGGTGGTCTGAAAGCAGCCGTAGATCATTTACGTCAATCTAGTACCGGTAAGAAATTTAATCAGGATCTTGCTGAAAAGTTCTCTGGTATGGCCGAAGACTACCGTGGAGATTCTTCTACGTATAAGAAATTATATGCTCTGGGATCAGATGGCGGAAGCTTTAATGGCAAGATCGGTATGCTGATGGGAGATCTCAAAGAGCAATCCTTCCGAGATGCAGTACGTGCTGACCCAACATTGAAGAGAGTAGTGAGTACCTTTGAGTCTAATATCTCAAACGCTGATTTCTCTAGCACGAAGGCTTTTGGTGATAAATTTGGGGTGAATGTAGATGATAGTCAGCTACAGGCGTTAAAGAAAACTTTCACCACTGAAGGTGCTGATGCGCTCAAGAAAGATCTTATTGCTAATGAAATTGGTGGAGCACACGCTGGTCCTGCTGGCGCTTCAGAGGCGAAATCTCTGGCGGATTTTGGACACAGTGCTGTTGAGTTAGCTAATGTCGTTAAAGAAATGAAGAACAAATGAAGCCTAATCCGCAACAATTAGCTGAGTTTGCTAAGCAACTCCTAGAATTAGCCCGTATCATTAAGAAGTTGAAACAAAAATGACCGATCTTAATACACAGCAGATTAATTCAGGAACGATTAATAACTTCTTCGCTCCTCCATCTGGCAAGAACGCTACTCAAATAGCGACTCCTGCTCAGTTACAGGCTCAGAGTGAGGCTAAGAATGTCCGTCCATCAGGAACGAATATTCTTACTGGCCTGATCGTTCAGAGTACACTGTCTGGATCTCCAGCTGAGTTGCAGGCCAATGCACCTCAACCAGTCATTACACCGACCACTTTACAGAAGAAAGTCTATTCAGGACTGTACTACTGCGTTGAGAAAATGTCTCGTTATATGCAGGCGAAGTTACAGAACTTCTATGATCCGTCTGGCGCTTATATTCAAAATGCTATTAATAGCCCACAGAATGCTGCGGTACGTTCAGCCACTAATCCAGGTGCCGACCTTACGAATCTGTATAATGCTCAATTCGGGGTACTCTATGGTCCAAAAAGTACCAACACATTTATTGCTAGCTTTTCACAACCGTTGCCCAATGCTCTCACCCAAGGACAGTTTGTCCAAGAACTTACTCCATCTTCAGCTGCCGCATCCGCACAGGCGTGGTTACTGCGAGCTGGTATTGATGAAACTGGCGATACCCCTGTAGCTGGTATGATAGATCCAACCCTCAGCACTCCATCCAATACTCAGAATAACATGACTCCATTGCAGGCAGCCTGCTTACAGAAGACGTAACTATGTCACCTCCCGTATCGACTTATGCCGCTTCAGCGATGGAGTCTCAGACAACTGTACCTCCAGTAACAGTGATTCCAGCCACATCGACTGGTCAGAGCGCTGGATATACCGCACCCCAGGTGCAGCTCGTACAGGATCCTACTGCAGATTTACAGACAGCTACAGCCACAGTTTTAGATATTAATACGTATTTTACTGCAGCTATGAGCTTTCAGGCATTAGGAACAGTGTCTGGACCCACATTCTTTATTTCTGATTTTCCTACGATTAATTCACAATTAGCTGTATCTGATATCTACGGTAATACCTCGTCAATCGTGGTAACCTCGACTGGTAAGACAGCATCACAGTTAACGGCTGCTCAGACATTGTTGGTACCACTTATCATTAATCAGGTAGCTTATTTCGCCAGCGATATCTTAGCTGATATTACTGCTGCGAGTGCAGCCTATCTCACAAGCCAAGTCACAGCAGCAGCTGGTATTACAGCACAATCTGTCTTGGATCAACAGTCTAATCAACAGCAAAATTATAACGCAGTAGCTGCAAGCGCAGCGGCTGAAGGCTTGAGTGGACCAGCAGCCGTGGCGTATATTGCTGCTGCCGCTACGGTAAAAAACGCCGTTGGAGATCTCAGTGACTATACTCTTTCTACTGCTACTCGCCGCGCAGCACTTATATCTCGTGATAGCTCAGCTGCAAGCACAGCGCCTGAAGCAGCATCTGTTGCATTTGAAATAAGTACTATACCTGTTACAAATATTATTTTTCCAGATACAAATCAGGATGTGAATGATGTTTTCGCATTCAGAAAGCCATTTTTAAGTAAACTCAATAAAAAAGCGACACTCGCTATTTATTCTGAGAGCCCTAATAGTACTGATATTAGCGATTATAATATATTTACCTTAGAGACCTTCTGGCTCCAAAGTATTTCTGAAGCCGATACTGAAAAGTATCAGATCATTGAGACCTTCTCAAGCCCTATGATTTATTTCTTTAATCGTAGAGCACGAGTCTATAACTACAGCTTTGTTTTAGAGAATACAAGAAATAATCCGTGGAAAGATCGTTTCAAATATGCTTATGATCTTTTATTACGTGGCACTGCATGCGTAGTAAATAACACGAAAGTTGTTATTACTTTCGAAAATAACACACGTCGTGGTTATGTGTTAGCTGCGCAGTTTAATGAATCATCTGACAATGATAATATGGCTACAGTGTCCATATCGATGTTCGTTGAAAATGAAACTCAGCAGAATGATCCTGATATTACTGCAGTAGCTACTGAACTCCTATTGGAGTCGGATGAACTGACCACTGCACAGGCATCTGCTGTAAAAGCTAATCTTGATGACACTGACATAGGCTTGGCAATATTAACAGGTTCATCAAATAACTTATCAGTAGGAACATCGAATCTCACTAAAACTATAACGAGTGGTGGGTCTAATCCAATATTGCAGTCAGACGCTTTTACTATTAAACCAGTATTCTTTCAGAAGGATACGCTGACTCCATTACCAACTACTGATCCTCAAGCACAATCAAGTAATGGTATCACTGAATTTCAGGTTAAATATACCATATCAAGTACAGATAACCCTAATGATCAAGTACTGTTTGGTGATTTATCTCAGGCGTTATCCTTGGCGACCACATCGAGCACTGGCGTGGCTCAGCAAAATGCAGCAGGTACTACCTATTCTACTGGCGGTGCAGCTGGTCAGCAGTATGCGCTCATCTTACAACCAGCACTCATTCCTAGCTCTATCACGACGCTCATGTCTCAGTTGGGATCAGCGACGCTTAGGGTTCAGATGTCTTTTAGTGGAGTTGGAGCTACAGCGAAGAATAATCTTCAGCTCAATGGCATGGTGATTCTATCTGGGATAACGGTTACGCTGAATCCTGAAGGCTCTCCAGAAGGATTGACTGGCGGTATACAAAGCCCATCACTGGTATCGAGTAGTGATTATCTGTTTAACGCTACTATGGATCTGACCTCAGCCACTGCTACTACTACGAGCTTAAATTCTCGTACCTTTACTGCAACGGCTCAAGTAACTCAACAAAATGGTAGTACCAACACGAATATACCATTTTCATCTGACGTTTTTGTTAACTCTATTCAGTTTAACCAAAATAATATTACTGCTACGAACAGTACGCAGCCTTCCCAGGATATCGCTAATTGTGTACTTACTATCCAACCTTCCGCTGGCAGCGATCCGACTATCGCTGTATTTACACTTAATTGCGTTATTAACTATAATGGGAATATACCATTAGTCGTTGGTAATCCAATGATTTATAAATTAGTTGGATATTCCTTTGCTGGAAATCTGATTGATTTTAATATTACGGTCATACCACCAAAATCTGCTGGGACGAGCACTCTGATATCAGCTCGTGATATGACCGGACTGGATCCATCATTCTATACAGGATCGTTTATCAGTACTACTGGTGCTCCAGGAGCATTGCTTATTAGACGATGTTTATTGCAGTTTTCTTCGCCACCTGATGTTAATTTCTTAGCGGCTAATTTAAGTGTGACGATTACTGCTGGCACAACATCTGCTCCAGTGATGTATGCGCCTCCATCTGGTTCGACTATTGCTGAGTCAGTACTGAATGCACTAGCAAATATCCAAGTAACCAAAAATGGTACGCAGACACCGCAAACTTGTAAAATACAATTTACCATTGGTGGGATCACTCTCGCTCAGGCTGGCGATGTGACAGGGTCTGAAGTAGCAGCTAATTCAGTAGTAATTCTCATGAATAATACTGTCGTTCCGCCCATGCAATATACTGCTCAATTAGCAGCATTAGTGATTAGTTTATCAAATATTACTGGTAGTCCATCTAATAATCTCAATAAAATATCATTAACTGATCAGACATTTAGTGGTTTGACATTCGTCTATAACTTTGCTATCGTGGGCACGACCCAAGGCACGAGTGTAACGGAAACCATCTAATGGCCCAACGTATTAATGCAAAGCTCTATATCGAGGGCTGTGAGATTCCATTCACTACGGTATCGATTACGAGTGCAGTAAACCAAGCATCTACTTGCGTCATTGATGTAATCCCATCTGAATACGTGAAGAATATTGTAGCACGTAGCAATATGCTCGTACTCTTCCAAGAAGGTCGGGTTTGGAAAGTACTTTGGGATGGTGAGTTCCGTGGATGGGGTATGTCGAAGTCATCTGGATCGTTACAGATGCAGATTTTAGGAGCTGATCACTCCAACGCGCTGTCCTATATGACTCGCGCTATATTTGAGAATTTTGGTGATGCGCTGAGTGCTCCTGTAAAAGCTATATTCCATACTGGACAAGAGATTAATCTCCAGCCACTGGGAAGTGGTACTTTTGCGAACCTGATCACTGCCATAGTATCAAAGGCGAGCCCAGCTGATTTCGGGTCTATCTTAACGCAACTGATCCAGACCTGTTGGAACAACGTTCCTTATTTCCAGGATGCTAATACGAGAAACAAGGTAGTACCTCGCTTTATATCTCTGCCTGATAACAATCTCAAAGCTATTCTGACGAATAATATTGCTAATGATTTCATTCGGAATGTCATTGCGAATAAGTTTACTGGTAATACCTCACTAGAGGCTGTTCTTGCTTATTTTATGGATATTGCTGCCTATATTCGTGTGCCAGTCGTTGGACCTACGAATTACGGTGGAATACCTACATTATCTATTTTTAAGCCGAAGAATCACTTTAGCACTCCACCAGTTTTTAATACATTCTTTCCAGGAATGTATTCATCTATGAGTGGCTATGGCGTAGACCACTTCACTGAGCCAACCCGTATGTTGATGACTACGGAAAATGTACCAGTTGCTGGTGGTTATCGCTCTATGTTCTTCTTTAATGATTCTCGAAGTGGTTTAGCATTGAATACCACTGTAGGAAATGCTGCTATTATCAAAGATTTCTTATCTCCAGAAGAAATAGATGGTGGTATCTTGCCTTTGGAGTTAAACTTAAACTATGAGAGAGCTAACCAAGCTATTGCTGCAGCTACAGACCCATCATTGCTCGCATTACAGAGTACCTATCAAGCGTATGCATATTATCAGTTTGTTGAAGCTAAGTTCGCCTTACGCCGCTGTTCTCTTAATGGTATTTTTCATCCATATTGTATCGTTGGATATCCTGGCGCTATTTTTGACCCACATCAATCTCTATTCGGGATGGTCGATTCTGTTACGCATACACTCAGTGCTGAAGGCTCTGCATCGTCTATCATCAACTTTACGCATGTGTATCCGGCTGATAGAAACGACCCATCAGGATTAACCTATCCTCCACTACCGACTTGGATGTCTCAAAATTATCGCCCTGAGGGTTCTGATGCGACCTATGCAGCGATGTTTGGCGCTAATATTATTGACGATAAAACCAAGCATGCAGCTTTAGGCGGTCCGAATATTGCGAGTGCTAAACGTTCTTCTGTGAGCTATAAGTTAGCAAATAACCAACAGTATAGTATTGCAGATATTGCTTCTACGGTATATCCAATAGCTACCAATAGTGGTACGGCTCAAGCTACTCCGCTCTATACACAAAACGTAGCTAATCCGAGAGCATTCGAATATAAATATACTTATCGTAATATCATTACAGCAAAAGACTATTTTAACTACCTAAATATTAAAGTTACATTAGCCGATGAAACGACTGAGCCACCTAAAAACTTAGGTAAGTCATCATTGATCTTTAATGTCCCAACTGGCTATAGCTTGAACGCTCAATCTAGCTACACTATCTCGGGAACTGATACTCATAAATACGATGCTGCGTTAGCATTACAGAATGATATCAACTCAGCAGTAGGTAGAGATGGACGCTAATATCGCAATTGATCCCGATACAGAAGTCTGGAAGCGTTGGAATAAGTCACGCTCCTCACAGGACTTATCGGCATTATTTAAGCAAATGGAAAATCTCATCCAGAAGAAGGTCAATATCTTCTCGGCTGCTCCAGTACCTCGTTCAGCTCTCGAAGGAGAAGCTAAAAAGTGGGCGTATAAAGCTTTCGAGACGTATGATCCAAACCGTGGCGTAAAGCTCTCTACTCACGTTACAAACTGGCTACAGAAGATGTATCGGTATACAACGCAGCATCAGAACTTTGCGCGTATCCCAGAGCACGTGGCCCTGAAGATTAATGCGTATAAATCTGCTCAAAGTGAGTTACAAGAGAAGTTCGGAAGACCTCCTACCCATATTGAGTTAGCTGACCATCTGAAGTGGAGTCAGAAACACGTGGCTCAAGTGGATAATTCACTGAGACAGGACATTGCATCTACTGCCTGGCAGGGCGATGAGCATTTTGACCAGCATAATCCTCGCTTAGAAATATTAGCGATGGGATATTATTCTTTAACTCCAGAAGAACAACTGATTTACGATTACACCTTGGGACAGCATGGTAAAGTGAAATCAAATCCTGGGCAGATTGCTAAGATTATGAAAATGTCACCTTCTAAGGTATCTAAGCTCAGAAACTCTGTTTCTACTAAGTTACAGGTATATTTAGAGAATACCTAACGTGGTCACCCTTGCTGCTCCACCAGTTACTTCAGGTCCTGATCTCCAGACGTGTCTGAGTGACTTAGCTGCAAATTTAGGGTTACTGAGCACCTATAATCAAGCTCAGAGTTCGATGAATGATGCTGTCGTATCCACGATGGCTGCGTCACCATTTTTAGATATTCTCAATAGTCTACAAGATGTTGTGAACTCATCAGCATCAATAGATGACGATGAGTTAACTAACGTCGTCAATAGTTTCATGACGAATAATCTCCAGAATATGCTGGGTCAGGTACAGGATAATCCACTGAATCTTGGACCTTTGTTACAGACACTAGAAGGATCATTTAGTCAATTAATAGAGACTGGAGCTTCTCCAAGCGGTAGTATTTTCGCTGCTGTGCAGAATCTTTTTAACTCATTACGTCTCTTTAATCCCGCTAGCATTGTTGGCATGATGATGTACGCCATGCAGTATGGAGAAACAGCGGTTATCATGCAACAAGGTTCTCTCCAGACGTTAAAACGTTTAGTACAGAGCACCAATAGTATGGTATTAAAAGGTTCTGTACCAACCCAGCCAACTCCAGTGAATCCATTTACTGAAGCGCTGAATGAACTCTGTCTAGCTACGAATGATCTGGATACCGTGCAAAGTAAACTCACTAACGAGAGTAGCTTTGATGCTGGTCATTGTTCATCAGGTGCTGGGCATCTGCTTAATGTCAGTAAGATACTCGTAAATGGAAAGAACACAGTATCTTTTTTTGAACAGGCTGCGAAGTCGAACTTTAACGTTGTGGCCGCTCAAGCGCAGGCCTTAGCTGCCACGCAATGGCTTCCTAATTATCAAGTATTTTTACAGAAAGAAGCTATTTTAGTCTTAGCTGCTCCTATCGGTCAGACTAATAGTACCTTGTATAATCTCACCACGAATATCAGCACGTTGATACCAAGTTTTCAGATAGATTTTGGTCTTGAAGCCTTTATGGCTCAGATCATTGGTTTCCTTATTACTCAGATTCAGACGATTCAGTCGTTACTTAAGACTGCGATGCAGGATCCTACTGGTAATATTGCGACATTAAGTACACAGCGAGATGCACTCACTGCAGCTCTACAGGCACAAACAGCCAGTTTGTCAGGTGGAATAGTCACTCCATCAGGATCTGCAGCTCAGGTAGCGTCATTACAGTTACAGATCGAGCAGCTCAATAGCCAAATTACTGGATTGGGTCAAGCTGCTCAAAATCTTGGTAATGTCGCTGCTGGTGCTCCTATTGCTATGGCCAATGCAGTTTCAGCGCAGGTACAGGCCTTAGTACAAGTGACATCATTAGTGATGATCGCTCAGACTATTTGTCAATCCTTTAAACAGGTACAAAGTCTATTAAACTTACAAAATAGCCTTAATCCAAATCAGTTCTTTAAGCAGATACAATCGGTTATTAGCCGTTTTAGCACAGCACCATGTACAGCGTTTAAAGGTACTGACGTGCTCTGTAATCTTGGTAAATATGCTGATGCATTGAACGCCAGTATGGCTGGTGGATCGGTTTCTCCTCAACAGGTAGCGACTATTGGCAGGCAGTTACTGACATCGATTGTAGCTCAAGAACAATGGTTGACCTGTACTGGTAATGCTTTAAATACAGGTAATAGCCAAATACTTGAAATTATGTCTTCATTAGGCATTAGTCCAGCAATCGTAAGCCAACTGATGCAAGGTATGAATCCTGCCACTGTTTTAGCTTTTACGAGCCTAGACTTTGATTCTTTATTTACTGCAGGTGGTGCGTCATCGATTAATGAGTCATTATTACAGTCGCTGAGTTGCGTACTGAATAATACCGATAATCCAGGTGTGGTAAATTATGTTAATACGCTCATGACGAACTTGAATACATCAAAACAAGCGGATGATACCGTCAATGTAGACTATACTCACATGGCTTCAGAGGCTAAACTTTCAAATAAGTTTAAAGGTAATAATAATCTCAATATTATTCAGCAGCTTTTAGGTACTCTTCAGAGTATCGGTACATATACTGCTGGATTAACTCAATTGACATTGCCTACCGATAATACGCAAAAGGCTACTAGTAATGGTAGTCCATTGACCTATGCGTCTATTTACTGCTCAACGAATCCTTCATATAACAATGGTCTTGCTAGTTCCAATAGTATCATTACAACTGTAAGCCAGGCTGAAGGATTAATATGAGTACAGTTGATCTGCAGGTTTTTACTCAGAAAGGTTTATTCGTAAAGCTTGGTATTCCTAATCCAGCTCCTGCCATTGATGGTAGCGGAAAACTTCTACAGTATGTTCTAAAATGTTTGCTGACTACTCCTGGTAGTGATATCTTTAATCCAACATGGGGTTCTGGATTAGTGAATGCGTTGCCAGATGTTGGTGCAGCTGATCCTAATGGAAATCAAGCCGTACAGAATGATGTAGCGGTAGCGGTAGGTAAATGTGAGGCTCTTATTTTAGCATCGCAATCTGGCGAAAATTCAGATCCGACAGAATTACTGAAGGCATTAACATTAATCTCATGTACGTTCTCTGTGAGTCAAACAGCATGGTTAGTATCGATCTCCATCACGTCACAGGCTGGCCTGGTCAACACAGCGCAGGTTGCGGTATGATCTGTAATCGTTATACTTGAGACAAAGAATAATTATGGCCACACCTATTTCAGTTACTCCTGCCGTTAATCTGCCAGTACGTGCATTTATCGAGCAATTTGTCGCAGACAACTTTGCTAATATTGATTTTCGTCAAGGAACTGCTTTTAATGATTTATTCGGTAATGTCATGGCTGCTTTACAGCAGCCATATCGACATGAAATCAATCAATTAAAGATATCGCAGAGCATATTAAATTTTGATAACATGTCATCAGATGACATTAACGCTCTTGTAGGCAATTTCTTAGTACAACGCGCCTTGGGAACCAACGCTACTGGTACAGTGCGCGTGTACTTCACTACTCCTGGGGATTATTTCCTTAACACCCTCGTGTTTATGGACACTATGGGGTTGCAGTTCTTCTCGATGGCACCAGTGACTACTTCAGTCAGTCAGCTGTTAGCTAATCGAAACACTGATGGGACATACTACCTAGATGTATTGGCTCAGGCAGCTCTACCAGGACCACAGTATTCAGTACAGGCTGGAGATATTACTTTAGTACAAAATCAGCCATCACAGATCGCATCAGTCACCAATCTCGCTGCTTTTAGTCCTGCTGTGCAAACTGAGAGCAATGCTGTCCTCTACGACAAAGTAAGACGAGCAATAGCAGTACGTAATCTGGTGAATGATACGTCGATTCAGACTGTATTATTTAATCAATTTGGTTTTATTCGTGATATTTACGTGGCTGGTGCAGGTGATCCTGCTATGGTCCGTGATTTGTTAACCATTAACTCTAGCCCAAGCTACCAAATCCACATCGGCGGCTATGTAGACGTCTATATCGATACGACTGGTATTACATCGTATCAGCTGAATATTAATGCGTTACCAGAAAATCTGGTGGTACAGGCTATTCCTAGCGCAACATCAACGACGATCTTCTCTGGCGATACTGGTGTTATCCAGGGTAATATTTTTTATGATCCAAATCAGGCATTCTACATCAATGGTGTAGCCCAGATTATTAGCGGTAACCTCTTAAATACTACCGAGACTGAATTTGGCGAGGTAGTCACCACGACCTATACCATTAAGCAGTCATCCGCTGATAATACGCTGCGTATCTCATCTGGTGAGAAATTAAATTCATTAGATGGTATCTACTTCCCGAACAGTAACTTCTTTACTGATTTTAGTTCTGGAAACTTCATTGTTGATGATGGTATTGCAGTTGGTGATTACTTCGTGAGCAATCTCTTCGGTTATCACTCAATAGATTACGTGACGCCGAATCTCATTGAATTGACGCCATCAAATATCTCCCGTCAATCAGGAGTATTTAATGCCGCTATCTCATTTAATGGAACCTCAGCTGATTTCAACTATCCCGGTATTGGTGGCACTGCTGGTCCAACACAGACTCAAACAGGCGACATACTTTTTATTACAACAGGGAGTGCCTGGGGTCAATATACCGTCCTTAACGTCGTTAGTGACGACGAGATCTGGGTGGCTCAAACTCCTATTACTCAATCGATCACCTTTGGTGGAACGAATGTTATTTCTGCCGTGGATCCGTCGTTAATCGGTCAGTATATTGTCATTCAGTCTTCATTAGGCGGAAATCCTGCTGCGACAGCATTCCAGATTGCTAGTACGACTACGACTACAACGAATCATAGCATTACTGGTGCGCATACTGTTTGGATCTCGCCATTAGTGCCTACACAAAATGTGAATGTGGGAGATCTCTTTGAGATCTTTGTAGTTCCTACGAAAAGTACATCGGTAACGGTTGCATTATCAGCAACTATCGTAACTAATGCTCGTTTTGCTACATTCGCTACTGGCGCTAATATTAAGCGCGGTGATGTCTTTACTGATAGTAGCGTTACTTATACGCTGGTGGATGTATACGACAATGGCACGAATCTCAGAGCACAGTTCGATAAACAATACACTGGATCAGGAATTTCTACCAATCTCACGATTGGCCGCTATCCTGCCAATGTATTCAGTACATCGAATATCAAACTCAACCGCTTTATTAATACCGGCTCCTTCCAGACCACACAGGCGGCAAGCGCGACGGTCCTTACGGATTCCGATCTCGGCAGAGGTGCCTGGCCTGGCTTCATACTGATTATCCATACCGGAACAGCCGCTGGTACCTATACGATAGATAATGCCACCACGATGGCTACAGGGGCTCTCACATTGAGCACTGGGTTACTTGGTGCTGTCGCCGTTGGAGATCAGTGGTCTGTGGTGAACTCCATCGGTGGTGCTCTCGACTTTGCTGGATCAGCGTGGGGATCAACGTTGTATTGCCCAACGTTTAACGGAAATGATTTCTCCGCTATCGCCTCAGGATTTCCAACAACGAATTTTCCATACTTCGTTAATATCATTAATGGACCGAATCAAGGTGTATATGAAGTGATTCAGTTTACTTCAGCGAATGAAGTACAAATTAATGGAACATTAGTAACCAGTGGTGAGTCAATCTTACCTGCTAACACAACGTTTAACGCTGCCCATGTTGCTGGATCTACAGTTATTACTGAGCCTGGCACACCATATGCTAGTGTATTGGCTGGTGATACGCTGATTATTAATAGCGGCGGAACGCTCAGTTATTATTATATTGCCAGCACAACCTCGTCGGCGCTGACTTTGAGTCAGCCATTAGTGGATTCAGTAATTCCTGGATCAGAAACCTACACTATTGTCCGTGATAATGTGAATCCATTTATTATCACGAGCTTACAGCAACCATGGGAAGTAGATTCTGTTCCCGTGCTCAATAACCGTCCTGCTGAAGGACTGGCTGGTGGAGCTGCTAATGCTACGAATGTATTTGAATCCCTGGATATTAATTTCGACGATGCCTTTACTGGTATTGATCCCGTGGGATATAACCTGTTTATTATCTCTGGAACACATGCTCGCGTCGCCCCATATATCATACAGAGTCAGTTATCGGCAACGCAGATTGCTATTAACACAGGTACGACTGCATATGACGCCAATTTTAACAGCAGTGGATTTATTAATTCTACAAGCCCTGCGAATAGTGAACAATGGTATATCAGTAAGCAAGTTCCTATTAAGTCTAATATCACCTATACGATTAATGAAAACTATGATTACTACGGTAATACGTTCTTTAATTTACCGATCTTAGGTATCCAGAATATCTTTACCATTGATCCAACCACGGGTGATGTATCATCATCGCCATTGGTGCAGGGATCAGATTATACTCTCGAAGTGGTCAATATTGGTACACGCTATAGCGCTCAAGAACAAGTGAATCTCGTATTCACGAACTCAGCATTGATTGGATCAGCGTTACAGATTTCTTACTTTAGTGATCCGAATGTTGCTACTGTGAATTCGTTCTGTAATACTCGTGGTAATAAAGTGACGTGTAATAACTTGCTTATTAAGAGATTTGAATCGACCTTTGTATCAGTCACTGTCAATGTGACTGGTACCATTACGCTGACTACTGCCCAAGATGTTATTAATAGTTATATAACGACTCAAGAGTCAGTGAATCCGATTCAGGCGTCTGATATTATTCAGTTACTGTATGCGAATGGCGTTACCTACGTAGATACATCTAGCTTGCTTCTGACGGCAGTATACCTACAGTCTGATGGTACCATGACTACAACAACATCTCCTACGAGTGTTACGAGTTCGGAGACCAGTACGTATATCCCATCTGTGATCACTGTGAATATTTCGAGTTCGTAATTCATGGAAGCACAGAGTCCTAATACAGATCTTATCTGGCGCTATCTTCCCAATTTCTGGGATAGACTGCCTCAAGAGCAACGTGAGTTCATAGAAGGACTCTGGACCGCATATATGCGAGTTCTGGATGCTGATTATGCTCTCCTCTATCAACGGGATCAGTCTAAAGCTCTTGCAACGTGTCCGGTATTTATTAAATATCGCTGGTTGTTACTGGATCTGAGCGCTTCCAATCTAGCAAATATCGCATCTGCTGGCGCTAATATTCGTAATACGAATAACCTGACGACTACGACTTTCACTAGTAGTATTAACCAGGCTTTTGCTACTGAAAACAATATAATTCATAAACATTTTAAGATCATACCTCGTACATTCCGTAGTACGATTACTCTGCCTTTTGCTTTAGAAGCCAATCTCGTAGAACTCTACCGACTTTTTGACGGGATTCTGCAAAACGGCACAGAGCTGATGTATGGCTCTCAGTACACCATTCATGGTAACCAGCTGATCTTAGACCCATCGATTCCCAATACCACCGTGGTACAGGGATACATCGGCGTGGACTTAACAGGATTAAGTCCACAGGCTAACTTCTTCAGAACTAGTTTCCAAGCTACTAATCAACGTACCTTCATCTTGCCAGCAGTCTATGAGACTGGCAACATTATGATGTTCGTTAATGGACTCTATTTAGACCAATCAGAGTATAGCCAGTCATCTGGTAATACGATTATTGCTAACCTTCCTGAGACAGGACTCGTTGAATTCGTATGGTTTACACACGCTGATAGCTTTACCTTTACGGAGCGTCATGTTCATCAGAGACAACAGTACCTCTTTAATAATGCAGCTTTCTCTGGTACCGGGACTGCGGGACAATTTAGCACGCTTCCTATTACGGATGGCATTACATGTCCTCCTACTGTGCGTATCAATGGTCCTGAGTCAGAACTCAGGATTTGGATTGGTGGCAAACTCATTCCAGACAACATGTATACTTATAATGTTGTTACATCCTCGATTCAGTTTGTAAACCCATATTCATGGACGAGTGATACGTTTGTACCTGTGATTGTGGAATGGACTAATATCCAGTTCATTAGTAACTATCCACAGCATTTCCATCTGACGAATCAGCAGTCTAACGTTACGGTTCCTGCTAATATATCGTTCTTTGATGATGGTGGACGTTTCGATGATGGTGGCACATTCGATACTACGGATCAGCAGAACGTCGTAACTGCTGGCTTCTTGATCGCAGAAGCTGATGATTTACGCGTATTCTTTAATGGCGTGCTCCAGCTCATTAACTATAACTTTGCTTTATCCAGTGATGGCACCCAGTTACTGTTTAACTTTAACATTGCTGGTGGAACTATTCGTATTGAGTACGAGAGAATCTCTCGACAATATGTATATGGATTAACAGACCTTTCTGGTTTGACCACGCAGCAACTGCAGCAAACGAATATGCTGCTCTTCTATAATGAAGACATTAAACTGATAAATCAGTATTCTGTTAATGCTCTTGGGCAGACGCTGACTGCATTAGAAGCATATACTCTTGCTAGCCAGGATGTTGCTCTCGCATCCATACCGCAGTTACAAGACCGCATTGATGGATCAACTTTCACGTACTTTAATGAAACTGACTACGACATCGTTGATGGAGCGATCTTATCTGATCATCCATTACCAGATAAAGTCTGGTGTCCAGTAGTTGAAATTGATGAAAATACCTTAGCTAAGAATTTCGGTGTTGTGGTGAACTTCCCACAAGTCGGATCCACTCCTCAGTATAAGGCTGCGTTACAGGCCCTATGGAGAGGTTATTGGAGCGGACCTAATATATTAGATATCGAAGAAACGGTATCTATGTTCCTGGGTATTCCGTTCTTTAATACCAATAGTACAGTAAGTGCTGTAACACAGGTATTATCTCAAACAAACTTGATAACGAGTAGTGAGACTATCACTCTTGATGATGGCCTCTCCACACAACTACAAGTCGGTGATATTGTATTTCCAGGCCAATCAGCGTTATTTAAACCAAGATTTTCTACGGTAGCTGGGCAAAACACCGTTGGTGTCTTTGGCCAGACTTCTATCTCAGATGCTATCCTGCCTACACAGGCACAAATTGGAGATTTACTGTCCATAGTAGGCTTTAATGCCGAAGGAGGGTATTCCATCTCCAATATTTCTGATGGGTTGCTGACCATCTCTACGCCACTCACCGGTTCTATTGGTTTAATCCAGTCAGCCGTGTTTGACGCCACCGTCTTAAGCAACATCATCACACGCACTATATCATGGCCCAAGTTCGCTAGTAATATCGAAGTTGGTTCCCAGATCTTTATTTCGACCAAAGGCCTGTTTACAGTCGCATCCATATCCGGTGCAACACTCACATTAAATATAGCTGTGAGTGGCTTAAACGGGCTCAGTTTCGTTATTTGGAATCCTGCGCAGATATCTATCCTTCGTACAGATGCATTACCTCTTGTGACGAAGTTCGGAACTGTCACAGCTATCAATCAGATCTTTAATACCGAAATTCTTACTCAAGATGGCAATACCTATAGTCTGCCTCCAGCATTACCTCCTGCAGTGAAGCAAGGTGATGTCGTTACACAATATCAACCTCTCAGCGCTCAAGTAGCTGTCTATGACGATCATGATCGTCCTAATTGGTTGTTTTCTAATAATGCAGCTTTTGCTGTAGCTAATACAGAAGTTCAAGACCAGCAGATCATTGTGGTGAATAGCAATACCGGTGCAGTATCTGCCAATGGCTTCTCATTCACAGACTCTGCGACGAACTTCATCGGTACCGTCAGTGTTGGTGATCAGCTCTTTATCATGAGTGGATTAAATGCTGCTACACTTCCATATACAGTGCGTATCGTATCTACTCATACATTGATACTGAAGCAAAACGTTGTTGTAGATCCTAATCCGATTAGATATAGCGTTTCTCATACGGTGAAGAGTATAGAGATTCCAAATACACAACGTGTATCCGTAGCTGCTCCAGTGACCGTGACTTTAACATCTGATGCAACGGCATCAGCTAATATTCTTATCGTGAATGATGCGTCACAATTACCTCCTCAGGGAGTATTACGTGTCATTAAAGGTCATTTTACTGAATTGATTCTCTATAAAGAAATAGTTGGTAATACGATTAGACAGTGTATTCGTTCTTGGAATGAAGAGAACCAATTTCAACTCGCACAGTCATTGACGACTGGGCAACAGATTTCGTTAGTATGGGCGTTTTCATCTAATACGCTTCGTGAAGTGTTTTATGCGGCTATCGAGAATGTGAGCACATTAAACAATACGTTAGATATTACTAATAATGCCACTAGCCTCTACAACCAAATAAAACCACACACGACCATCATTGAGTTAGATGCGAATTCGTTTATTGCGAATCCAGATCTGTCGAATATTACGACGTTCCTTGATAATATTATTCCAAGCTCTAGTCACTGGTTCATTGACATAAATAGCGCTCTATCAGATAGCGATACCATCGCTTCTACTGAGAAGGCTTTCGTCTCTACGCATCTGAACTTCTTACCGTACAGCCTCGCAGTGACTGGGGCTGATGGTATTCATCTGACCTACTCAGGAGCAGATCCTGGTGTACAGGTTAATGATGTGGTGTTCTTAGCAGGGCAGCCTACCAGTACACAATATCTGACGGTTACTGCTATTTCAGGTAACTCATTAACTATGGACATGGCTTTTACTGTCTTTAGTTCACCTGTAACGGCTCAGTTCCAACGCTATGTCTCAACAGGACAGATCAATGGAGTGAACTGGCAAAGCAATGATCAGTTATCAGCGAGTATTCAAGTTGGTAATCAAGTGGTAATTCTTGATGGAGAAAACGTTGGCGTATACACTGTTAGCAATGTTGTAGATAATTTTACGCTCAACTTCGTACAGCCCTTTACAAATCCAAATATCACATTAACATCTGAATTCTACGTAATAGGGTTACTCAATGAAATTATTTGATCAGGATCGTCGTGAGCATGGAGCTATACAGATTATTCTGGATGGCAAGATTGTGGTATCTACTCACAATGAGATCGTAAACTCTTCAAGAACTATCAAGGCAGCATCGCTCATTGGTGGTCCTAGCTCGGACTTCTTAGCATCTATGAATATCGGATTCACTGGTGATGCTACTCCTCAGACCGTATTAGTAACTCAAACTGGGTTAGTTAATCCATTACTTTCTATTGCTATTGGTCCAAGTATTGATCCGCGCCCTTACGTGCAAGATGCATCAGATTTAAGTGCATTTGGTAGCGTAGTGGTATGGACAGGTATTATTCCTATCGCTACTGCTATCACTTTTGACGAAGCTGGTCTATTCAGTCAAGGCGGCTATCTCTGGTCACGGGCTACGTTTGGTGCCATTCAGAAGCCTGCTGGTACGACACTTTCTATTCGGTGGGAAATCTCCTTCTAAAGAGACCGATTGTCCGGGCTTTATTTTTAGTTACACTACCTGAAGCCATTGTCAGGTAACGCATGAACAATATCGAAAAAATCGCTAAAGCCACTTCAGAAGTGAAGAGACGTGCTAAAAATACGGCGATTGGTGCTGGCATAGGCTCTATAGCTGGTGCAGTGGCTAATCATGCCTCTGAGTTAGTTACTCATGGGAAAACTAAATTCCCAAGTAAAACTAGTCTACATGGAGCGTTAATCGGTGCTGGATTAATTGGTGCAGTAGGTGCATTACGCAGTAAAAGAAAAGGCGAATAAGTGAACAATATCGAAAAAATCGCATCAGCTATCGAAAAGACATCTGGTATCATCGGAGATGCCTTTTCCATGGGTGGTAAGGCATCTAATATTCGTGAAGTAGGGGCTTTAGGAGCACTCGCTGCGCCTTCAGCTTATAAACTGACTACCGGTAAAGATATGAATGATAAAGCCAAGGATGGCTTAGAAGTCGGCGGATTAGGAGCCCTCGCAGTACCTTATATGCGTAATGGGTTCAAAGGACTGCACTAATGGTTGACCAGGCCACATTTTCCTATCGAGATCAGCGCTCTACGCTACTTCTCAATGAGTTGGTAAAGGACGATGCTGGTTGGCAGCGTGGTCACGTCGTATTTGGCTTCGACTATAGTTTTCCTACGACTAATCGTAACCAGATTAATCTGGGACCTGGTGCTATTGTCACGCAAGATGGCGTCAAACTGTTCTTTAATGATCCAGTAAGCTTTACGATTAATGGTATCAATCCTGGCGGAAAGATGCCAGTGAGTGATTTTCCATATCCTAAGAACATCATTATTGGTATCCAACACAATTATATCGCTTCGACTACGACTATTGCTCCTAAGTTAGTCGCTATTGAAGTTCGTGTATCTCAGCAAGATCAGACTCCAGCATACTATCTCTTAGAGTTAGATATGCTCACGCTGCAGCCAGTTGGCACTGGTGTGTTACTTCCTGATCCTGATCGTCAAGCATATAACGAGTTATATGAGCAAAATCCAGGTGGAGATGGCACGGTATCAGGTCCTACGAAGCAGGCTTGGCAGAATGCAAACTCTGTCTTAAATAATATTACACCTATTCTTAAGATTCGTATCCAAGAAGTATATGGAGTAAGTACCGCTGCATTACCTCCATTCTTAAGCGATGGATCTGGTAATCCTTCGACTGGTGTTGATGTCTATCGTTATAAGAATCTTTTCGAGAATATGAACGACCTGATGGGCGTCAATATCTTTGAGCCATTGATTGAAAACGATAACAATAGTCCTACAAACGTCACGTATACTATGACGCCTACGGATCAAACTTTTGGGCTAAATACACATCCTGCTTTCAGTTCTGGGCAAGCTGGTACTCCGTCAGTCCATCCAATCTATGGAACCTTTGAGACTACAGATACCAACTACTCGAATTACCGCTTCACATCCTTTTTACGAGATGGAAGACCTCTGCGTGAGTCATTCCAACGCTTAGACACTTTCTTACGTTTGATCGTGGATCGTATTGGCGAATCCAGCTTAGTTGCTTATAACCAGACACTCACTGAAGTTGCTGACATTGTCGCTCTTGGACAGTCTGGTAATCCAGTGGCGTATAATGGGTCTGACTTCGTCATTCAGAATGGCAATGTATTTTATGTCAACTCCAGTAATACTGGAGATTCGCATAACAAAGCGCTTTCAATCTTAGACCAAGCCATTGCTTTTATTAGTTCTCGTTTAGGCTTTACCTATATCAGTAGCCACTCGATGCGGCAGGATATTAATGCCTCGACAGTGACGCTGCAGGTATTCTCTCTCACAAATCCATCAGGATCGGATTGGTCTGGTACTAATCTCACGTTCCTTGATGCTATTGAGCAATTACGTAATAAATATACATCACGTGGCACTGACGTTATCACAGGTACTCATACGTACTCATCGAATGATTCTGTAAGAAATAGCGTTCCTGCTGGAGCGTCCATCTCAGTAACCAGTACAGCCATTACTGCGGTAGATGCTGGAAGTAATTCCACGGTTACTACACCTACGGGTACAGTGACTACGGATGGAACGAATACTAATACATCTCATGCCAATTTAGTATCATTAACTGCTGGTTCTAATAGCACCAATATTACCAATGTTCATGCTGTACTGACAGATAGTACGCATACGGTTACAATAACTCCCACTGCAGTTGATATTACTTCGGTTCCAGTGTCTGGAACTAATGCGGTACGTGTTACTGAATTAAACGCAGAAGCTGCTGCTAGAGCGAGTGCTGATAGCACGCTCACTACAGCTGTTGCTACTATTAATAGTACATTGCCTACTTTAGCACCTTTAGCCAGTCCAGCTCTCACTGGTACTCCTACAGCTCCAACAGCAGCTCCAGGCACTAATACAACTCAGGTAGCAACAACTGCCTTTGTACAATCAGCGCTCACGGAAGTGATAGAGTATAACGCTTCGAATACATATAACGCTACTAGTAATGTATTAGTTATGCTCACCGCAGTTGGCGCTGGTGGCGGTGGTGCATCTGATGACCATCATGGTGGCTCCGGTGGCGGTGGCGGTGCGATAGTGAATCTGCCTATCGCTTTAGCAAATGGTGATTCCATCGCTATCACTATGGGTAATGGTGGTCTTGGTGGCAGTAGCGCTAATGGTACTAATGGTACTGCAACTACTGTAGTGATTACTTCTGCTGGGTCAGAAAATTTAAGCCTAACACTGAATGGTGGTACTGGCGCTATAAATACAGGATCGTTCTTCGGCGTAGGTGGCAATGTTACCTATACCTCCTTTGACGGTACTTCCACTGTACAATCCGATTTCCCCGCTGGGATTACAGGCACTAATGGATTCGCAGGTACGAATACCGTACATGCGTCAAACTTTGGTGGCGCATCTGCTCTTGCTATGGGTGGCCGTGGATCGAATTCAACAGGTCCAACGCCAGCGGTACCTGGAACTAAAGGTTCCGGTGGTGGTGGAGGAGATCAGGGCGGTAATGGTGGTAATGGATACGCTCTCTTAACTATTGTTGGCCGATAATTATACTGATTCGAGGAACTGAACCATGGATGTCAAGACTACACAAGTTATCACGAACAATGTTTATTCCGTGAGATTTGATTTAACGTTTACCGATGCAGATAACCTGTTACTGAACAAGTACGGTGATCCTGAGGTAAACTATGGTGGAGCGATTTATACCATTGGCATGTCTCCGAGTCTCTTGTTTACGCTGCCAAACAACTTCCGTGGATTACGTGCTGGAACAGGTTGGACGCAGTTATTTGATGGTAATGTCGATTCTCAGGCAGAGACTAAAGCGATTGCCTATGCTGCTGGAATTAATACGAGCTTAGCTACCGCTATGACCACTGTACGTGAGAATAGCGATACCTATAGCACCGTGAAGACCACAACGACCTAATCGACATGCCACAGAACATTGTAGAATGGCCATATCATAACAACCTCGAAGAGCAGCAACTTGGCTTCGTAGGTCCAGGACCAGTATGGACGTGGCGTCTCTATAACCTGACTACTGGGGCTCAAAGTCTCGACTGCCCAGGTGGTATCGGTGAAATCGATGGTCAGCTGACTGACCGTTATCGTGTATTTGGTGTTGATAAGGCCAATACGGTTATCTGCTCTTACGAGGATATGGATCTTGTAATTCGTCCTACGAGTGGACTCTGCCGTGTTGGCGGCTGCGTGAAGCAGTTTGATGGTTCTGCGCGTATACTAGCTACTATTACTGTTGAAGTTGGTGAAAATACTATCAGCAAGGCTGCTACGAGCCTCGGGAACTTCTTCTTCTATCTTCAGCCAGGCTGTAAGCCAAAGCTGTGGATTGAGCCAGACGATAAAGTCCTATGGTTCCAAGTGCCGAATATGAGCGCAGTGGACTATAAGGACCTCACCAAGTATGGTTATTACATTCCACGGAGACCTGAGCCATGAAGTCCAATTTAGAGAAAATTGCCGACGCATTGGCTACGAATACTACTGCTGAACCAGCCATGACTCCCATGGTGGATCATGATGATAATTCGTTTCATAGTCATACCTTCCGTAAGCATAATGGTAAGTATTACGTCTATAAAGGACATTACAAACCAGTCGGTGAAGGATATAATTCCTATTCCGAGATGCTTCCTGAATACCTGAAAGCTATGAAGAAATGATTTTTAGATTCTCACAAGAGTTCTGGCGGATTGAATGGATCGGCAATCAAGAGACAAATAATCTCATTGATCCTATGTCTATTCAGGTCGTACTACGTGATGAAGCTGGGTCTGTTTTCTTACAAGGAGATCCAGTTCGTGCATCTCGTGGACGGTATTTCGTTGAATTTGAGATGAATCAACTTATTCCTGGTGATACGTATTCGATCTTCTGGACCTATTTCCCTATTGGTAATGTTGAGCAAGTAAAGCGGCATGATTTTGTATGGAAAGATCAATTGGTTAATACCAATGATAATTTCTGTCTCATCTATGGTCGGATTACTGATGGCGTTGGTATGCCACTTAATGGACAAGAAATTCAGTTACTCCAGTATGACGACTTCATTATTAAGAGTCGTCTTATAAGTTCAGTCATTGAGTTAACGGATGCTTTTGGACACTGGCGTGTGAATACTATGCCAGGTCAGGTCTATCAGCTCATACGTAATAATCATGAAGTAAAGACGTTTACTTCTCCTAAACTTCGTGTCGTGAATTTTATCGATCTTGCTAGTTACGACTATCCCAATATCATCCGTAAGGATTCTTTCGGTAATCCTATCGATGGAATGCGTTTAGAATCAACCGTACAACAGTATTTCTTAGGACCTAAAAATGCGCCTCGATCAGATCAGTAAAGCTATCGAGAAAGTTGCTCATATTAAAGAGCAAAAAGGTCGCTTCTTTGTTTATAGCGATACTGACAATAAGCCAGTATCTCGTGGATACTTTACTCAGCAAGAGGCTGAAAATCGTGTACATCGGTTACAAAAACTTGGTGTAAATGCTTAATATCTAAAAGAAAACGCATATATTGCGTTTTCTTTTATTTTCATACAGTGTAAAGAGCCTCTATATCATTTATGTAGTCTTTTTTTTGAATGATTATTTTTTTCTGTAAGATTTGTTCCATTTGTGCAGGTTTAGTATCATCTGGCACTGTAAACCCTAATGACTTATAAAATTTAATTAAACGATCAAAATCTTGTTTATCTGGTGGGTTGGCCCGTAATAGAATAATCTGTACCTTCTGTATTCTTTGTATCGCTATGAAATGCTTAACTAGTCTTGTGCCTATACCTTGCCCACGTAACTGTTCTGGAACTACTAACTGTTCTAAAATAGATATTTTTCGTAGTTGATATCTATGTGATACATCATGAGCCATTTCATATACAGACTGCTCTACTGCATCAGCAGCAGAAATATAATCGCCATTTTTACCTGATCTTATTATAGATCCTGCAGCGACGGCACCTTTATGAGTTATTTCTAAAAATTGTATTTGAGGATTAAAGTCATCCTCTGTAGTATGTACACGCATAACTCTCCTATAAATAACTTATACCTAAATAGAGACACAATTAAGTGTCTCTATTTATTTTATTTTGACGCAGCTTTCTTCATCGGCTGAGTACGAGATTTTTGTCTCGACTCTCGATAATGCATCAGGTGTAATCGCTGAGGATTAACACGCAGATTGCGGTTAGAGTACGTGTTTTGATACTTACCCATAATGAGTTATCCTTTTAAGGATAGGAGGTCTTGTCCTGATTTTGTCTTCTTGAGGAGATGTTCAGCGAACTTGGCTTCAGCTTTGCGAATGGCACGAGGGAGATCGTCTACTTGCTTCTCGGCAGTCCTTACTGATTTTTTAGCTTCTTCACGATTCTTCAGCAGCTGTGTATAGGTATCATGGCTGAGTCTCATATCTGGAGATAAGGCAGTGACCAGTAAATATCCTTTTAAGGACATGCTAATAGCTCGATCAGGATCTCGTTTATCATCTTCACGCCCACGATGATTAATAAATACCACGTATGGTATATGGTCACTTCTATCTTTTTGGCTTCTTGTCTTTATTGGCATTCCCATAACAAGCGACATGTAACTATGCATATCATCATCTCTATCACTAATCCTAACCTCTATATGCTGATCTTCTAACTCAAAACCAGCAACTGCTAATATATGATGTAAGCCTACGCGAGTCTTGACCTCTTCTATCACCAGGTGTAACCACTCCTGATAATATGAGCATGCTTCTTCCTCGGCATTCTTCAGAAGAGCTTTAGCTGTATCACGCAGAGTATGTGCTTGCTCCTCGATATCATGAATGAGAATCTTGAGCATGTGACCAGCTTCCTGGTCAGAGACAGATCCATCATTCGGTATTTGGAGTTCGAGAACGATTGGTTTTTGCTTTGATGGCATGGGGTTTCTTTCCTTGTTTGGTGAGTTCAGCGCGTGTATCTCGCTGAACGACTGGTTTAATGGATGCTTTGGTGACTTTTGAAGAGACCTCTTTTACAAGGTCTGCTAGGAAACTACGCATGGGATGGATCCTTGTAAATGATAGAAATATCACGTTTTCTTGAGAATTTATCATAATAGAAGGCTTCAGCATAAACGAGAGGCGCATAATCACTAGGTGAGTTTATGCATGGAAATGCTGCAAGATACTTCTGCCAGTGTTTCAGAGTCGGTTGCTGGCTATAGGTCGCCTTCGAATCAAACTTTAAGGCATCAGCCAGTAAAGTCAGAAGTTCAACGGCTTCTTCCGGCGAATCTATGACAATCTCGTCATATGAGTATTCGCCATTCCCCATATATGCCGTTGTATTGAAAACAAACTGAGATGTATATTTTTCTTTCAGAGTGTCCTGCACCAGGATACTCTGAATAGGTATGATGTTGATTTTGCCCGTAATCTCCACAGCATCTGACTCCTTATCTTCCTTATACCATCCCACTATAATGAGATTGTCATGAGTGAATTTGCGCCAGGATTACCAGATAAAGATAATGTAGGTGATCTGAAGAAGTTACCTGTAGGTAAACTTCTTCAGTACGTAGTTCAAGACCATCAAGCGAATAAAGCTGGTTTACATAGTGACATACGCTTCGGCAATCCAGAATTAGGTCTTTACTCCTGGGCTAGCCGTAAAGGCGTTCCAGCTCCTGGTGAGAAACGTTTAGCAGTGCGTCAGCCACTCCATACTTCTGAGTATGCAGATTTCCAAGGCACTATCCCTACGGGTTATGGCGCAGGAACCGTAAAGACCAAAGATAAAGGATCTGTTCTACTGACTCATGTCAGTGATGAAAAGATCAATTTCGTCATCACGCACAAGAAGAATCCAGAATACTTCACCATGGTTCCTACTGGTGATAAGAACTGGCTCATGATTAATACGACTCCCAAGGATACCGATAAGTTCTTGGGACAGAAAAAGCCAGATAAGATCAAGATGGTCAGTGTTCCTGCTAACAAAGTAGAAACTTTGTTATCAGGAACACATGATGTGCAGGAAAAAATCGATGGTGCTTACCAGTTATTTAAGCTCTATAAAGATAAAATAGAGGCTATCTCGCATCGTGAGTCTGCGTCTGGTGGACCAATAATCCATACTCAGAGAATAGGGCTGACAGGTGTAAAGCCGCTAGACACTTTACCTCCTGAGTTGGTTGGTACTATCTTGCAGGGTGAGACATTCGGCGTGAAAGATGGCAAGGCTATACCACCACACGAATTAGGTGGATTACTAAACTCTTCTGTTGAAAAATCTCTTAAAACACAAACTGACCGAGGTATAAAACTTAAAAATGCAATTTTTGCTGTTAATGGAGTTCATGATCCAGAACAGCTCAGTAAAGTGATCAAGTATCTTCCAAAGAATTTCGTCTTGCCACTCAGTGCAGGAACAAGTGACAATGCCCACCGTTTATGGAATAGTATCGTCGATCAGACTAATCCATTGACTCATGAAGGCATTATAGCTTGGCCCAAGAATGAATTGGGCGGAGGTAGACCGTCGAAAGTTAAGGTGTTACCCGAAACGGATGTAGTAATTAAGAGGATATTCTCAGGTGAAGGTAAATATACAGGTTCACACGCAGGAGGGTTTGAATATGCCCATGTTGGTTCAGATACAATAGTCGGTAAAGTCGGGACTGGATTCTCTGACGAAATACGTAAAGATATGTTAGAGAATCCAGATTCCTATATTAATAGAATTGCTAGAGTGAGATCTATGGGCGAACATACATCACGAAGCCTCAGAGCGCCTTCGTTCTTGGCTTTACATGAAGATTACTCAGGTGTTAAGACTGCTAGTGTTCTCCACGTTCTTGGTCAAACTGCAAGCGCCTTACCAGATACTATGACAGGTAAGGAAGCATTAAACGCTTATAAGATTGGCGGTAAGATGCTCGCTGATCAAGCCATGGGACATATAAGCAAAATAAAAAATGCTATTAAGAGAACCATCACCAAGACTGCTTCACGTCGTTCTATGCATGATGATCTTCTAGAAACAGCCTCTGATATCGGTGGCTATGCTTGGGATCACCGTCATAAGTTTAAACGTAAGAAAAAGCAGGGCATGACCAAGACTGCATTTATTAAAGAAGAGAACGGTCAGTATTTTGTTCATTCTGAAAAAGGGAAGAAGTTATCGAGAGGTTACGCGAGCAAGGCAGAAGCTGCTAAGCGCTTAGGGCAGATCGAATACTTTAAACATAAAAATGCCTAATATTAAAAGACCACCAATAGCGCTACCGAGTAAACGAACTCGTAAAATTACTTTTAGAAACCCTGAAGCCACTTTAAATTCTATTTACATGGCGTGGATGCGGTGTAGACTGCCTCCAAATAATAAAGGCTACGTGTTCCATCAAATGTTAACTGAGTTATTTGAGAATCACGCCGATCATGTATGACTAAATCAGAATACGGTAAAGAATATTATTTAGCTAATAAAGAAAAAATCAAAGCTAAATCTAACAATTATTATCATAATAATATTGAAAAAGCTCAAGCAGCTCAAAGAGCTTATAGAGAAGTAAATAAAGAAAAACTTAATGAATATGCTAGAGTGTATAAGAAAAATAATCCTGAAAAAGTTAAAGAGAGTAAAAGAAAAGATCGTATTAATAATCGTGATCGTATTAATCAAGATCGCAGAGAAAGATTACAAAAAGATCCTCAGTTTAAGATAGCTTGCCGCTTAAGAACACGTATCTGGAAAGTTTTAAATGGTACGCTGAAGTCTAAGAGTTCATTAGAACTGCTCGGATGTTCATTACAAGAATTTAAAGTATATATAGAAAGTAAATTTACTGATGGGATGTCTTGGGAACGTATATCCGAGATTCATCTAGATCATATGAGACCATGCTCTTCATTCGATCTTACTGATACAAGACAACAAGAGCAATGTTTCCATTATAGCAACATGCAGCCTCTTTGGGCTCTAGATAATCTTAGTAAGAACGATAAATACTAGCTAAAAAAAAGACACATCAGCAACGATGTGTCTTTTTTTTATTTTATATAAATAGGCGATAAACAACAAACATATCTTAAAGATATGTTTATGATTTATCAAAATGGACAGTCCAAAGAGCCAGTGACTTCATTTGATCTGATAAATTGACTTGAAGCTCTTTGAGCTTTTTAGCCACTTTTGGATCGAAAGATTCTATGAGGTCGGCAGCACCAACGTTAGTCTGTGTTTCCCCAGTACTGAATTTCTCGGTTGTGCCCAATGCTTGGACGAACAGCATCTTACCAGGTAGGTAGAGATGTTTCTGTTTTTCAACGAGGAGTAAGGTGAACTTACTCGGATCAGTCTTGGTTCCTACCGCTTTCATATTATCGAGCCACCACTGCATCTCATTCAGAATAAAGAAATTCCGAATGATATTCCAGTCTTCTTGATTGATATCGACACGATCTTCTTCTTTGATTTCTTTTTGGAACTTCGCCATCTTCTTTTTGATGGCAAAGAGATCAATCTTCATGATGAAGAGCACCGCTCTTTGCATGAACTTGATCATATCCCATTGCGAGTATTTAACTGATGACTTCTTGAGTTCGTTATGGAACGCGTGTGCTTTCTTTAACTCCTCGTTATTTGCTTCTTTTGCAGCAGCAAGAGGAGGTGCATCTGGAGCCTTGTCGTTTTCGACTTCATCGGCATCCAACTGATTGATTTCACGCAATTCAGACATAAACGCAAGAAATGAAGGGCAACCAGTACAATGGAGACATTCTCTGCCCGCACATGCAACAGGATCATCAATGTGGTGCATCACTGGCGGATGAGAGATCATTTCTTCAATTTTATTTTTTACGTGCTCCTTAGGAGTGAACTGTCCGCTCTTTTTGAGAGTGCGGATAGCTTTCTCCATATTCTCACGCTTTTCATCTTCATTTGGCAATGCGCGGTCAGAAATCATAAATCGTTAGTCCTGGTAGGTAATGACGATAGCACCGTCATCACGGTTGTCATCGGTATGTACGCCTTCTCCATCGAGTTGGACGTTCTTAGTACGCGATGATTTCTGGTGAATACTAGTTATCTTACGGCTCAGGCCTCGGATTTCTAAGGTTAACTTGCCAGCATTCTCTGGCTTGAGAAGTTCGGCTTGAGCCTGCTGCGTCTTCTCGACGATATCAGTAGGATCAGCTTTGATGATCGTACCATCGGAGAAGATAATAGCAAACTCTTTAAAATTACGTGGTTGAGGCTGCTTGCGCTGCCGCTTGGCTAATGTTTCATTCATATAAGTCTCATACCATAAACGTATAGATTTTTCATGCAGTCAGCGTATCATAGATACGGAGACTGTATATGCCTTTAGACTCAAGTACTATCGTTGATATTTATGACGATGCCCACTACTCCCTGTTGTCTGAGCATGGTGAGAAGATTGCGTCTTATCGTCTCCATTCGCATGAAGAAGTCGCTAAGCTTCCTGACACAGCCTTTGCTGTGATCATCAAGACAGCTTCTGGTGAATCTCGTCGGAAGTATCCATGCCATACACGTGATGCGCATGAGATATCAAAGTTTTATTTCGATAAAGTTGCATCTACCTTGCCTACTGAGGTTGCAGATGCAGCACGTTCTGGTTTAGCTGATGCGTCAGCCAGACCTGTGGTTATTGATCTATCTCACGAGACTCCTGTTAAAGTAGCTTCAGTATTTGGCATTACTATCGCTGGTAAAGGATACTTTCCCATCGAAACTCCTGAATTAGTGAAGGCAGCCTCTGAGAGCTTCCGTATGTCATGCGATACACTGCGTCCATCAGAGCGCTATGAATATGCTCAGAATATCATGAAACAGGCATCGGTGCTCAAAGTAGATATTGGTAATACGATCCTAGACTATTCTGGAACAGAGTTATCTAAGACTGCTTGGCACCATGGAGTTCAGCAACGAACTATCGAATGTGCTGATTCCGTGAAGATTGCTGCGCTCAAGGCATATGTACCTACTGATGCCAAAGATGCTATTGCATACCTTGGGGAGTGGGATAAGACTGCATCTGTCAGTCATAAGCGAATCCCAGATCCTTATGCATCGGTGTATGGAACATTAGAGAAGAGTTCTGCATCGAAAGTGAGTCATATCTCTGGATCACAGCTGAAGGATGTATTCGGTGAAGAGTTTGCGGTTGAGTGGGATAAAGATCCTGCTGCAGTATATGCCAGCTTACCTACACCGGATCGTGAGTTAATCGATGAGCGATTCAGCTGTTAAGCACGAACTCACTAAAGAAGATAAGCAGAAGAAAGCTATTAATTTAGCATTAAAACTTCCTGCTGGTCGTATTAATAGTGAGACGCCGTTACGTATGATCGCCCAGGCTCTTCTCACGAAGGGAATGGATAAGACATCGTCTATACATATTGGATCAGACACACTATGTCCTGTGATGCTGAATCGGTTCCTGAATACCATTCATGAGCAGTGGCATACATGGGAGCCTGATACGGTACTCCAAACATTAGGCGAACATGCGCCTATTGAAGGACCATCGAGTCTTTTAAATGATAAAATACGCGCTATACAGATTTGCCGTGACCCATCTGTATGCGGTAATATTGGCTTCGATGCTGATATGTTTGAGAAACTCTGTATCGTCTTTAATAATATGGTGCCAGAGTTTAGTATCTGGGAGTTGCCATCACTCAAAGTCATTCGTTACGGATATATGGTGATGAAGGCCATTAATCCTGATATTGAGTTATGGGATGATGTGTATGCTTATATTCAGGCTCTGATGCAAGAAGAAGGACTTTTATTCTTCCCTATGGGCGATATCGATGTGAAAATCGCTTCAGAGTATACAGGTGCAGTAGAACAGGCTTGGAATAGTCTGTCAGGGCTGCCTATTGAAGGGTTGATGGATTTTGATGAAGCTGATACGGTAATTGGTGTACAAATGCAGAAATTGATTGATATTTCTGCATACGTAGCCATCATGATGGGGTAGAAGAACCCTATGATAGTCTATTGCGCTACTAGCCCTTCGGGGAAGAAATATATTGGGATTACAACGTATTCATTAAATATTCGTCAAAACCAACATCGTTGTGATATGAAACGGTCTAATAAACCTTTTCATAATGCATTAAATAAATATGGGTTCGATTCTTTTGTATGGGAAATTATTGATACAGCCACCTCATTAGAAGAATTAAATAAAAAAGAGATTTATTGGATCGAAAAATTTGGTTGTTTAGCGGAGACCGAACAAGGTTATAATGTATGTGCTGGTGGAGATTTACGGCCAAGAGATCCTGTATGGCGTAGTCAAAGTGCTAGGTCACATGGGACAGTTCCATTTAAAGGATTTACTTTAGATGGTCAGGAAGTCGGAACTTGGGATAATGCTAGTCAGTGCGCTACAGAGTTAGGATTAGCAAGTCGCTCAGTTCGCACTATACTCAGTGGTACTATGCGAATCCATAAGGGGTATACATTTATTAAGGTTTCAGACCTTGAAGCAGATCCTAATCTATTGGCTACCAGAGTTGAGGACTGTAAGTCAAGATTTCTAAAGAAATTTGACGATAAGATGTCTATTGATCGTGGTGGAAAATTATTTGAAGTATACGATATTGAAGATGATGAAGTCGTAGGCACATGGATCAATGTAAGAAAATGTGGCGATGATTTAGAGATATCGCACAAAAGTATTAGCAATGCTCTTCACGGTAGAGCGAAAGTTGTTGGTGGTCGTTATACTTTTAAGTTTCTAACTCAGGAAGGGGGCGCTGAGTAATCAGCGCTTAAATTACATTGAGTAACGAATTGCCGGTTTCCACAACCAGAAAATCTATTGCGTATCCATCGCCTTGGTTTGATGTTGCTTCCCGCTACGTGCCCAAGCATATCAAGGAACTCTTCAAGTTTACGAAGTATCATTTCGTATCCTCGTCTATTATCTATCCTATCGTCACCAAGATGTCTGAATACCCGGTTACGGGATTCATTTATAATAATGTTTCTGATACTCTAGAGAAGTCATGGAAGCATGTTCTAGAGGAAACGATTGATCTTAAATCGTTCTTAATCAGCGTACACCAAGATGTTTTTGTCTATGGTAATGCTTTCGTGTTGATGCATTATCCCTTTATACGTTATCTGATATCCCCATCGGGGAAGCGTTATAAAGCAGAAGATCTCGATTATAAAATGAAGATTGAGCAGAAGAAATGGTCGTTCTACGGAATCGATCCAGAACTGAAGCAAGAAGTACAATTTAAGGTTCAGGATCTGTATGTTGCTAATAAATCCATGTTCAAACTCAGTAAGATCAGTCCTGAGTTCATGGATATTCAGTATAACACCTTTACTGGTGATAAATATTACTATTACAACGTTCCATTAGAAGATAAGAAGAAAATCCTTGCGAGTACCAAAGTCTACCTCGACACCACTCCCAGTATTATCTTTGATGCCATTGCTCAAAATAAGCAGATTCAGCTTGATGATAACCACTTCTTCCATTTCGAAAGACCAACCATTGCGAATTTATGGCCCGGGTGGGGAACGCCTGCACTTGTTCCGGTTCTGAAGGATATTCATTACTTCAGTGTGCTTCGTAAGGCGAATGAGGCATTAGCTCTACAGCGTATCGTTCCGTTGATGATTCTATTTCCTCAACAGAATGCTGATATAACTCCGTTTAAGTCAGTAAATTTACAGGACTGGAAACGTCGAGTTGAGGATGAGTTACTGCATTGGCGTAGAGATCCAAATTACATTCCCGTGATGCCATTACCAATTGGCCAAGAGCTTATTGGTGGTGATGCACGGAATATGATGGTCACACAAGAGATGGACTTCGTAGCGAAGGGTATTGCTGCTTCATTAGGCGTACCTATCGAGTTTATTCAGGGTGGTCTTAATTACTCAGGTAGTTCAGTATCGTTACGTATTCTTGAGAATACCTTCATTAAACAACGTGAAGAAGATCTGGAATTCATTAATAACTTTCTGATTCCAAGAATCAGTAAGTACTTTAAGCTTCCTAAGATAGATATTGCACTCAAGACCTTCAAAATGGCTGATGACGTGCAATTCCAGCAGATCATGGTCAATCTCATGCAGAATGGCTTTGTATCGCGTAAGCGCGTTCTGGATCAATGGGATATTAACTCGCATGAAGAGTATGCTCAACAGAAGAAAGAGCATGCTGAGCTTTCGGCTATTCAGCGTGATGATCTGATTTCTCAGGCGGAGGTGCAGTCGCTGGTTGGGGCTATTACAGCTCGTGGTCAGGCTATGGCACAGTTTGAAGCACAGAAGATGCAACAAGAATTGGCTTCAGAACTGAATGAAACTGGCGATGGTACGGTAGATACACAGATCGCTGCCATGGATGTTGCCCATAAGTATGCCGCTCAGATTCTTTCTTTACCTCCTGAATCAGCTCAAGGGATTCTGGAAAAGATGAAATCTGATATGCCTACGTTATATGAACTGGTGATCCAAGCGATCCAAGAGATGCAGTCTCAGGCTAGTGGGACTGGCGATAAAGATGGTAAAAAACCATCTCAAGCGAAGAAAGCCGACGATAAAGGCAAAAGGAAACCAGGCGAGAAAGATAAACCAGGAGCCAGTACTCAGCCATCTCCTCAGGCTGGATTAGCCCCCATTGGTGGCAAAATCCAGATCTCTCCAGGACAGGGTCAACAGGCTTCAGGTAGCGATATGAGACCGTTGCCAACCCAGAAGCCTCCTCGTCGGACTAATAGCCCGGTATAGTCGCTGCTGTAACTTTCTAGAGCTGTGACTATACTATCTTGGTAACGCAGTTACCCAGACAGTATAGTCACAATAAAGTAAGATTATGACCGACACCAGCGTATATCCGAATGCCTTAGACCCACAGACCTTCTTTCTGCCTGCGGTCAATAACCTGGATGTTGCTTTAGCGGCAACTCTCAATATCGGCAATACAAACTCTATCAGAGTTTCTTCAACAGCTGGCTGGCCGACACAAGGCGTTATCTCGATTGATGACGAAGTTATTTATTATTTAGCTCTGAATTCAACAAGTTTCTTAAATCTTGTTCGTGGATTTGATGGTACTATTCCTGCCACGCATACAGCAGGCGCTACGGCTGAACTTCGTTGGATCGCCGCTCATCATAATCGCATGGTCAATACGGTTATGACCATGCAGCAAACTCTGGGGATAAATCCTCAGGGTTCGTTTCCAGACGTTGCAACAAGATTAGATGCATTATTTAACTCAATTGACAGTCGTACTAATGTAGTTCCATTAAAGAATGATAGATCTACACCAACACGTACTGGCTACAATGGTGGCGCAAGTAATGCTCGTCTCTTTATCGCTCCTGAGAGTTTTGTTATTACGGCGAATTATGGACCAGAAGTCTATCTTGATGGCATCAATCAGGATCGTAGTACAGCTGTTGCTCTCATTACCAATGCAAATTTATCTGCCATTCAAGTGAATAATGGTGGTGGTAAAGGTATTATTACCTGTAACAGTACTACTTTCTTAAGTGATGGCCTGAGCGCTGGAGATATCATCGTATTACAGGGCACTCCAAATAATGATGGTGGCTATATCATCGATGGTATTTTATCTGATACACAAATTCGCGTGACTGAGATTATCTTTGGTTCAGACCAACCGAGTGCTGCGGTTGGTGTTACCAGTATTTATGATGTCAATAGCATTAGTAATCCTATTGGTGATTTTATTGCGGTACCTATTATTACTGATACTGCTGGCATAGCTGAAGGTATCGTATTCTTAAACGCTCCATTAAGCTTACAGCAAATACGTATCGATTATTCTGTACAGAATAATTCAGTGTCTGTAACCTATACGAGCCCAGTCGCTCTCTTGGCGGATTACGAGAATCCGTCCCATAGCGGTACTATTTCTTCTATGGGCTCTGCTACGTTTAGCTTGAATGTCGGCAGAACTCGTGCTATCGTTTATAGCACGCAGCTCACGGCCACGAGCACCGCTAAACCGGATAATGTTAGTATTCAGATTTATGGACGTTCAGATATCACGCAACTTCAATATGAGGCTGACTTTATCGATCTGTCATCTGGTATCTTCACTGACTATGGTCTTTGGCACTTCAGTAATCAAGAAGATGTACCAGTACCTGTAATGACCGTTGTCATTACTAATCTCACGACTACGGTATTTAATTACACGTTCACTCTGCAGGCTGAAGCACTCGGGAATAACATCTAATGGCTAAGACACTGTATTCTATCGATGCGATTAATCATAACCTGATGGCATTCTCTGGTGTATCGTGGACCACAGTATGTGCACTTGATCTTGATGGACTCACATGGGCTAGCCAAACTGAAGGTCAAAGCTGGGTTCTTTTTAGTTGTGAAGGTAATCTCTATTGTGCATTTATTGGTACGAATTCTCAATGGAACGTATGTGTCAATATATTCGATGGCACCAGTACGATGACAGCAACCAATGCTCTTGCTATTAGCAATCCAGTATCTAGCTGGAAATGGAGTAATCCAGTCAATTATCGAGGGTTTATCTACTGGGTCGAGAAGGGTGTTGGCAGTGGATCGTATACGCAATGGTCGGTATATCGTTTTGATCCAACCAATGGACTCATTAAATACACAGCTGTAGTTGGTATTCCAGGAACAACAGATTCTGCCACGGCTACTGACCAACAATCATATGTTCCGATACTCTATCAGCATCGAGATAGAATCTTAATGACTTTCCCTACGATTGTAGCTAATAATCCACAATCTGGTGTACTCACTCATAATCTTATTTATGAGTTAGATTTTAATTCTGGTGGTGCAGGTACGAATATTACTTTTGTTCCTTCTTTAGCTCCAGATTTTTTTGCTGATATCTCGGTACAAGCTACTCCAGCGAGTACTGCCGATGTAACACAGTTAAAAAATACTGCTGAACAGACCTATATCAGTGCTGGATCTTATAATGGCAAGATGATCGTTTTATCTACTACTGGCGTACTGTATCATCTGACAGAAGATGGTGGTAACCGTATTCAGATAGCTGATATCAGAGACTTTGCTAATTTCCAAGTTGGTAATATTACCTTTACTCCAGGATCTAATAATCAGATTGCTGGGTCTGGTACTGCTATCCAGAAGTATAATTATGGGAATAAACTGACTGGTATTGGTGGAACCAACGGATTATCTGGTCATGTTATTACTACATTAGGTAATAGTAACTCAACATTAGATATTGGCTGTTATGATGAAACAACATCCGCTCTGATGGTCACTCCTGGCAGTAGTCAAGAATTCCTAACATCATGGTCATTTATTTCTTATATTAATACTGTTGGTATGTATTGCAGTACGTTCTGTACTACTGTCAATAATGTGTTTTATATGTTTGTTGGTTTCCGTAATACAGGAGCGACTACACCTCCTTGTATCGTTATTACCTATGATGGTACTACCGTTAATGTGTTGCTGTTGGTGGTTGGTGGAGTATCTCCATCAATTACGCAATTAAGCGGTTATCTTGATGAAACTAGCGGTATTGTTCATTTAGCATGGTACGATACTACTGCGAATAATATCCATCATGCTGGATATAATACGAATACCTTATCATCAACTGACTATGGTGTCATTAGCTCTCAGGCTACTACGAATTATTTACCAGGTGTTCAAACTGGTCATATTGGTGCCTGGGATACCAATGATGGAGATGTCTTAGTACTGAGTACGACTCAGAATAGCTTAGGTACATTAGTAACCATTACCTATAAACTCTATAGCAATGATTCACATACTGTGAACTTATCTGTGAAATACGATAATGGCTCAGGTTTAACAACTGCTACCGCTGGTGGAGGAGATGGTATTACTGGTCTTACGACATCTCCTTCTGGCGTCAGTCATACCTTTGTTCATAATATAGCTACGGACCAACCATCATTCTCTGGTCCTATCGACTATAAGGTGCAAATTGTTCCATGACCGGTTTGAGCGGCCTATCAGGTAGCCATTTTGTTAATAAGCAACTGGGCTCTCGTCAGTCTGGCTTGTCTGGTACTCTCATTGCTATTGGCGTTCAGAAGACGAAGCAATCTGGGCTCAGTGGCTCATTCCATGTGACGTTTACACCGCCTCCTGCGATTACTATTACCAGTGTTGATATTGGTACCAATCAGGTCACTATTAACTTTACGGTTTTTGACGTATTAACACCCGTTCTCTTATACGCCCCTGATTGTGCATTCTCTCTTGATGGCGGCGCTACGTATAAACCTATGACTCAGGTGACGCGTAGCCCAGATCCACTGGTAGCGAATGGAACAACCAATCAGTTTTTTGTTTGGAATTCTGGTGCAGATCTTTGTGATGGTCAGTCTCTCAATGGAGCAAAAGTTGCCATTGCAGCAAAAAATAATGATGATTTAGAAGGTATTAGTAATATATTTACCATCAGTACTGGTATAGATATTTCATTCATTCAATATACCTATCCTCATAATGGTAATATGTATATTGGTTATAATGTTACTACATTTGACGGATCACAGGTCTGTTTAAACCAATTTCAGTGGAGTACTGATAATGCGGTATGGCATACCTGTACTGCTGTCACTGGTGATGGATTATTTAGCCATTCGCCGCTCACTAGTGGAGTAAACTCCGTCTTCGTCTGGAATTATACTAACGATAATAAATCGTTTAATGGTGGATATTTACGATTCATATGGAATAAAGGTTCTTCGTGCCCTGCATCTACACCATTAGAGACATCGCCAGTCTTTACTAGAGTATTTACAACCCATGGAGACAACTGGACGTTTGGCCCTGGTCAAGAATGGGTTTCATTTAATGAAGCGTTCAGTCGTATGAATGCATTCATGCATGGACAGGCATTTTCAGCAAGCCAACTCTTCTTTGGCGCTCCTACTGACTCGGATCCACGTGGAGCATATAGAGACTTTATTGATCTTAATACCGCTTACTTCCCAACCAATGTTGGTAGCTTCGGTATCACTCTGACCAATATCGATAGTACGCAGCGTGTGAAGTTTTCAGGTGGAGGTATTATTCCTAATAATACCTTTAATAAATGGACTCCAGATGATGGTGCGTTATTGGTCTGGACATCCAATGCCATTCAGTGCCTGAACTTCAATAATACGCCAGATATTTTTGAAGATGGTGTCTTACTCTTAAATGCTACTGATGAATCTGATTGTGCGAGCAATCCTGGATCAGCGTATTATGACAATAGCTCAGGACTTATTTATATCCATGCTAGCGATAGTTCAATTGTCCGTAACAATGGTAAGGTCTATGAGACTCCGTCACAAGGAACGTTCCTGCATTATGCAGTGGCTGGCGGAATCGGATTACCAAATTTAAGCATCGTCGATATCGATTTTGATCTCTATGGTGGTTCTTTAGGCGGATATATTATTAGTCTAACAAAATCTGGTGGAGATGAGACTTTTACATATTTCAATGGCTTTTTAATGCTTAATTGCAGATTTAATGTATCTAATGGCGCTCTTCTCTTACAATCTGCTAATAATGATGTTCAGATCCAAGGGAACTCAATTGTACAAGTCGGTACTGTGACACCGTACTTCTTTGTATTGAGTGACATCGGCACTAATTTCGTCTTCCAATACAACTACATGGAAAGTAATGGACAGCTTGCTAAGAATTGTCTGTTAGTGACACCAACGGATACAGCTCATCTCACCATTGCGAATAATATTTTCTTAGGTTCCTACCAACAAGTAGGAGTAGCTCTCAATGAGGATTCAGGTGCTACAAATACCGTTCTGATCCTGAATAATATTTTTAGAGGTAATTACGATCCCACTATTAGTAGCCCAATGGCTATTCAGGTGGTTGCACAAAATGTTTCCATCATTGGAAATGCATTTTTAGATGTGGGAGCTACAGCTAATTCCACTGTCATTGATTCCACTGCGCTCAATAATGGTAATCTCTTATTCCAGAACAATACTGTTTGGTGGGATGCTGCTGCACAGACTGATCCATTTACCGTGATGATTAATCTTAATAATCCAACGGTACTGGTATCGTCTGGTAATATCATTGCGGCATCAGCAGGTACAGTAGGTTGTACCGTCTATCAAGGAACGCTGTCTGAAGGATCTATGTTCCAAAGCAACGTCTACATGATCGATGGCGATATCGATATCATCCCTGGAGAAGCTACTGTTGCTGATATGCAGGGTCTTGGATACGAGCTACAAAGTCGTAGTGATACCTATCGGAATATCTTTAAAGATCTGTATACATGGGATATGAATCTGGCTTCGGTGAATATTCTGCCGTATGACGCGATTTCTAAACGTATCTACGGGCAGGCTCTTGCATCTCCTAATCCACCGTCTCCTGCGCCAGTTATTACAAGTAGCCTGACTGCTACTGGTACGATTAACTCAGCGTTTACTTACGATATTGTCGCTACCAATACTCCTACGAGTTATAATGCTACTGGATTACCTGGCTACCTAAGTGTTAATACATCAACTGGTGTAATCTCAGGTACGGTATCCAGTGGTGAAACGAATGGCATGGAATATAGCGTCTCTATCTCGGCAACTAATGCGGGTGGTACAGATACTGAAACTCTCGTGATTACCATGGTCTCAGGTGGCGAATGATTGATTGCATTATTGCTGTCTATAATCGTCCTGAGATGCTTCAGAGAGCGATTAACTCTGTTTTAGGACAGTCTTATCGCCAATGGAAACTGATCATCGTAGATGATTGTTCTACTGATCATACTCTGGCAGTTGCTCAGAATGCTGCAAGACATGATGCACGCATTACTGTGGTGAAGAAAACTACTCACAATGGTTCGGTAACCTATGCTAAGAAACTTGGCGTGAGTAAAGGGACATCAGAGTATATTTGTTTTTTAGATAGTGATGATATCCTCAATCCAACCGCATTTAATGATGTGATAGCAGTTTTTAATGACTATGATCTCGTTTATACCGATCAACAATGGTTTGTTGATGGTAAACCGAATATGATCAGTCCAGCTGGAAGTATACCGTATTCAAAAGAGAATATGCTCGTTAATAACTGTATTCAGCACCTAGCTGTATATAAGCGTACTTTATATACAGCTGTTAATGGATTGAGTCTGACATTCCGTTACTGCGCCAACTATGATCTCTACCTAAAAATGAGTGAAGTTGGGAGAATATTCCATCTCAAGAAGATTCTCTACCAATACAACTGGAATGATAATTATTCATCGATTATGAATGATTATCCAGATTTACATCTGAAGTATGCTAATTTAGCACGTAAGAACGCATGTATTCGTCGTGGTATACCCATTCCACCGCAAGTCATGGCAAACCTACCGTAATATTCTATACTGAGGTATGTCTGTACCTCCATCTACTGTAGATATCACTGGAGCTGAGTTTGATTGCTTTATCGATGCTGGGTGTATCCAGAATCCGAATCGTAGTAATAAAACCGGACAGCAAGCTATCGAATCCTATCGTTGGCTCCCAGATTGGGTGAATAAAATATCCTTGCCAACTGGCACGGTACTCACCAAGCCGTATACTGGTCCTAGCCGATATAGAAAAATCGCACTCATCTGCTCGTTTGTGCCACCTGGTGACGGTATAGGATTTGATTTTATTACATCACCTTCTCCAGTTTTTACGGTTCAATAACACTCTAGGTACCCTATGACAGCTCGCTCAAAATCATTTAATAAAGCCGTATTCGTCACTGGCGCTAGACCAACTCAGACGAACTTTGGCGATTTGATTGATTCATATGCTGATGCTGGATCGGTTGTGAGTTCAGTCAATACATTGGTTGGAGATGTTGTTTTCGTAGCTGGTACTAATATTACTCTCACACCATCAGGTAATAATATCACTATTACTGCTGCAGGAAGTAGCGGAATAGCCGGTAGTATTGCTGCTACACAGATCGCCGTAGGTATTGGTACCAATACAGTTGGTGGAACTAGCCATTTTACCTTCGATGGTCATACGTTATCTCTGAACCTCGTTGGCGCTTCTTTTAACGCTGGTCTATTACTCGATGGCGATGCTGGCCATACATCTCTCATCACCATGCAGGTGAATAATACCAGTCTGTATACGATGGTTGCATCAAGTACTAATTATACTTTTAATGATGTAGTACATAGTATTATTGCTATGACCTATACTCCTGGCGCTGCAGGCACTAATAATCTTACTCTTGGTACGCCATTAGTTACTTTAGCCTCTGCCACGAATGATGCTGGACTCAATGTACCACATGGTACGGCGCCAACATCACCAGCAAATGGTGATGTATGGACAACTACCGCAGGTTTTTTTGCTCGTATTAATGGCTCTACCGTTGGACCTTTCGGTACTGGTGGTGGCGGTGGAGGCGTCTCTTCGCTGAATTCGCTGACTGGTGGATTAACATTAGTAGCTGGATCAGGTGTGACTATTACACCTTCTGGATCGAATATTACCATTGATGCTCCTGGAGGTGGATCCGGTGTTTCTACTGTCAATACACGAGCAGGGGCTGTAACTCTCATAGGAACAGACCTTCCTGTATTTATTGGCGATACATCGTTTAATCCATTACCTAATACCAATTGGCCAACTGAAGTATTCTCCACGGTTGGCAGTTTTGATATTAATACGAGTACGAATACCAGACCAACTCCAAATGTAGTAGCTGTATCTTATAGTACTGGCTTTAGTGGTTATGGCTCTTTATCGGCTATGTTAAATAATGCTGGAGTGTTTACTCCAGGTAGTAACATTGGCATTATTGGTCTTCAGGCTGCAAATGGTGGCTTAAGCACCAGTAATATGATTGCCGTGGCCTATGACCTTGGAACTGCCTTATCATTAGTAAGTTATATCGTTGGATTAAGCTTCGCTGGAACCGCCAATAACCTGTATGGCTGGATCTTGGAAGGTTCTAACGATGATGCTACATGGAATACAGTTGATACTCAGACCTCGCAAAATATTGCAGGAACTACCTCCGTTAATAATACTCCAGGAAATGTCTACGATCTCAGTGCAGCAAGCACTGCATATAGATATTGGCGCTTGAGATTTACTGATGTTGATCCAGCTCCTGTAACAGCCGTACAAATAAAGCTGAACCAATTTAATCTCGTAGCTGGTACAACCGTTCCTGCCGTTGGAACCGTTCCTGCTCCAGCCCTTGGCGATGCAGGTAACCATAAAGTATTAGGTGCAGGTAGCACGTGGGTCACCAGTGCTTCTAGCGTAAATACTCGTACAGGCGCAGTCACATTGGTTGGTACTGATATTCCAGATTTCATTGGTGATGGAGAGACTGTTCTTTTCACCGATTGCGCAGTATTTATTCCTGGCAATGATAGCACTACTAATCCAAATGATTATGGGACTGGTGGTACGTTCACTGGTACGTCGTTGTCATCTGTACCAGGTCCATTTAATAATGCTCTTGGTTTCAGTGGTAGTAGCACATTGATATCAACTGGAAATGCTGTTCCTGCAGTTGGGACTGGTGGTAGTTGGACTGTAGCTTTCTGGATGAAGACCACATCATCAAGCATTCAGTGTATCATGGCTTCTGGTCAGAATTTTGGCACTACTACACCCAGTCAGGTGTATGTATTCATCAGTGCTGCGACTGCAGGCGCTATAGGATTTAATGCCTTTATTGGTGGATGGGCTACTGGTTCAGGAGTAGGCTCATTCCAATCAACTAGTACAGTGAATGATGGTCTTTGGCACTTTGTCATTTGTGAAAAAACGCCAACGAATCTGACTATTGAGATAGATGGATCAGTGAGTAACACCGTATCTATTACTGATTTCGCTATTAATAATTATACATTATCCTATGGCACTGATTTCTCTGCACAGAATTATGTTGGTGATCTTGCTGAGATGCAGTTCTATAGTAGGGCTCTGACGAGTGGCGAGAAACTCCAGCTTTTCACTGAAGGCTTTAATAGCTTTGGTGGACTGACTCCAGGTGCAGTACCCGCTCCATCTCTGGGAGATGCGGCACTTGGTAAGGTTCTTGGAGCTGGTGGAGCATGGGTATTACCTGGAGTGATTGGTACTGCTGCATTTAATCCATCCTCTGGTGCGATTGTTGGATTATCCACATCTGGTATTATTTCTGGTGTCACCTATGTAGGTACCGGACAATACCAAGTTACCTTCGCTTCTGCACAACCAGATGTAAACTACACAGTCGCCATGCAGGCATCGGATGACAATATAGCGACTACCGTAGCGACTATTACTGGAGATGCTTCGGTATATACCGTCAATGGTTTTAAATGCGCATCAGTAAACGTTATTGCAAATTCTACCCGTGATGCACAAGTATACCGTATTACGGTATTTAGGTACTAATTATGTCTAATCCTCTCGCGCAAGTCATCCGTTTCATCACTGATGCTGGCATTATCACTGCAGATAATGTACAGGATGCTATTACACAGTTGGAAGCGGCTCATACCACTGATACGGCATTACTGTTAGATCACCATGCTCGCCATCAAAATGGTGGTGCAGATCAATTAGATCTCACCGGGTTAACTGGTATTTTAACTACAGCGCAGAATGCAGATCATATTTTAGCTCATGCTATTACAGGATCTTTAGTTTCTAATGCTATATTAAAGTATAACGGTACGAATTTTGTTATTACTACTGATGCGACTGGTACCTCAGGCGGTACACCTGCAGCTCACGTTGCCACTCACCAATTATCAGGATCTGATGTCCTGAATGTTGGTGGACTGAGTGGTACATTGGCTGATCCGCAAAATGCCGGATCTATTAACGGTGTTGTGGTGAACTCAGCTGGCATTACTGACCAGTTTGTTATTAAATATGATGCAGGTACTTCGAAGTTTATCCTTTCGGCGTCGCCAACCACACCACATCACGCAACCCATGAGACGACTGGATCAGATCCTATTACGTCGTTACCTACAGCGAATGAAAAAGCTGCGCTTGATGCAGCGGTATCTCCCGGTAGTGGAAATGCTTATGTCACACAATCAGTCTTAGATGGACGAGTGAATGCGACGCAAGCCGCTGCTATTTCTGGTGCTGCTAGTCCAAGTGGTAGTAATGTTTTTATTACCACGAGTGCTTTGGGAGCTATTCCTCATACTACCGTTAATAACGCTGTGGTATTACCTCAGTATTATTTAGAGCCATTATTATATAGTAATCAATGCTGGATAGCGGCTACTTTAGCCACTGATATACCATTAGCAGTGGTCAGTCAGCCATCTACCCAGGTAACATTAACTGCTTCACCTGGATCTGGCTGGATCTTTAACAACGGTGCATCGTCCATTACTTCTGACTCGCTACTCGGTAGAGCTATTGGCGATGCCATCCTCATTACTTCTGGAACATCATTAAACTTAGGACTCTTCAGAATCACTGGTATTGCTTCCAACGTAGCAACAGTAACTCCTGCTGTAGCAACTGAGACTCAAGCGACTATTGGAGCTAATGGGTATGCTCAAAATGGGCAGGCAACCATTTCTGGAGCTATTACTACCACTGGATTATCGCCTATTAATACCAGCGCACCGCCTACGACTCAGTTTTGGTATGATTTCTCTGCGGTAAGCGCTGGATATTACTCTACAAATCCTGCTGAATATTCTATTGGGTATCAATTAGATACGCATACGTTTATTGTCAGTATTACTTATAACCATTTATTTTATCGTACCACTGCAACTACCGGCACTACTCCACTGCCGAGCCCAGCCGTTCATAAACAAATTATAACGACTGATTCTAGTGGTGGAATATTTACTATTACATTACCTGTAAGCCCGACTCTTAATGATGAAATTATCATCAAAGACATTACTGCCAGTGCTGGAACGAATAATGTTACTATAGCCAGTACGCTTAATATTGATGGAGTGAGTGGAGCTACGCTCAGTGTGAATTCACAGGCTATGCGACTAAAATTGTATAGTATGTCATTGGGATGGCTATCACTCTAGTAAGTTGTTGCAACTTACGGAGGCTTGATAGTATTTCGTCATGAGTAATGTCATTCCTATTATATGCTTGGCAGGCATTATCGGCATACTATTTGGTTTAACCAACCTGCTACGTCTATTAATGGGCAGAATGAAGTAAAAGCGAAACCAGCTTTTCATGCTACTTGGAAAAAAGGTCAAAATACCGATGCTACCATTACTATTAAAGACAAGAAATCTGGTGATACTCTGTGGTTTGGCAGTCTTGATTCTGAGCGGCTGTACGCCACACCGGACACACTATCGGGCTCAACACTCGAAGTTTCCACAGTCAACGATCACTACCTCGGTGAAACCACCAACGACTGGGGTGTATGGACCGCCTACACCAAAGCCGATCCTCATCACTGGCAATCAGGGGTTGTATATTCCCCATGTCGAGTCGCTTATGGCACTCTTGCGCCAGGAATCTATGCCTCTCAATGGGCAGCCGGTGTCGGTATCAGTTTCTACCCACCAGAAGGTTACCTCCCATCCGTCTTCAGCCAAACAGGGCTCACCGCTGGATATCTCTTCCCTTATAGTGGAAGAAGTCCTGGCTATGCTATCGGTTTATCTCTTACAACGCATCACTAACAACTGGAAGTAATATACTTCCCTATTTAAGGAAAAACTATGTCATTCTTATCAGATATCGGTACCGCAGTTAAAAATCTCTTCACCAAAGTCGAAGACTCGTCTGCTGTCAAAAGCGCAGTAACTGATGTTGAGAACGCTCAGCTGAGCAATATCAACGTCTATGTCCTCGTCGCTATTGCAGTTGGACTTCTGTGGCTCACCAAGGGTGTCCTCAGTGAGTTACATCAGAACCTCATCTTTGATGCAGCTATCGTATATATGATTATTAATGGGTTAACTCACATTACTGCCATCATCGGTAAGTCATGGGTGAAGGCCACTGAAGCCAAGTATGGTGATGTGGTTGAATCAGATGCTCCCGCCGCACCTACTGCAACTTCGGCACCTACTGCTGGTCCTTTGAAGTAATATCTAAGAAAATAGATAAGCGAACCCTCCATACAGAAATGTATGGAGGGTTCTTTTATGTTACAGCTACCCGAGCTATGCATGCATCTTTCTTAGTACAAAGAAATGTAGAGCATATAGTCATTTTACTAAGACCAATAAATACCGATGTCGGATAAATATAAATAGTATCTTTATATTTAATGGCGCAAAATACCGTTTGTTGATAATAGGCAGGCGTCGTGATACCAAAAGAGTAACCTACAGATACAGTACGTATTAATCTAATAGTCCTATTATCAGATAAATGAACTATACCTAAACCTCGTCCTGTACTCGGTTGATACCGAATATTTTGATCAGAAAAAAATTGGCTAATAGCCCGCATATATGGTTCATATTCAGCCTCATGGACAGGCTGTTTTACCAATAATGCTCTTTCATCATCAGAAACTTCATCTTCATATACTTCTGTTATCGAGGATGAAGGATCTATCACTGTATGTGTTGCGGTTATTTGCTCTATTTTAATAGGTTGGATAACTTTCCTATTTTTTAGGTATTCAGCAATAAAACCAACTAAGTCTTTAAACTCTCTAAAAGGAGTTTTATACGATAGTCCTTCGGTTGATTCGTTATCGTATTCAATAAAGTATGCTACTTTTACTTCTACTTTATCGTTCAAATCTACACTATCTGATAGTGTCCATAACCACCGTAAAATCGATAATTCTTCTGATTTTTCAAACTCAGAGCACAGGAGTTTATTCTGTGCTCTGATGAGGACTTCAAGTCTTGACATACTCTGATAAAGGACGACGGCTGACATTATGGACAAATTCTAGGAATGGATCGATAGCAATCCATTCCTTACCAGAACGATCATTTACCGTAATAATTTCAGGGTTAGTATATCCATAAGCTATATTGACTGATACCTTCTCTGACGCATCATCAGGATGATGGAAGACATCGCTATGTAATGCATAGAAATTCTTCTTTGGTACAAATACACGTTCATAAGAGCATCTGTTACCACGGAATCCGAGAAATTCTCTCAGAGTCATTAATGTACCATTATCTATGATTTCTGCCTGATCATAGACACTCTTGGTTTCAGAAGATTTCCAATGCAGAGAGAAGTGGTTGAGCAGATCGTTGATATGACTAAAGGCTAATGTATCTTTACTTTCGCTAGAACGATCACGACTCAGATAACGTACATAACCATCGATATTACAACCGATTTTTACTTGCCAAATAGGACCAGGAGTCTGTATGAAGAGTTTAGGTTCTACAGGCATACGTTTCGGCCATGGCATATTTCTGCGTTGACCATAAGTACGATAGACCCTGACATCACTAACTCCATTTTTAAGTGGAGTCATAATAGTTTCCATTCGCATAGTAGAAACATTTAACTCACCGGAAATAAAAGATTCCCTGAGTTTACTATGAGTTTGCACATGAGCGTTTTTATCGACATGTGTGATATGGTACGGAGCATTCGAAGATGCTTTATAAGACAGAGAAATCATTCATTAACCTTAACCTGGGTTAATAATTGTAGTATTTATAAATAGTAAAAAATGACAGTCCCGAAGGACCATCATTGAACTTATACCAAGTTACGCCACTTTCTTGTTCTTGTAATGATAGAGACTGATCATGGTGAGGTAGTAGCTGAGATCCCTACCCTTACCATCGACACAGGCATGGAACGTATCTCCAAGGCTTGCGGGATACTGACCGGTGATGAAGTAGATGATGGCGCGGATGCTCTTAAACAACTCGTTGTTGTACATGAACAGGAGCGTACCATTATCATTGATCATGTCGATTCCATGACGCGTCTTCGACTGAGAAAACCAGATCCGAACACCGGTTCCAGCCTGCAGATTATTCTTGATGGCGATTCGGTGCATGGCTTTGCCATAGACTTGGCGATGTAAACCGAGCTTCTTAATCAAGAAACGATTCTCAATCTCGTACTCATGAGGCTTTAGATAAGAGATACCGCTGATAGACGGTGTGATCGCCTTTGGATCCTTGATAATTCTGACTGGGCCAGAGAAGCGGATAGTCAGTTCTTTCATAAGCGTAGCGTTGCGTAACATAATGAGTCTTCCTTGTTTGTAAATCTACGATATACTCGTAGAGAGGTGGTTATGATGAATACACAGAGAAATCATAAGGTTGAAGTTCTCGATCTGGACGTCAGTACGGATCGAGACCGTTATGGCGAGATCCTATCGGCTCAAGGTGTAGAGGGTGTCGCTAACGAGACCCATATCACCAAAGCCAACGAAAAGCTGATCGTACTGAAGTATACAGAGCCTTGTGAAGCGCCTGATACCGAAGACTTCAAGACTCCGATCCTGGGATTCTAGGAAGCCCGTGGACGCACTTACTCGTACACTGACCAGTGGAGTACACCCTGCAGAGATCAAATCGATCCTGGCGGCTTCCAAGGGTATTGCTGAGGCAGGCGGGGAGTTGAAGCGTAGCTCAGTGCTGCCTCTGGTGCGTGCTGCAGCCATGGCTGGAAGACACTGGGCACAGGGATTCTTAGGTCTCATAAAGACCTCAGAACTACGTATTGGTTCATACGATTACGAGAAAGATCTCGATGGTATGCTCCAGGAGTTAAATGCGCGTCCTAGAGAATCTGATTACATTAAAGACCGTCTTCGCACTGGCCAGTCGGTAAAACAGGTTCTTGGACATAACCGCACTGTAGCTCGTACTGCTGCGATGAATATTTATGCGAAAGCAGCCCTGTCAGAATTCTTAGAAGACGGACTCACACTTTGCCGTCGTATGGAGGTCCATGATGATAGAACGAGTCCAATTTGTCGGGTTCTTAATGGGACTATTCACGATATTCGTAAGCTATTGTCTTATACCTTCCCACTCACCCATGATTCACACCCAAACTGTGTCTTGCCAGACACCATTGTATCAGCTGGATGTGATCATAATATCGTCGAAGGATTTGTCGCCTCCTACAAAGGCCCTGTAGTTAAGTTGATTCTTGCCGATGGAAGAAGGCTGTCCGTTACCGTTAATCACATGCTCTTGACACCACATGGGTATATGAGAGCGGGTGATCTTCGTGAGGGCAGTGATGTAATCGGATGCAGCCCTGGACAATGGACAAGATCTATTAATATCCCAGACAATAATAACCAACCAACCAGAATTCAGGAGAAAATCAGTTCTTTCTCGAAACAAAGCAGCATGAGCGCCAGCCGTATGGAAGTTTCCTCCAAAGATTTCCACGGCGATGGCATTTTCATGAACGGCGACATCGATATTATACGGTCCAATAGCGAGTTGTGGAGTACAATGCAATCCGGCTTCTCTGAGCCAGTCGAGCATAATCCTTTCGCCCTTGGATTCAATGACACTTCGCTCCTGTCGCGTTTTAGCTCTCTGGATAAGTTCCTCTTTCGTTCTGGACTGTCCTTTGACGGCGGCGTGGGCAGCATTCGTGAGCAGAAGGCGATCTTCCTTGCTCAACTTCTGCATTCTCAAAGTATTAGCATGAGCAGTGGACCGTCTTGGGACACCATGCTCACGAAGGATTTTATAAATAGTAATTTTATTGACACGAATGGACAGAGCTATCTCAAGAGCAGACTCGCCAGCAATATATCTGCTGATAACGGAATTTTTGTCGATAAGACCTCTTTTTTTGAGGCCGAGCTGTCTCAGCTTACGATGAACAGTTGTCTTTCCGATTCCAAAATTATTAGCGAGCTGTTGGATGGATATTCCGGCGAGATAGTCCCGTTGAAAATTATTGGTATCGAAAGATTCGATTATACTGGGCATGTGTATGATCTCCATACGATGACATCATCGTATTGGGCTGAAGGTATCCTGTCAAGTAATTGTCGTGGAACCTTTGTACCACACTTTGGATTAGGTGCTTATCGGCCTAAACACCGTGATATGCCAGTCAGCGTTTCAGTCGGTAAGTTTGAGAATGCTCCTATAGAATTTATCCCATGGTTACGAGGCATAGGTAAAAAAACCATCTTTGATAAGATTATTTTTACTCCATTACCCGGGAATATGGAATCCAAAGTAGAGAAAAATATCTTATTTATTGATCCTCAAGACGAAGAGGATCCTAGAGATGTTATTTTGCACCGTGAAGGTGAGTTACTCTATCCCATTTTTAGAGAGAGCTTCCATGAAATGGAAACTCTCTCTAAAGCTGGTGTCATACATCCAGAAAAGTCACACGATACGCCAGCGGAACACTTTATACACTTATATCAGGCGTATCGTCTGCATCAGATTGATGATCCGATTCTGATGGCGTGGTTTTCTTCAAACCTCCATTAATCATATATAAGCCATATTTCTCGAAATATGCTTCAGCTTCACTGACACTGACCTTAAACTCACCATGCTCAATAGGGCATGATGTGGTCACTACTTGTGTCGCTGGCTGCGATTTCGGCATCTCTTTGTCGTTCATATTCTAATAGCTCTTTCAGTCGGTTTCGTAATCGAGAGTTTTCTGCGCGTAATTGTTTAACAAGACGAGCTTGCTGCACTTGATATTCGAGGGTTACTGTATGTTTATCAGTCATGGTGTGGTATCTAAAAAATGCAGTACCCTACTTTCGTAGGATACTGCATGGACTCTTTCGTGTATATTATTGCTCTATAGATTGCTTCATGTATATCTGAAGTCAATCAGAGTGGCCGGCTCTAAGTCCGGCTAACGATGCAGGAATCTTTGCATGGCGCGTGCTCCTATCCCCGAACAGTGTCGGGCATTGCGACTCGCACCCCATTCAGCTCAGCATTTCACCCTTAGCAAGAGCGCGCTTGGACTTACCTGAGTGTCTGTCTATCCATTCTTCACGTCTATCATCCCGACGCACTTAGGATCTCGCTACTGGCTTCATGCTGCAAAGAGCATGAACGCAGCTCACCTAAGAGGTCATAGTGGGACTGGATAGCGGAATACGAAGAAATAGTTCATTGGGAGTGAACTTCACACCAACAGGAAGAGGATCTCCTGCTTTGGTAAAATTACACACCGCACACATGGGTTGCATGTTACCAAGAAAATCACGACCACCTTTTGAAATGGGTAGTATATGATCTTTTGTCATCAGTATCATAGGCTCTCTATCATCGTTATACCAGTGATAGAGGGCAAAATGATACGTCTGATCCGAAGCGTGATGTTTCTCTTTAACGAAACCCCTGCCATACCTTTCACAATTCACGCAATGAATGCCTTTATAAGCAAAAGTACGCATGCGTAACGATTTGGTATTCATGATATCTCCATCAACCAATACTCTCTCTTCTGGAGCTTTCACAAGACCAAAAACGAATTCTATGTCGTAGAGTCCTTTTCTGAACATGGTCTTCCTTTGGTTGATGGTTTGAAAGAAAGAAGGTATCCCTGGCTTTGCACCCCGAGTCGTGGTCTTCACCACAGAGTTAGGCTACCTCTCTAGGAGGGCCTTTGGATGGCTCCGTGGTCCTCCAAAATACCTTCAAAAATACGTCTTACCGTTAGTTCGCTCTGACCATTCAGTTCTGGTCATTAAAAACTTATTTGCCGTCTATGAGGGCTGAGAGCAGCAACGAACAGGAATCATCTGTCACCGCTAGTGCTCCCTATGGTTGGACTGACAATAGACTACTAGAACACACGGTAAGCACGTGGTCTAGGCCTGGCACCGACTTCCGATGTCTGATCCAAGCATTTCCTTACCAATCAGGCAGGTTACAGGTACAGAGTGTGTTAATTCTGTAATAGTACGCCCACCTATGTGAAGAGAACACTCGTCTTCACTGATCGGTTTCGTCTGGAGTTTAAGCAGACTCATCAGAGGAACTCCTACTATTGCTAGTAGGTACACACGTGCCACTGAAATTACAAATGGTGGACCTGCTGGGTTTCGCAACCCAGGTCCGAGAATCGATCTATAGTGTGCTCTACCGTGTATATATCATTATTTGGAATGATCACCTAGCATTTCGAGTTTACGGTACCCATTGTGCTGGACCGAGATGGAATTTAGTCCCTAGGTTTTCCAGTTCCTAGGCCGACGATCTTCTGATGATCTGCAACGGTAGAAGCACCCGTATGTTGCAGATTGGACACCTGTGAGCCAGGCTGCGGTTAGGCAGCGAGACGGGCAGATGCGTAAGTGACGGAATCGTCATTTACATTTTTTGCTTGTTTTTTACGTAGCCACAAGCTCTACGACACGGCTCACTCTTATTTCACAATTCCCGTCGAAGCTAATCAGGCCCATGAAAGAACGATAACCACTATAACGCCAAGAACTTGAGTAAACAAGTGGTGAAGCGCTATAGTGGTCACCTGAAAACGTGTCCGTTTCTGCCGAATAGGTCCGAATATGACGGATTGCAAGTCCTAATCATACCACGGGATTCAGCAGCATGCTACAACTCCACACGGATCAGATGGAGAGGCTACTATGCATTCGGGTTGTCCGCTTGCATAGGAAACTTAGGTCCCTGACAAAGCAGCTGCTAACTGCTGTTGTGGCGTCTTTTCTGCTTCTGCAGCGAGCAGAACACGACGCTCTTCCTTGGCATTGAACATGTCCTTCGGACCACGAGTCTCGGTTTTGAGACCACGGTTCAAATGCTTGCGCAGTTTGGCGGGATATTCCAAGATCTTGCGACGAAGCGTGACTTCTGCCACATGGAAACGACGAATCAGTTCGGCATTCTGCGTCATGGTATCATGGAAGGCCGTATCCAAGATGAGGATGCGGGATGAGCGCTCCACGATCTCGTTTTGGAGAGATTCACGGATAGCGGCATCGTCTTCTGAGACAGATGAGAGAGAAGCTGATTCCTTGTCATTGAGGACATGGAGAGCAGCCGCTTCATCGCGGTTCTTCTTCATCGATTCCTGGATCGGATCATAGATTTTCTTGAGTTTCTCTAGACGAGAACGGGCACGTGCTGGATTCATGTACTTGCCTTTCGGCTTTTGATGTAAATCATTGTCCATAGTTGTAATATCTTCATCACTCCAAGTGATGAAGATATTATACGAATAAAGTCACGACCTCCCTCCACCAACAAGGAAGACCCATAGGTACACCCTACTAGTCCAGTCAAGAAAAGGGAGATCGTGAAAGAAAGTAGTCTACTTGATACCAAGTAGGAATTTAATAGCGCCCTCAAGGATCGCTAAAACACCATTGCTCATGAACCTGATTTCTATCTAGAATGGATAGAAAATTGTAGTGGTGATGACACATCATAGTAATGGTTTCTGTATGATTATTATACCGTAATTCTTATTGAGAATGATTCTCATTATCACATGAAAAAATTCTTCAGAAAAGCCTCACGTATAGGACAAGGCAGGAATTAGACCACCAAATTATTTTTCCCCATAGCACACTTTCAGTTATATTTATATATATACATATATTACATTATTTATTATTTATTATTATTATTATTATATATTATTATATATGTATATTTAAGTGTTTAACGTTCAATGAATAGATTAAACTACTTATTTAACGTTTAACATAAAATGCTATAGTACCTAAGTACTGTATAATTTAAATTACATTAAATGCAATATGTTGATTCCCGGATACATGGCATACTACCTGTAGTGGTTTTTCTTAACATGGGTCCGAGTGAGATTAAAGGTGATATGTTGTAAGTGCTTGTCAATACAGGACAGATTTTCAAATAAAAAAAAAAAAAATTATTTTTAGGAAAAAATTCCTGGCACTTTGCCCATGACTCAGGGTCACAACCCTTTTTAGAATTCCTTGGGCATCATTTTTTTTTTTTTATTTGGCCAAGTTGACATGGTGGAAAATTACCACCTCATCATAAAATTAACAGATACTGAGATTTT